CTGGATAGAATCGCTCGCCGTAACCTGGCTCGAACCATACGCCGTAACCTGGCTCGAATCGCACGCCCTAACCTGGCTCGAACCATACGCCGTAACCTGGCTCGAATCGCACGCCCTAACCTGGCTCGAATCGCACGCCGTAACCTGGCTCGAACCATACGCCGTAACCTGGCTCGAATCGCACGCCCTAACCTGGCTCGAACCATACGCCGTAACCTGGCTCGAATCGCACGCCCTAACCTGGCTATTACTACGATGCTTTGTTACTTCAATTCGGATAGTTTTATCTGACCGAATTTCAATACAAGTAAATTCATTAAATGAATCCGGAAGTTTATCTAATTCTTTTTGTGTCTTGATTTCAATAGTTTTCATATGTTCCTCGATTTCACTTTTCAGATTGAATAAACCGATACGTCAAAATTAACTCCCCACCATCCCATACCTGAGCGGTATCAGCATCCACTATCTTTAAATCCTTAGCCTTTGGATACTGTAGCCACGTAGTCTGCCCAGCCTGGGAGCCTTCCAATAACTCGAATCCCACGCTTTGACTTTGTGGCTTGACTACTTTCTGAAGCATCACCTTGGGTCCACCGCGCAGATTGACCTGCCCGGTATTGCCATTCACGATTAAGTCGCCAAGGTGAAAGGTTTTCTCGACTACTTGACCCACTACTAGGCGTCGTTTGAAATCTGCTAATGTTTTCATATCAATTACTCCTCAAATTCCAGGCCAAGCCCAATTAGTGCCAATGCGTAGACGTGACTCTTTTGCATATCCCCATTAATATCTTTGGGATCTAGCTCATTTTCTTCACACCACTGAACGTAGTCGTCGGCTTCCTGATTTAAAATATGTTCGGCTACCAAAGTCAATGACTCTAATTTATTACTAACTTGCATATTAAGCCACCTTTCCCAATTCACTCACCGGCCTTAAGCCCAGCCGATTGTATTCTTTAAGCAATGCCAATGCCTCGGCCTTGGTCCGAATGTCATCCCTGACCAAGATACGGCTAACGGTACCGTAATCAGTGACACGGTCTAGTCTGCCAATATAATAGCGTCCGGTATCCGAATAGTGTCCGATTACATATAGTTCTAACTTCATACGATTCTCCTCAGTTTAGTCTGTAGTTTTCAATTGCAGCCTTCACAGCGGCGTCAATATCCAAGCCCAGCGCAGCGGCGTCTTGCCCAGCCTTGTATATCCGGGGAATAACTAGCATTGGAATTTGCACGCCGTTCCCATGCCGTTTGTACGCCGCTTCGATTTTCTTTTCGACTTCTTTCTTTTTCATTACGCCACCTTTTCTTTCTGAGTTTTAACAGGGAACACATTGCCGTATCGATCCATTGAAAACACTCCTGGGAAACAACCCGTTTCTTCCATATACTTTTCGATTAGCGCATTGCGCCGATCATAGTCTAGTTGTCCGTCGTCGTCTCTATAGTCGTCTTTGGTCAAAATCGTTTTCCTCGCGTCTTGATCGTAGACCGAGCCGTCATCGCAGACAATGATATTAGGACCCAGGTTTAGCATCAAAGCGTCGTTGTCGAAGTCGACTTCGATAAAATGGTATTCCCGCATATAGTTCTTAAAAAACACTTTTGAATCTTTGAAATCAGCGGCGTCAAAACGGACCCATGAGTATATCTCTTCATAAATGCCGTTGTAACCATACTCCTGACTTGACTCGACCTTAATAACGGCTTCCTTAATCGCTTTGTTCTTGACGAAAATCTTATCCCATGCCAGCTGTAACTTGGCTTCGATTTCACCAATATCAGCCTTTGCCGAGTCAAGTTTCTTATTCAGTGCCTTAATAGTTTTGTTCATATAGTTTTCCTTTGTTGTCTATCGATTAGATCGTAATATGAAATAATCCAAGCATTGCCACTACTTGAGACATACCAGATTTCTTCATTCGCCATAATATCATCTAACATTGTTTCACTTAACATACTATGCCGCTTTCTTAATGGCCTTAAAAATGCCATGAACCGTTCCAGGGGAAATAGTTGAACTATGAGGGACCATAACGACGACTTCTCCTTTTTGATAGACTTTGTGTGTACTATTACGGATTAAAACAAAACCTGCTTTTTCGATTTCTTTAACTACTGCCCTTAATTTCATTGTGGTGAACATCTTTTAATCTCCTCTTATACCAGACTATATAGCAATGCCCATGCCAGCCATAAATCAATATAAGGTTTTCTATAGAAATAGTGACAATAATTGGCAATTAAAATGCCCTAAATTGTCATATCGTATAAAAGTTATACGAGTTTATGATATAAGACAATCGTTAGACCTTCCATCCCTTGCGCAAGGACGGTAGGTTAGCAATTAACCTATCGTAAGGGATGGAAGGTCTCATGCAATCCAAACAATGTAAAACTTGTAAAGAAATCAAAAGTTTAACTCTGTTTCATAAAAGCAAGTATGTTCGGGACGGTGCGACGGCGCGATGCAAAACATGTATAAATGCGCGTAGTGTAGAATTGAATGGCACACCAGAAGGTAAGACTAGAAGGGCAATAAAATGCCTAATCTATTGAAATAACCCCTAATCGCTTTTAGAACGCGCAGAACAGCGCAAACGACTAGGGGTTACCGTATTGGGATAGGCCAGAAATCAAGCATCGCAGTAGTTAGTCAGAGTCACGTCGTCGTTGCCGCTTCCATCTTTCCTCAAATTGCCGTCAAAAAAGATCATGACATGGCAACCCAGCCGGTTTAAAAGCCACTCCTCGCCTTGTCCGGTCATTAACTGAATATCGTCATACATTTTAATTTGCATATTATTTACCTTTTCTAGCTGGCACCATTGCCATACCTGTTTTAAGCAATTGTTTGTAATGCGGATATAATTCGGATTTCAAGCCCATTTCAATTGCCTGTTTTTTAGTAACCTTAAACCATTCCTTTCTAGTTTTTAACTGACAGCCAATGGCGATATTGTCTGGTGTAATTGTTATAGAAAAACTCATTGCAATTACAAAGTTAACAATTTCTTCAATATTTTCTATTCGAGCCGAGCCGGATACCTGAGCCGAGCCGTATACCCGAGCCGAGCCGTATACCCGAGCCGAGCCGTATACCTGAGCCGAGCCGTATACCCGAGCCGAGCCGTATACCCGAGCCGAGCCGTATACCCAAGCCGAGCCGTATACCTGAGCCGAGCCGGATACCTGAGCCGAGCCGTATACCCAAGCCGAGCCGTATACCTGAGCCGAGCCGGATACCTGAGCCGAGCCGTATACCCGAGCCTCGCCGTATACCCAAGCCGAGCCTTCTTGACTTAGGTTACTTTCTTTTTCAATGTATCCGCCCAATTCTCCGTTGGATATGCGCTCGATCCTAAATAGAGTCACAAAGCCTAGTTTGAGTTTAAGATCAAGTCGTAATTTATATTTAAGCATAATAATCTCCAATCCCACCGTTGACTCTGATCGAAAGGATCAACAAGTCAGTCAGGCCTACCAAGGTTATAGCTAAGATCATGGCGAAGCTCATATAGTCCTTCCTAAAAAACACTTTCAGAAAAAAACACTTTTAGAAACTCAATTTTGAGGGGTAGGGGATTTAACCCTACCCCACCCTATCCCTTTTAGGCCGTCAGTGCCGAGCCTTGTCTAACCACGTTCAAAGCCTGGGGACCCTTTGGCCCGTCTAGCAAGTCGAAAGTCACAACTTCGCCTTCCTGCAATTCCTTGTAGCCTTCGCCAGCTATAGCGGTATAGTGAACAAAAATGTCAATGTGTTCACCAGTGCCTTCGGAGTCAATGAAGCCATATCCTTTCGACGAGTTAAACCATTTTACTTTACCATTTACTGTTTTCATATCTAGTACCTCTTGGAATAGTATATTGCAGAATCGGTGCCAGCGTGGTTTAGTTGATATTATTGGGGAATTGCTACTTGGAAAGCGTATAACTATTAGTCGCCGTCAATTTGTTGGGCAGTAGGCTGGGAATAGGGTAGATCGGACGCAGGGATGTGTCAGGCCTGACACGGTGGGGGTCGCCGCCGCCGCCGCAGGGACCCAAGGGCAGGGACCCAAGGGCAGGGACCCAAGGGCAATGGCGAAAGGGCCCGGGCAGATACCCGGACCCATACTAAGTTAACTCACGCCGCATCGGTTTTCAATATCTCTTGATGCAAGTCAAGCCATGCGTCAATCGATCCATTAATGCTTCCCCCATTTTTCAAAACAACGGTTTTGCGCAATTCGCCTAGGCCGATTGACTCTAGTTTGGCTAAATCAATGCCAGACTTCACGACTCGCCAAGACTCAATTGACGCGCCATAGGGTTGAAGTCGGGCACCATGATAGACAATGGCGAGTGTTAGTTTATCCAAGGTATTGACTTTAGCAACCATTGCGCCTACCGCGATTCCATCCATACTGTTTTGACGGCCAGTTAGAACTAGTGTTTCATCCGGGTTAACCGTCAATCGCATCGGACCCAAGCCCATTGCACCTAGTACTTGTTTTGCGACTCCGTCAAGCCATGCGCATATCTCATTGTCGCTGTAACCCTTAACAGATAGGCCGTTTTCGTCCTTAATACTGGTATAGTACTTCACTCCGAAAGTCTCTTCTATCCCGGTATGTAAATCCCAATTAGCAGTCATGGGAATACAGGTATCGATACCGCCATAAAACCGAGCCATGCGCCAGACATAGGCGTGAATACCGTTTTTAGGTTTATTTGACTTAATGGTTTTCCCATTCCCCCTAGGGCTTAATTCCTTAACAAGGTTTTCAATACTAATAACAGACTTGACTTGGTTTAACATAATTTCCTTTCAATACAATGGGTTAAGTAATTCTAACCACGTTTTCCGAGCCTAAAACCTTTTCGACTTCACTGATCAAGATTTTGTGGCAACCTATCTGCAAATATTCGCCGGTCGCGCCTTGTTTAATGCCCACAAATTTAAATGATCCAATTTGCAGTCCTACCAGACTATAGTACACTAAACATGCCAAGGCTGAAATAATCAATTAATCCCAGTCTATTCAAATAGTTGTATAATGCTCGCCAGCGCTAGCTGGTTTCCGCGTTATATATCAGGCAGTTACAGGCAATTGTTAACACTTTTCGCAAGTACTTGAAACAATTGAAATCGGAGTTTTAAAAGTCGTCAATTGTCAGTACAGCGTCAAGGGCTTAAACAGTAAGGCTTGACTGGGCGCGGATCGGTCAAGGGTATATCAATAGGAGTCAGTCGACGGCGTTAGGGCCCGGAGTCATGCGTCAAGTCTAGGCGTCAAGACTGGGCCCTAGTGTTTCTCATTATAGGCAAAACAGAGGAGATGCAAGGAATGAAAAACGTTTAAGCGGTTTTTCGAGACTTCTTGGGAACTCCTTTTTTAGTCAGGCTGGATTGATACTCCAAGGCCTTGGCTATTAATTTTTCATTATTAGCGGGATACATTCGGAAATCACTGTTATAAACGCCTTGACGGTTTTCGCCGTACTTGGGATGCGAAGTCGTTACTTCAATATAGCGGTTTCTGGGTCCAATGAAGCTAGTACTAATACAGGGATCGGCGGCGTCGACTTCAATTGATGTAACCGTGGCGATATAGCTGAATAGCGTACCGCCCAAGGTCATGCCATGGACTAAGACGCGCTCGCCTACCTGTAACGCACTAGCGGGCTTAGAACATAGGTTTTCAAGGTAGGCCTTAGCAGCGGCGCCGCGACTAGTCAAAACGACTTTCGCGCCGCCGCACTTAAAACAGATATCGGCGAAACGCTCGCAGTAACTATATTTGCCGCTTCCATGACATCTAGAGCAGGTTTCGGTTTCAAAATGGGTTTTCATGACTTCTATGATGCAAGGCAGATACCATGACAGGGAACGTTATAGCGTAGGGCATGGCAAAACATGGCAAAAACGCTGTATATGGTGTTTACAGCGTCTAAAAGATCGTCGGACGTGGCCGGTAGGCCTTTGAAGACGTTAACCACATAGAATTACTCAGCAATTCGCTTTTCGTTTTCACTTTTCCTCTTAGTCCCTACAATCTTTACCTATAGGCTATCTATTAAAAGCAACTTAATGCGCTGGCATGCGTTATATGCGATTTAATAGGAGTCGTTTACAATAGATTTTAAAACCTTAACAATCGCCTTAGTCCGCATCGGTCTAGGGCATTTGTGCGTCCGATATCCCCGGTCAATCCTCAATACGTTACAAAATGTTAAAACCAAACATGTACTAAACCTAGACGAGATCTCCCTATCTATTCAATATCACGTCAATCTATCAATTCCGTCTATTCCACCATGCGGAGTCAATCCGATACCGCGCCCGCATTCCCCTAATTGTTAAGGCCCATGTCTGTTATGGCCTAGGTTAGGCGTCCGAAGTGACGATAATTGTCAACGCGAATAGTCTAACAGTATCAGCGCGTTAGTCTGCTATCAATCAAGTTGACACCTGCGCGGATACGACACATGTGTAAGTCATTGAATACATTGATGATTAGTCAGCAAAATCGTTTATCGGTGAATCCCTATTAGGTCGCATGGTTCAACCCTATTATGTAACAAATGCAATTACTTTATAATTTCTAAAATTTTTTTCCATAGGATTTTCTCTTAATATAGCATGTCAATTTTTAAAATTTTTTTTACAAAAATCCAATGATTACCACGATGGGCACCTTTCTCTTTGATATATAGAAGCTATGAAGAAGCTATGTCGTAAATGTAGGGGAATAGTAGAAGCGGGTCTATATTGCGACTATTGCCGCCTAGAAGACCGTATGCGTCCCATAAGAGTTGCTCAGAGGCGTAAGGAGAAAGTCGAACTCAAGAAAGCCGAAAAGCGTTTAAAGAATCGAAAAAGCCTTTGGATCCTCAAAAAGCTTCCTAAGTTTAAAAAAGCAAAAGTTTTAACACGTAGAGAATGCCAGGGCCATTGTGGTCTAGAGAAGCCCATCGACGATTTTACCATTGCCAATTGGACTAAGAAAGGCTATCCTCAATATTATTCCAAATGCAAGCCCTGTAGGGCTGAAGGACACCGCCGTAAGAGAAACGGACTGCCACCCCTTCCCAAGTCCCGTAAGTCTCCTAAAAAGACTCACAGAGATCGCAGAGCTGAGTTTTGGGAACGAGCTATGGCCATGGGTACTTTCGTACAGTCGTTGACGAGACTTCCAGAAAGCCATAGAGACAGGAAGCCCCTAATCACTCCCAAGGATGGTCATAGATTTTGTAAACACTGCAACCAAGAATTATCCCTAGATTTGTTTAAAACCGATACCGGAAATAACGGACTCATTTGTAGTACTTGCAGATATAACCCCACGAGGATTAATCGTGATAAATTTTTCAATGCCGCCAGAGCTTCTTTGAGACAATTTTTATTTGCTGACAACGAAAGGTTTAATGATAAAATCGGTTGTACTAACACGGACTTAAGGAAGTATTTAGAAAAACAATTTGTAAATGGAATGACCTGGGATAACCACGGAACTTTATGGCATCTAGATCACTACTATCCCATAAGTAAAGCCTATGATCACAGCTCTGAAGCTTATCTAAAAGCTTTACATTACACTAATTTACGTCCCATACTATGTGCAGATAACCTGAAGAAAAACGCCAATATTCCTTCTGAATTTTTTGATATTAATAAATTCCTTAATCCCGCTCCAGCCCCCAAACCTACAGCCCCCTGTACCATATGGGACTAGCGCTGCCGCTTCCAACCATTACACCTGTTCCGGAAAATTTACGGAACCCAACATTTGTCACTTTTGTCGTTTTACCAGCAATAGTTAGATTTGTGATATACTACTATCCCGGTAAAGACTGTATCTTTGAAACCTACTGTTTTATCCATAACACGAACTACTACCTAACCACTCTTAAAGTCTTCGAAGGCGGCGGCATCGAATGTTGGGGGCCAATGGATAAAGCCGAATTTTTGGCTAAAACGTCTTCGGGCTGGATTACCATAGACGTCCCCGATGGAACCGAAGTTAGGATCGGCGATCAAGGCTTTGTATTCACGCAGGCCAAGACCTTACGAAAAGACGGCGGTCTGATGTTTGCTCATAAATGGATAACCCAAGCCGACTTCGTCAAAGCCGTTTTAGACGCGGTTCACGTCGGACTAGGTAATAAATCGGCTTCTGAAATCTGTTTTGACGCCTACCATAGCTACATCCTGGATCCCTCCAAATCCAATCTGGAAGAGCTGAGAAAAGCTTATCTCGAAGTCCCCGCGCACAACCGTTGTTATATCCTAGGAGACCAGGACTTAAAAGATTTTCCCATTAGAGACGTGCTGGGGTTATGAAACCCCCGGCTCAGCCCGGAAAGGCTTACGCCCCAAAATAGTTCTTGACTTCTGATTCCCCCTGTTATACTCTAGTTAGGCAAGGCGGCGTGGGAAGCTGCGGGAAGGTGGCGAGGCTTACTTCGCATCCCGCTGGAGACACGCACGAGTCGGAAGATGCGCAACAACTAGCGCCCAAGCAGGCTAGTTGGCTGAGTCCGATCGGAACAGATGATCTTGGGTCCAATCTGAGCTGCAGTCGCGAGCAGCCCTTGCATATATAGGAGATTTATGAATATGGATCAAATCATTGCCCTAACAATTATAGGCTATATAGCCATCGGCTTTTTCTGCGCCTTACTAAGCGAAGACAGCAAGCATCCCTCAGCAGAAAACCTTGCCTGGTTTTTTATATGGCCGCTACTTCTTACTTTGTTAGCACTTAAGGGCGCTTGGCTGGCTATTAAGAGGATTTTTTCATGATCGATGAGAATAAGCTGCGAGATGCCGCTGAAAAAGCTGGTTCCGATACTTTTATCGATTCCCGAACTACCGCCAAGTATAATTTCAAAGAAGGTGCTCGTTGGGGTTACGCCCAGGCCGTGGAAGACAGATCCGAATGTGGTCTTGAAAGCTGGGAATGCGAGAAAGGCCGAATGAGGCTTGAAGACAAACTTAGTATCGCCGTACACGCTCTTAACGCATTAAGCTACTTGGGCCCAGCTAGGACGGCGTTGGAAAGGATAGAAGGGAACCAATGACTTACGGTATGAGAAACCTTAGACTTAAAATTCAAGTAATCCTAGACGAAGACGGCAGTTGGAGTCCGACTTTAGCCAATGTTTCAACCCACAGGATCATCGATAAACAGCTCCGCATCGCCATGGATGACAACGTCCTACGAACTATTATCGACAAAGAACTAACCATGGGCTCGATGTGGGTTTCCAAAGAAATACTTAAAGCTCTCAAACTTCCCCTAAATGTAGATACCAAAGAACTCGAAGAAACCATCAAAAAAGAACTCGAAGAACTATTTCCAAATTTTAGCATTTCTCTATATTTTAACGAAGGCAAGTTTAGGATTTACTCATTCCATGACAAACCTTATACTGGAACCACGGTTGAGATCCGACACCCCTTGGCTTCCGATCAACTACTAACCACACGTTATTACGGCATGTATGATCGTTTAGAAGATGGAACCTGGTGCTATGTCGATCAATGCCACGATTACTATGAGGGCGTGTTGGAGCGCGTACCAGCACCTTTAGATGTCGACAAACTCATGGAATACTGTAAAAACAAAGATATTGAGTTTGAACTACCTACTCATAGAATCCAACCACTTCCCGCTCCTAAGCCGCCTGACGAAGACGACGGTTACTAAAATAGTTCTTGACATTCCCCAAACCCTGTTATATCCTGGTTTCGTGGTGAGCAGTGTGCGCTGGCTTTGGCTTAATTTTAGTCTAAGTTGCTTTAACCGATTAGAGGACCGAGGATTGGGATTATGAGTCTATTTAAGATAATAGAATGCGATTGGGAACTTGACTTAGCAGATGATGAGACCTTAAGAGATCTCTATTTTTCAATCCTAGAAGATTTTCACAAGAAAGCGGGTCAGCTAGAAGCCATTCTCCAAGAACTTGGATCTAGAGGAGAAACCACATGAACGCGTACAAGAAAGGCGATTGGGTGGTCATTCCCAGCTACAACAAATACCCTGTCCAATTAGAAGAGGATCCTAGATTTGGGGGAGTTATTCGCAGCGTTTTAAATTGGCGTTTTGTTGAAGCAAATAAAAAAGATTCAGAAGAAATGGGGTTGGAGAGTGTAGCTTATTACATAAGCGATTCCAGAATGGCTGCTATCTATAAGCCGGAATCGTATGTCAGCGTAGACGAGATTCGAATGGCCAAAAAGAAAGATTTTAAAGCCATTCTAGAAAGTGCGAAGAAGGCGGTTGAATTAGCACAAAAAGAAATTGAGACCTATACTAAAGCAAGGGATTCGGTATGACCTACATCCTCGCCGTCGCCGTCTTTCTCATCGCCGTCATCGTCTGGGCCTGTATCAAAGATAGCAGAGATGACAAACGCGCTTACCAGCTATGTAAAAAAGGAGAATCGGCTTGGATAGCAGAGGAGAAAGCCAAACCTCGTTATAGAGCCGTTATTATTCGAAAAGACGGCCATGTCCATTACACCGACACCTTTGAACCAGAAGCCCGAACTCGGAACAATGGCTTCGGCTGGGAAACCGAACTCTATGACAGCCAGGAACGTGTGGAGAATTTCATAGAATACTCGGTGTTTAGGGATGGCTATTACAAAGACGACGGACTCTGCGCTTATATTCCCATCGTTAACATCGCCGTTATTAAAGCCGAGGTGAAGCCATGATTTACGTCTTAATCTGGGCCCATTGTTTCGCCGACTTCTTCATGCAAACCGACCAACAAGCCAAGAACAAGAGCAGCTCAAACTATTGGCTAGCCCGACATATTGTTAGTTACATGTTTTGGATGTGGCTGGCTCTTCGTTTCTCTCAGATCTTTGTCGGACCCTATTCAGTGGGTGCTACCTCCGCCTACGTCTTAGTTAACGGCTTGGCCCACTTCGCAACAGACTACATCACTTCCCGCATCACCAAGCGCCTCTGGGCTGAAAAACAAGTTCACAACTTTTTCGCCGTCATCGGCGTCGATCAAGCCTTACATTTAACAGTATTAGTGGCGACGATGCCATTATTGAAAGGATAATTATGCAAATAGGAGACATCGGAATACTAGAACTAAGCTCAAAAGCTTTTTTACCTTTTAGAGCTGTAATTACTGAAATTAATGCAGGAATTTATTTTTTTGAGTCTATATCCGATGTAATTCGCAGCTCGGACCACAGTGTATATGTGGGCAACCAATTTTGGGCTAGTTCTTTTGATTTTGCAGCCGGAACCTCTATATTTACCCTCGGCTCCCCCTCTGTTCAGGGCGGCTATAGCGGTCAATACCACGCCGCTCTCAATGTCAATTTTCGAATTCCAACAGGTATCGACAACATGCCCATCGAAGTCAAGGTCTCCAGCGGCTCCGATCACAGCCAATGTGAAGTCGTGGATAACGAGTGCGCGGGTAAGAAGTTTAGGTACTGCCGGTCGCACAAGGTCGAGGTTTAAATGAAAACCCTAGAAGTCTCCCCTTACTTTACCCAATTCTCCAGAATGTTGACCATATTATCTGATGGCCAAGAGCTTCGTCTTAAAACCGAGTTTATCAAAGAAATTGAGACCTATTTGAAGGCCATGGAAGTCGAAGCCGAAACCGACCCCTTTCTAAGAGATCAGCTAGCCAATGTTCAATTTTATAGATCTTCAATATATGCCTTGGTTTTAAATAACGATTCTTGGAAAACCAAATGGGACTTAATACTAAGTCTGTATAAAGAAAAACTTCAGGTTTGGACCTTCTATGTTGAAATGAAGAGGAAAGATAGCTAATGGCCATTTGTATTAAACACAAACTAGAACTAGTCGCAGATATATGCGAGGATTGTATTATTGAGGCCTCTGAGAAGACGCTTTCCAATTTTGGAATATCCGATTATGTCATCTGTGGTCTATGATATACAACAAATGGAGGATTAATTTATGACTTTGGTATCAGCTGTTTTTGTTCTAGGAATGCTAGCACTGGCCTTGGGTTTATTTGCGCTTCATATCTACGGAGCCGTTCTGGGCTTCCGTAAGAAATGGTATATCGGGCTCCTGGCTCTAGTTTTTGGTGCTTTCGGCATCGTTATTGGAGGCGCTAAGCTATTCTTTAAAAAAGACATTATCAAGGTTTAAGTAGAATATATGAAATACCTACTCTTGCTCCCCTTCTTATTTGCTTGTGCTACCATTAAGCCCCGACCCACTTTGGACTCTTGTAGGAAAGAGATCAAGCAAAGAATTGATTTCGACGACAGCGTAAAAGATAAATCTCCAGCAGACGTAGCTTATGCGGAATTCGGGATCGCCTATATGTGCAACCAAAACGGTTTCGATGCTGATAAAACTATGAAGGCTGTCGAAGATCTGTATAAGGACTCCAAACGATCGACTCCCCAATAACCGCCATCGCAACCGGTCTCGCTGAATTCTTTAAGGATGATCCGGCGAAGATCGCGTTTTGGCTGCTAACCGACAATCCTCACTTTGGAAACATGTCGCCATCCGATCTTATCGCCATTCGAGGAGAAGCCGGTCTTCAAAAAGTAGCCAAGTTTGTGGTTGGGGCTATGGAAGAGAATGGACCACCGCCTTCTTAATCTGGACACAGTGTCCAGATAAGTGTCCTGATTTAACAATCCCTTAATAAAATAGTTCTTGACTTCCGCCAGGCCTTGTGAGACAGTGGGCGGAGGAGAAGGTATGGCCAGTGACTATTGGACAGATTGCATCGCAGAGGCTTTCGAGGATGCAGGCCTAGTTGTGACCAAAGAGCAGCTAAATATAGTTGCCTCATGGGTGGCTGGTGCTCACGACAATTATAGCATGTCTCATGGCTACGATTGCATCTCTAATCCTATGCGGGAAGAGATCAAGTCACTTGAAGATAAACTTTATAAAGAACGAAATAAAATAATTTGTCGCGAATGTAATGGAAGCGGCAGCATTACTACCTATGGGCCAGTCCATTCTGCAACTAGTGGTTGTTATAAATGTCGTGGAGAGGGAAGGGTTTAATATGACCAACTGCCCCGGCTGTGGTCTTGAAGGCGCGAATTTTTATTACGATGGCAGCGAGTATTATTGTGAGGATTGTTATTTAAAAATGAAAGAGGAAGAATGTCAGGAATGGAAGGAAGAGCATGGAACTAACTAGAGAGGAATGGCTACAAATCAAAGCTATAATTAAGACAGCTCGAACTTTTGTACAAACCTATGAATATCATACCGAATGGCCTTTCAATGGGTTTAAATTCGATGAGCTTAAGAATGCAGTTAAGACTTTTGATGAAACGGAGATTGGATGAAAAATAAATCAGCGTTCCCCCAAGAAACTGGCGTTGGCAACATATATAGGGTAGAAGATGGACTCACCAAACGAGAATACCTAGCTATGGATATTTATGCCAGGACCATCAATGCATCGGATAGCGATGGCCAGCTAAAGAGCTGGGCAAAGCATGTGGTTTCAGCCGCAGATATTTTGTTGGAAGTTTTGGAGGAAGACAATGAAGAAAAATAAAACATATGTCCACTACGTGGACGACTCCACGCCCAAACTCAAACTCTTCAAAAGTCTGAAGTCCGCAAAGACCTTTGTAACCAAGTTTTTGAAGGCCCATCCGGATCCAATGGAGGGTTACTGGGTTGACTTTTTGGTGATCGGCAAAATCATTCCCGTGGATCCGGATCCTAGAGCTGGTATGAAAACACTAAAAGAATTTATCGAAGGCCACGGACCAGTTAAGAATCTAGCAATGGGACTCACTGACACCGTAAATATTTACGGAGATCGCATGACCGGAGAAGAAAAGGTAGATCTACTTAGGGTTAGTTTGGTATTGGTTCGCCAGTGCTTACAGGATTTTGGTGTGGAATGATCGCCGTATACAACCCCGAAGAGTCTATAGCTGCTAATTTTGGGGTCATAAATCCCGACGATCTCTGCGCTTGCGGACAGCTAAGCGAGTTTGGTACGCATTGGGTTAGCGATAACGAAGTTTGTAACGCCTATTATTGTGAGAAATGCATGAATAAGAAGAGGAGAGAGGGATGAAAACCATTACTCTTTTTGAAATTAAAAACGGCGATGGAGAAGTAATAGGTTCCTTTGTAAAGACCATTAGTGCCAGAGAAGAATGGGAAATGAGGATCATGAGAAAACAATTCCACGATTCTATCAAAAATTGCCCCACACTGTACTGGACGCCTGTATTCGAAGATGAGAAGGACAAATGAGATACTTAATTCTTTTACTACTCCTAGCAGCATGTGGTTGTACAGACAAGGACCGTTGCGAATTCTCTAACGGGACCCGAGCTTTTATGGGGCAACAGTTGGTGGATTGCGAGCCAAAACCAGAGACTCCGGTTTCCGACATTCCCCATAATACCGAAGATATCGCAGAAGTAGAAGGAATTCTTAAAGAAAAAATTTCCAATTGTTCTAAAATATGTGCGGTATCCGTGGCTCTGTTATTAGAAGAAACATCGAAAAGATATGATATGGCTTGCTCTAATTTTCCAAAAGTGATAAGCTGGGATGCAGATGTGGAGTTAATTGTTAAATTTAATAAAAAGTGTGAGAAAGGATGTAAGAAATGAGCAGACTATCATCAGAGAGAGAAGCTGAAATTAGAGAACTTGCATCTTTAAATCAAGCGCAAATGACTAAAGAACTTTTAGCTGAAATCGATTATCTCAGAGAACAATTGGAGATTAGTAACGAAGAAACCTTGGCCTGGAAAGAAGAAGCATTGAAACGGTTTGAATTGGAGGATGAATGAAACTCATAGACAAGCTAGCCGAAGCCCATTGTCATGAAAATGGCGACGATTGTCTTTGCCAGCGCACAGTACCAGGAACTCCCTTTGGAGAGCACATCTATATGTTTTGTGGATGTAGTCTGTACGATGCCTATAGGGCGGGGTTTCAGAAAGCCAAAGAACTCCTCCGTCTAAAAGAGATCCCCAGCGCCAAGTGGTTGGAGATTACCATGGAAGAATTAGAGGGATTAGGGGAAGAAGAGGTATGAGAAGCGCAGAGCGGCTCCAAGAACTTATGGAAAGCTATATAAATACTGAAATCTCTGACTTTACCAAGAGTAACTTAAGATACCCAAAACCAAAAAGAATGAGAACATGATTCATCAAGCCGCACACCTAGCTTATTGTAAATTTTATTATAATGAGGTTACGCCGGAGGAAATCAACGAATACGGGATAAGACATCCAAGCTATGTGCCATTAAAAGCATTAGTGAGTATTAAATGATCGACGACTTAACTCCCGAAGAAATGACTGCTTACCTAGAACTCTATTATGGCCGCCTACTTGAGCATCGATATCGTTATTACGTCTTGGCGGCACCGGTTTTAGAAGATTCTATGTATGATTATATCGAGCGCGACTACAACGCACTAGCTGAAAAGCATGGTGGGAAGATTATGGACATGGTTGATTTCGACCCCGAAGACGGTCTGGCTCAATCGGCGAAAATTAGAGTCGACTCTAATTTAGACAGTTATAGTCTTTGGGAGAAAGAAATGGAACCGGTAAGGAAAAGACTGGGGAAGCCAGCTAAGGAACAGAAGAAGGAAAAACAATGAGCAAGAAAATTGACTTAAGCACACAAGAAGGGCTAGACCTACTCAAGGCCAAAGCCAGGAGTTACGGACATTACGCCGAGTTTCTACAGGTGATGGAACTGATTGAAGAAGTTGAGAAACTGAGAGGAAATCCATTTGGAGCATTTCCACCACCCCATCCTCTATCTGTTCCACACATAACCGTTGAAGGATTTTATGAGTAGAATCGTTATTTCGGATGTCCATGGCACCTACAAAACCCTAATGGCCCTTGTTGCCAAGCTTCCACCAGAAGTTCCTATCACGTTTGCGGGAGATCTCGTGGATCGCGGTTTGGATTCACGCAAAGTCGTGGAATTCGTAAAGAACGGCGGCTACGATTGCGTGGTTGGCAACCACGAACAAATGATGATCGACGAACTCCAATTCCGCACTAAACCAGATGGAACCCAGCACGCATTTACTGATCACTACCACGGGATTTGGGAAATGAATGGCGGCGATCGGTGCTTGGAGAGCTATCGAATCGATGCCACCGAAGAGATGGCTTCAGGAGAGATCGTTAAAACCAGGCCCTACGACATCGCCGCACTTAAAGAACATCTGGCTTGGATGAAGACGTTACCAGTTTATATCGAATATAAGGATTGCCGGAACGCCAAAGGCGACTATCTCTTGGTTAGCCATAGCACCGCTGCCTATGCTTGGGACGAATATCCCCATGACAGTCCACAGTTTAGAGATAATCTGCTTTGGGAACGGACACCTTACCCTGCGAAAATAGAAGGAATTTACTCAGTTTATGGCCATACTCCACAGCGTGGTGGCGCCACCGTGAAGGAACACTTCGCTTGCATAGATGGTGGCGCTTACTTCAAACGAGAACCTTATGGCAGGCTTATTGCCCTGCAATACCCAGAGATGATCGTTGTGGAACAGGAGAACGTGGAATGAACGACGGTTTCACCAAATCAGCACTAGCCTTCCTCGCCTTCATGTACTTAGTGGCTTGCGTGGCCGAAGTATTTATGGTTAAAAACGGGACCGAAGCGGTTTTTGAAAGTATCAAAAGCGTGGTACCGCATATGGCGATGTTTTTACTTGGCGTTTCATACGGTCGTAGATAGTTCTTGACATCCCAAAACAGCTATGGTAGGCTGGATAAGAGGTGGATATGAGCAATTATAGCAGAGATCCCTATATGTGCAGGGTAGATTTTTGGAAAGAAAGCGGAAAGTGGTGTACAACGGAAGCCGTTAGTTTCGAAGGACTATATAGTGAATTGATTCACGACGCCTTTCATAAAGCCTTAGCAAGACATTTTGAGGGAAGTTCCAGACTTCAGGGCATGAGAGCGACTTGTTTGGAACCCTATCATGAATTCAGTCATCCCATTAGAGGTGTGGTAAAATGAAAGTAATTGTAACCGGCGGCAGAGATTATAGCGACGCAAATATGGTAGACGATGTATTGGACCTATTTAAACCAACTATGATTGTCCAAGGTGGCGCATTTGGAGCCGATCGGTTGGCTAGAATGTATGCAGAATTTTATAAAATCGAATGCGTTACGATGTCAGCAGATTGGGAAAAACATGGGAAAGCAGCTGGACCTATTAGGAACGTGGAGATGTTAAAAGCTCATCCAGACGCCGTAGTCGTTGCCTTCCCAGGCGGTAGAGGCACCGCTAATTGCGTACAATATGCATGCGAAATGAATATGATTGTTTTGAGGGTGGAGGGGTAATGCAACAACACCTATGCTCATGTTGTCAGGAAGTTTGGTTACTTCCCCACTTTTCGTATTGCTCGGACTGCAGGGACAGAGTTAAAGCAAGAGAAACTCCTTTAGAGAAACTTCAGAAGAAAGTGTTTATGTTGGAAAAGCGGATTAATAAGTTGGAAAAGAATAATGATTCTAAAACTTAAATCCTTTATTTATCGTCAAACTGGGATCTACTTAGCCCACCGAGAAGAACTAGCCTATATCAATTCCGAGGAATTTTGGAAGTCATTTGCAAAGATAATTAGTAAGGAAGGCATGAGACCAAGGGATGTACAGGGCTTACTAATTGGATTGTGGCAAGTCGATCATGGATTCCATAGGCCCTATAATAGAAAAAATGAAGCCAAGAAGCTTAAGAAACGTAACCTGAGAAGGATGAAGGAGAGCTGATGAATAAAGCAGAAGTTTTACATAGAATTGCCTTAGCTTGTATTTTTCTTGCGGTAGGTATTTCCATCGGAGAAGATCACAGAGGCAAAGGAACCTTCTTCCGTTCTTGGTATGGAGATGACAAAGAACTTTATTATGGTGAATCGGTTAAAGTTAATCAGAATGATAGCGGCGCGACTTTTTACAACAGCAATTGTAAGAAAATGACGGTCGTAGGTCTACAAGCTACTAAGAACTATAACGCGGCCTGGGTGTATTTGGAAGAGTGCAGCAATATACACGAGACCGAGTTCTTTGATGTTTTCGATCAACGAGCGTTGGAGAAGCGATAGTGTTTAATTCAAAAGCTCTCAAAGAACCCAAAGAACATTCAAAACTCTACAGTTGGTGGTTGATGTCTCCTATTGGGGATTTCTACTACGACTGGTCTTGGCGACTCTTTGGGAAGCCCGTCTTTGAAATCAAACGAGGTTTTCAGTGGTGGTACCATGCCCTAAGGAAGACCTGGGACTTCGATTTCCAAAGTATCTTCACCATCATCGAGTACTTCCTAATCCGTCTCCAAAAGACCCTGCTCAATGGCCACGCCTATCAAGAAGAAAAGGATCTCCAAGCCTTGAGGATTGCCATTAAGCTCGCGGGAAGACTCAAAAAAGACGAATACGCGGATAGATCGCGTCGACACCATGATATAAAGTGGGGAGAATCTAAGATCTGGTTTGAACCTTGTGAAGATAAGAAAGGTTGTTCTTATATGAAGTCAAGTAGACCAAATGTAAAAACTGATGAAGACAAAGAACAAGAAATGAATGACTTTAAAGCTAGTTGGACGATTGAGGAATGGCAACAGCAGAGGGATGAGCGCAGATTGTATGGAATCCTTATGAAACACGGGAGACGATTACGGGATTGACTATGTGGCAAAACATTTTTGGAATATCTATACTTTTGGCTATTGTCGTTTTAGCCGCATTGACGGTCTGGGAGTCGATTAAGGCGGAGGAGAGGAAGGTTGACATCAAGAAAGAATCAGAGCAGATTGAAAAGTTTGTATATGACGGGGTTGGGATTCAGCAGATGGTGGTCAATTGCGATTGCGGAGATTGCGTTAAGGCCAGATTTGAGGCCGACGAGGCGACGTGGGTAGCCATGAGTAAAGTAATGAAACCAGCACCAGAAGAAATGCTCAAAGCCGCCAGGAAAACTCTTGATAAGACTAAGAAGAAAGTTAAGAAGAAGGGCAAGAAACCAAAGAAACCAAAGAAGAAACCGGGCAAACAGCCGGATGGGTCGGAATGGTATCCATAATGACCGCTATTGACTGGATCGTCGCAGCCGTCTATGTTGGGATGTTCGCGTTAATCGCAGCGTCTGTTTTGACTATTGAACGCAAGAAGCGTGCCAAAGCTAAGAAGAAGAGCAGACTTAAGTTGGTAAAGGGTGGAGAATGATCGCCGCCTTTATTCTCTTGACTTTGTCGTGCCCGCAGCCTAAGATCGTCAATACGTCCAAGCTGCCTTGGAACGCAGAGGACCAGAAGGAATTGGTATACGCACAACGGAGGTGCGGAGAGATTTATGGGAAATCGGGTGAATGTCTGATTTGGATTAAAAAATACGCCGACCGACAATTTTCGGCTATGTGTGGGGAGAAACGATGAGCAATCCTTTTAAGTTTTCGTGTAATGAAGAAGTTTTTGTTAAAACTGTAAATAAAGAAGGTATGGTTGTAGCATGCAATTTCAGTTATAGCAAAACGAATGGCCACAAAACAAAATATACCGTTGCTGTGGAAGAAGATTATTGGGATTTCAGTGACCAGGTAGGTACGTACATGGGAAAGAGATACGCTAAAATAGATTGCAAAGAGGAAGATTTGGAAGAAGTTGAGCCCATTGACATCCAAGGCGCCTTAAAATCTATTGTAGATAGTATTGACAAAGCACATTATTTAGACTCTATGAGATATGCGATGCACGGAATTAACCAATACGAGCCCGTCAAATTTTATAGTGATGGCATTAATTGGCACATTGCTATCGATGAAAAGATTGTAAAACAGTGTCTTCATTCTTGGAAGACTTATGAGGGGTTCACTTCCCGGTTCGATTATTGCGAGAAGTGCGACGCCAAGAAATGAAATACGTTCCTTCAGGTAATCCCAAAGTTGAGGAACTGATCAAATCAACTACACACAGATCCCACAACCTTGATTCTATTAAACCCATAAGACTTGAAGAACTAAATAAGTTAGGTAAGCCAAAGAAATTTTGCGCTTGGTGCGCCATTACAGAGATTTTTCATGGGAACCAAAAGTATTGTTCTAAGAACTGCTCTACGTCTGCTATGGCTACCTTCTATCCACAAAAAGAAGATGCTCTAGGTATGCTTTTACATAGACAGGACTGGAAATGTTTGTGTTGCCAATTCGACTACTTCCCATTTTTGGAATCAATGAGAGAAAAGGATATGATTAGACATAGGGCCACTTTCGAATTGGAAAGCTTGCCTTGGTATTATTTCAAACGACTTAAGAAAATGGTCCCAAAGGAAAGAAAACCAGAAGTAGATCATGTACTTGCAATTAGTAAGGGTGGACCATCTTTAGGACTTGACAATCACCAGGCCATCTGCTATACCTGTCATAAGGAAAAGACAAAGAAAGATTTGTCCGGGAAGAGAAAATGAAGAATCAGAAAGTCATGGAACCCATCGTCATTTTTACTTCTTTGGATCTGGAGATGAACCAGCCGTCCCAGAAGATCATTTCTGTTGGCGCCGTTGTTGGTAATATACAGACCGGAGAGATCTTGGAACGATTCCACGTATTCGTAAACCCCAATGAAGAACTTAATCCCGTGATCACGGAACTCACTAAAATCAAACAATCCGATGTAGACGGCGCTGGTACCTTGGAAGACGCTTACAACGAATTAAAAGCCATCCATGAAAAACACGGATCCTTTGTAAACGCGATAACCTGGGGCGGAGGCGACACCCAGGAACTAGGAAATCAACTTAAACAGGAAGGTCTACAGTTTGATTGGTGTTTTGGACGCCGCTGGATTGACGCCAAGACTTTGTTTGTATCCTGGAGACTTATTAACGGTAGACAGGTTGCGGGTGGTTTAGCTAAAAGCATGACCAAACTGGGTCTCAAGTTTCAAGGACAAAAACATAACGCAAGAGATGATGCCGAAAATACTTTTAGGATTTACTTGAAACTGTTGGAAAAGCTTAGGGAGAAAACATGAAGTCCCAACCTAGAAAGAAAATCGTTTTCATTGACCTTGATGGAGTTTGCGCCGATTTCGACGGTGCCATTGCTGTTCATATTAAAGATCCGCCCGAGATGTTCGAGCCTGGGTTTTTTCGCAATCTAAAAGTACTGCCAGGTGCCAAAGAAGGTGTTCAAGCTTTATTAGACAACCCAAGACTCGAAGTCTATATTGGAACCAAGCATACAACGAAGACCGATTATTCGCCATCAGAAAAGGTGGGTTGGGTGAGAGAACATTTCCCAGAACTTGTAAAAAGAATGTGCATTGTTACCGACAAGAACCTTCTAAGAGGTGACTATCTCATCGATGACGACAGGAGATGGGAGACCTTTCCTGGGAAGTTTATCCATTTTGATAGGACTAGATCCGAGGAAGAATGGAAAAGGATTGTTGAGTATTTGAAAAATAAGGAGAGCGTATGATATTCCGTTTACTCAAAGACGAAGAAGTTGCCTGGTGTTTTCAATGCGGTCTGATTGTTGTCTACCGAGATAATCTTTGTTCGACCTGCCTCAGCTTTCGACTTCTTAAGGGGATCCCATGAACACACTAGAACTCGGCTGGGGTAACACCTACTTTTTATATCCGTTCTGGAAGAATCTGCCACCCATGACGCACGCCTTGGATAAGGATTTATCATACGCAATTGTCCTACCCGAACTCATCCAAGCCATCCGTATGTTGCATTACAAAGAACAAAACGTGTTTGGACCCCATGCGACGGACCACGAAATCGTGATAGCCAATGGTGCCACGCAGGTCATTCAGGCGGCGATTAGTGCTTTAGGCGCCAAACATGTATACGCTTCACCCCCATATTTCATGCGTTTCCCCGATATGGCAAACATGGCAGGCGCCAATTTTGTCCGAAATTATGAAAACGCCGATGTTGAAATCGCAACCTGCCCAAACAACCCCGATGGAGAATGGCTGCAGAGGTTGGGTTCAAAGATCCCGACTATCTATGATTATTGTTATAATTGGCAACAATATTTTAGAACCGGCGATGCTATGAAGACCGACAAGGACTTAATGGTGTTTAGCCTATCCAAGGCCACGGGCCACGCCAGCACTCGCCTGGGATGGGCTTTGGTTAAAGACCCCGAAGTCGCCGCCAAGATGCGGAAGTTCATCGAATACCAGACCTGTGGTGTCAGCATTGAAGCCCAGAACAAAGCCTACCAGGTACTTATACACCATTGGGTAAGCGATGTCAACGTTATGGAGCTAGGTCGGGCTGTTATGAACTACAGGTGGAAGATCTTAGGCGATCTAGGCTTTCAGGTTAGGGATGGCATTTTCTTGTGGGAGAAGCGTGCCGAGTATTTCGCCAAGGCCGGGGTTACGGGTATCGGCGGAGAAGCCTTTGGATCGACCAATGAATGGATTAGACTCAATATGGGATGCACGGATGACGATTTTTCGGAGTTTGTGACCAGGGTGAGGAACTTTTCCTTGACAGAAACTATCGTAAAGTGATAGTATCGTACATAAGATGACCAAAAGACAGATATTTATCAGAAATGCCCTGGCCCTATATAGTGCTTCTAAGCAGTTCGATGAAAGCCTGTTAAATGAATCATAGGCTTTCCTACAGTACCCAGGCTGCGCAGCAGAGGGGTACGTGTTAGGCGACCACCGGACGGGTCGCCAATGAAAGATTTTAATTATTTGCTTGACTTTTCAAAATAGATAGGATAGGCTTAAACGATGTTAGTTACTAGAGCTTTAAAACTAGCGATCTTCCCCAACGTGTCGAAACTCGACGCGGCCAGGTATACCTATGAAAAACATTTGCTTTATGCCCAACACTTTGTAACTCAACTCTATTTTGCGCCCCATGGCGCGGCATTGAGTACTTCGGGTATGGGAGGACTTGCTAACAAAGCCCAGCATCGTGCTAGAAACATCTTAGCCGCACACCGTGCGGCAACTAAGGCTACCGATAATAAATCCAACGTTCCTAAAATAGCTTTCATTGGCTGCCCAGCAGCCATCGAAGTCTCAAAAGATTCTATCTTCGACTATTGGTTAAAAGTTGAGAGCCAATTTAGTAATAAAAAAACCTTACTTCCCGTAAAAAGTCATAAAAGATTAAATCAGTGGTTAAAGCGCGGTTACGCGCTCAACCCTGTTTGTGAATTCGTAAAAGATAAGAACGGCAAATTCTATGCCTTAGTCTTTGTTCAAAAAGAAGTTGAAAAAGCACACCCTAAGAAACAAAGCCTGGGCTGTGATGTCGGCTATCGTAATTCTGTCGCTCGTAGTGACGGCTATGTTGGCCAGAACACCTCAGTTGTTATTAAAAAACAAAGACTTAAAAAAGCGGAACGCCAAAGACAAGCTAATCTAAAAGGCCAACACTTTAAATCCGATTCTACTAAAACAAATTTAAAACAAATACTTGATGTTGAAGCCCGTCGAGCGGTGCGCGTCGCACAGCTAAACGGGTGGAATCTAGTAGTTGAAGACCCAAAAGTGATCGCCAATCTCCGAAGCGGAAAGCTTCAGGGGTGGGCGAGAACTTACTTTGCAAGTCGTTGTGAGCAAATAGCACAGGAAGAACAAGTGTTTGTATGGACAGTAAATCCAGCATATACTAGTCAAACCTGTTCCAGTTGTAACCACGTAGACAAGCGGAGTAGAACGAATGGTACATTTAGTTGTACCGCGTGTAAAAGCGCGTTCCATGCCGACGTAAATGCGGCAAAGAACATAGCTCTGAAGGGAACGGCTAGCATTTTGACTACGGTCAAAAAGCGATCAGGTGCCGTGAAAGCAACGGTGTCACGATGACACCGAAATCTTTCGTACCTGAGGTTAGAATTTAGAAGCGGACACGAGGCCAGAGTTTTTCTTAATAAGATGGTTAAAAATTTTAAGGGGTGATTATGGGTGAAGATTATGTCGTACAAGATCTCAGAGAAGAATTAGCAAAGGCAGAAGCTAAACTGGAAGCCCTGACCAATGCCGCCAGAGCCCTCCGTTCGGCGCAGCGCTGGTATATGAGCAATCGTGGAAATCAAGAGGCCGGAAAAGCCGTCGCTGTCGCCGCAAAAGAATTAGATGTCGTCCTGGGTGACGCATGAACACAGCAACTCTAGCATTTGTGCTGTTTGAGATCGGCGTTTTGGGAACCGCAGTGTTTATGTTCCCCATGCCAGATGAGGTCGAAGATGAAAGTTAAGATGGTGGTGGAGATTCCACGGGGTTCCAGATATAAATACGAAGTCGATAAGACAACGGGACGACTTAGGCTAGACCGACCTCTTAACCAAACCGTTCCGGACAACTATGGATTTATACCTGGTTCTTTAAGCGCCGATACCGACGCCGCTGATATCTTTGTTTTAAGTTTCGACGCCATCGCCCCATTAGCCGAGGTTGATGCTGAGATCCATAGCATTCTTTACTGCGACGATAATGGAGTCAGCGATGACAAAATAATTGCCGTCTTGGTAGGAGAGACTTTTCCCGATGAGGAAACCTGGTACGGTCGCACCATAAGTCAAAGACTAGAAGATATTAAAATATACTTAAATACCTATAAGCCAGGATTTTACGTAATGGGACAGGGCTCTAAAGAAGATGCTGTTGTAGCCTACGAGAAGAGCGTGGAAGCCCATAAAGAGCAAGTAAGTAAGAATCTGGAAGAAATGAATAAACAACTTTTGGAATGGTCAAACAAGACTTTTGTAAAACACACTTAGGGTCATTTGGATCGCAATCTTTAGTACATGACTACGCCAATCTACCCTTTTTCCGTCCTACGCTATTCAAGTAACCCCAGTATATGGCAGCCCGGCCAGACAGTGACCATTACACCCTTCCCAGGGACCTCTGGAACGCCATATGCGGTTACCGGTGGCACTTTGCCTTCAGGACTCGTTTTAGATCCAACCACGGGCGTTATAAGCGGGACTGCGGGCGGTGTAATTCCGCCCACCTCAGTCGTCATCGGTGTCACCCAAACCGACTCAAGTGTGCATTATTGTACGGTTATTATAGCCATTGAAGACATCCCAATCGTAGCCCCACTGGCGAATCAGGCTTCAGCGACTGGTCTCACCGATCTTCAAGCCATTGCTGCTAAAAACTTTATCGACGGCGCCAACCAGATTATAAGCAATAATAATGAGTTAGGCTTATTTCAGGCTTGGTTTGATGTATTGCCGCATCTGCCGATCGCGAGTTTAGGCAATTATTTCACGAGCTTAGGCTTCACTTTCAGTATAACGCAGAAAAGCTATAACGGGTATCCCGTCAGTTATGAGCCGTTCACTCTACCAGGTTTTGGAGCTTTTTACGGCGGCTACCCGTATAATTTAATAAACTACGGTAACGTTTTAGACTACTCCGGACCTTGGGGCAGCCCACAGCAATTCCCCGCTCCTCCCAGGATCCTCATTACCTGGCGCTCCACTCCGGTCTATCCGCAATGGCCGTACTATCCCTGGCCATAATCTAAATAATCCTTGACTTCCTAGATTCGCCGTGATATATCCTTCTTAAGAGGGTATTTCAATGGGCAAAATTTTCACCAGAATCATGCCTGGCTTAGGCGCTTCCAGTCCTAATGGCATCGATTTTTACATTCTCGAACAAATTTTTAACGCTTTGAGTGGAACCACGACTATTACCAAAATAGGCCAGGATCCCAGCTCTTATTCTTTTCTTATCGAAGCCGAAAACGACCAATTTCTGGATGGAACCGAAATCGTTCCCAATTGGACCACGGGCTATCAGAATACCGGTGGTTTCTCTTCGGGTTATACTGTTTTTAAAGGGATTGCTGTAATCGATCCACAAACGCAAGGGATGGTTGGTAGCCCTTCTACAGGCAACTTTAGTAGTGGTGGAGGCGTTGTCACCATTACCGCCCCAGGTATTAGTGGTGGAGGGAGTTATCACTATTTTATTGGTGGCGGCGGCGCGGGAAGTGCTACTCCTGCCATCCCGCCTTACAAAGCCTTAACGGGAATACAGCCGCCAAGCGATGACGACGCAGTACTCAAAGACGACGCCGATGCCTGTGTTTGCGGAGCCGGTTCCGTAGGCGGCGCACATAGTTCGTGGTGTTCGAAAAAGTGATTGACTTTTTGAATTAAGCCAGATATAAGTACTGAGAGGATAAAGATGCTAAAAATTTTGAAAGTAAGCATAACACTAAATCTTAAAGCAGATGCCACAGATCCCGATGACGTAAAAGAGAGACTTTACGAGACTCTTCAATTTTTGATCGAGGGAGACGAGCTGGAATGGACTCTCGGCGATGACGAAGAAGAAGTGGAGAACGAAGAATGAAAACCTTAAAGTTCAAAAAACTACACCCCGATGCCCAGATCCCCAGAAGGGCTTACTCCAACGACGCCGGACTCGACTTAGCAGCTATCAGCGTTCGTTACGACAATGAATACGGTTTCTGGGAATACGATACCGGGCTGGCAGTCGAAATCGACCCCGGTTTTATGGGATTGATTGCGGCAAGATCAAGTGTGAGCAAGACCGGTCTTTCGCTTGCAAACGGAATTGGTGTTATCGACAGTTCCTACAGAGGATCTCTGAAGTCTAGATTCTACAAAGAAGTTTTGCCTGGTATTCATTCACGAGAATACGTGCCAGGCGATCGAGTGGTTCAGCTCCTAATAGTACCCATTGCTTTGCCGATCCCAGTGGAAGTCGAAGAACTCTCGGTGAGCGATAGGGGATCAGGAGGATTCGGAAGTACTGGTGTATGAAAAACGGGATCTTAGTCGCGTGGAGAATGTTTTGGTTGGTGGCGACATTCGTCATAGCATGCGTTCCCATCTTATTGATTTCTTTGTACTTATTACCGTTTAGATTTGTTCTGTGGATCTTAGAAAGGTACGTGAAGCGTCATGGAGAATAAATTTACAGATCTCAGATTGATTCAACTTTTATCTGATATAGTAGAGTTAGACCACCGCATTCAATTCTGCGGAGATTTCTCCGGGATGTTGAGGGTAGAAATTAGGAAAGAATTCGACCACGAGTACTACGATCATCGGCATATCGGCTACCCAGATTGCGATATGGCAACCCTGACCGGTTTTATAATTGAATTTTTGGAAGTTTTCTACAAGGAGCTGCAAGATGGTATTCGAAATTCACGCCAATAAGCTTGGCAAGCCTTATCTAAAGAAAATTGATCGCCCGCGCCGCGTCTCCGTAGACGGTAGAGGGCTCTGGGTTGATATCGGCAGCATTGGTCACACCGGGATCGAAAGGGTGGTTCGGACAAATCGCGCAGCCGGTCTCTTAGTCGTTCTTGACGAAGACGGCAACTATCGCGCACTGGTACTCACGGATTGATATGAGCGAAAAAATTAGCTTAAACCGAGCACAGATCGAATTCATCGTAGAAAATACTGACTGCGGAGGAGACGCGGAGCTAGCAGTGGAGCGGTTCGCAACACTGATGATAGAAGAAAAAATCGATCCAGGACTTATAGTGAAGTGTATTGACAAAGTTATGAGAAGGATGAAAAATGAAAAACAATGAGTTTAATGAGTTAGACAAAGAACTCACCGAAGAACAAAAAACTCAGCTCAAAGCTTTAGAGAAGCGCTTGTTTTGGCGTACCATTGGGCTCAGTCTTAGGAATGTGGTTGGATTGATTCTAGCGACTATCGCTGTTGCAGTAATCGATCTCAGGTACGTCGATAACAACCCATATTTTTTGTTTGCCGCCGCCACTCTCAATAGTTTTATGTTCATCAGACAGATTCGTCTTGACTTTTTGGCGGAGAATGAGATACTCGCTGAAGAGTTAGCAAAGATTTTCAAAATCCAGGAATAGTTAGGAGACATCACGATGTTTCGTTCCCCCGCTTCGGAGTTCGTTTACGTTCGCACATATTCGCGTTGGCTAGAAGAAGAAAGAAGACGAGAAAATTGGCCAGAAACAGTTCAGAGATATATGGATTTCGTACAGTCCAATCTAGGAGACAAGATCCCAGACAAAGTTCTCAGAAAAATCCAAGAAGGTATTCTTTCCTTTGGTGTGATGCCCTCAATGCGTTTCCTCTGGGCCGCAGGAAAGCCTGCTCAACAAGACAATACGACTATCTACAACTGCTCTTTTGGAGCTGTGGACAACCCCGACGCATTTGCCGAAGCCCTGTATATTCTAATGTGCGGTTCCGGAGCGGGGTTCTCAGTTGAAAATAAATACGTTAGCTTGCTTCCTGTTGTGTCCGACCAGATCTTTCCAAGCGGTCAAGTTCATGAAGTCGAAGACTCAAAAACCGGCTGGGCGGACTCTATTAAGCTTTTAATTAATGCCTTGTATTCCGGCCAAGATCTAGAAATGAGATACAACAAGATCAGACCAGCAGGAGCAAGGCTTAAGACTATGGGCGGACGTGCTAGTGGTCCAGGTCCGTTGGCACAGCTGCACTATTTTATCAAGGACGTATTCCATCATGCTAGGGGTAGAAAACTTACGTCATTAGAGTGTCACGACATTATGTGTGAGATTGCTCAGATCGTCGTAGTTGGAGGAGTTCGGCGCTCGTCAGAAATAAGTCTTTCTGATCTTAACGACAAAGAAATGCGAGACGCCAAGTCTGGAAATTTTCCAGTTAGGCGACACATGGCCAATAATTCCGCTGTATATTATTCCAAACCAGATATCGTCACATTTATGAATGAATGGAGTTCCCTAATCGCATCGGGTTCCGGAGAACGAGGAATCTGTAATCTGGAAGCTGCCAGAGAAATGGCGCCAAAGAGACGGGACAAATCCTTGATATTAGGGGCAAATCCATGCTTTGAAATTCTCCTTAGAAATCAACAGTTTTGCAATCTTTCCGAAGTAGTGGCACGCGCAGACGATGATATCGGAACTATGCTAGAAAAGATAGAGACCGCTACCTGGATGGGAATTATACAAGCATGTTTTACCAATTTTCCATATTTGAATCCTAAATGGAAACAGAACTGTGATGAAGAGCGCTTGCTCGGAGTTTCTATTACCGGACAATTCGATGCCCCCCATTTATTCACCAAAGAAGCACTCAAAGCATATAAGGCCAAAGCTTTGAAAGTCGCCAAGAAGGCTTCGGAGATTATGGGAATTCCAATGCCAGCCGCTATTACCTGCGTGAAACCTAGCGGAACGGTCTCCCAATTGGTGGACTCTTCTTCGGGCCTACACCAGAGATTTGCAAAATACTATATCCGCAGATATCGCATTTCCGGAAGTGACCCTCTTTTTCGAATGATCAAAGATCAGGGTCTTCCGGTTTCACCTGAAAATGGGCAACGTAAACAAGACTATGTCAAAGCCATCAGATTATACGATGCCGCAGAAAACAAGTTAGAAGGACTTAAACAAGCTAGAGCCGAATGTCCGATCTTTGATCCCGATGGATGGAGCCCAGACAAAGTAAATACGTGGATTGTCTCGTTTCCAGTGGCGGCTCCCAAGAATGCTATTACGATCGAAGATGTGACGGCTCTGGATCAACTAGAGCACTATAAAAAGATCCAGAAGAACTGGTGTGAGCATAACGCTAGTATTACGGTTTATATTAAGCCCGAAGAATGGTTATCGGTAGGTGATTGGGTATACAAGAATTGGGAGATCGTTAATGGAATATCCTTCTTGCCAGTGAAGGATCATGTATATGAGCAACCTCCATACGAGAAGATCACCAAGGAAGAGTACGACAAAATGGCCAAGGCCTTCCCTAAAATCGACTATACCCAACTTGGTAAATACGAAACCGACGATAACACCGAAGGCGCTAAGAGCTTGGCCTGTGCCGGTGGAATTTGTGATGTCTAAGATTTGCCTTGACATTTCTTTCCTCAAGGCTTAATCTTTACCTGAGGCCTTTCTTATGAGCAGACACAATCTACATGGTGATATTCCCCAAGAACATCGCGATCTTATCGAAGAACTGCTCAAAATAGAAGATAATGTTGATGGCAATACTAAGCTAGAGCCCGCCATTATAGCAAAATCCATGATTTGCATGGCCCACGACTGGTACGCCATGGGTGATGAAGACAAAGGCGCCACACTTCTGGAGAAAGCGGAAAAAGCCTATCCTGGTTATTTCGACCACAAGATCAAAGAACACACAGATGCCGATGCCGCTTATAGAGAGTTGGTTGATAGACTGGGCCTTATCATACTGAGAACTCTCAAGAGCATTAGTGAGGGCGCTCGTGGAAATTAAAGTAATCTGCTCTTACTGTGATCACACCATCTACAAGACCGTCTATGATCAGAGCAGTCTAAAAGATCTTAAGTGTGAAAAGTGTAAAGATAAAAATTTGTTTTTTAAAGATGTAGCGAAGGACAAAATTGACGGCTACCTCGGATGTCCTCCCTTTCCTGAAAAGGGAAACAAGGCTCCATTTTGGCGTTGGAACGGTTGAGGAGATAGTATGTGTGTGGTCTGTTTACAGTGGGAAAAAGAAAAACTTACAAACCGGGAAGCTCTTGGTGCTATCGGAGAATTGCTTGATTTCAGCGAAGACGATTCCGAACGAACACACCTTTTTGGGTTGGTCGAAAAGATTTTAGGCAAAGAAGATCTAATCCTAACCGATATGCCAGAGACCATTACTTTTGATGAGTTGAGCGATGAAGAAGGCAATAGTGAGGGTTAGCATTACCGCTTACGACGTCAATCGACCATTTATCCAGAAGTGGTTCTCAGAACAGACCTCTTTTGGTGGACCCGAAGGCGCGGCTATTATGTCGGCGGCCCTACACGTTCCAGTAATTGTTTGTAATTTTTATATCGGCGAAGTCAGTGGATGGAAACAAGACACTCTGGATACCATTGAGTCGTTGACAAAATTCTACAAATATTCAGAAATTGAGGGTATCCCAGATGGATATCCGGGGAGAAGATTATGAAGGCGGTATACGCAGATTTTGACGGTGTCATATTTACGTTTGGAAATTATAATTTCTCTAAAGTCGCTTGTAAGAATTTTCAGTCTCTTTTGGATCAAGAACCCGATTTAAAAATTGTCATATCTTCGAGTTGGCGTCATTTAGGCGAAGAACAATGTAAAAAGACTTTACAAGCCAACGGCATCGATTCCTCTAGAGTTATAGGAATTACCGGAGATGAGAAGGGCGAACGAGGGAATCAGATCAGGGCCCATTTAGCCAGAAATCCAGAAATAACTCATTACGTTATTATAGACGATGAAAGAGGATTTACAGGCCTAGAAGATCACTTTGTTAAAACATTCCCGTATGTTGGACTAACTTCAGAAGACGTAAATTTAGCCCTTGACATTCTTAAAAAGTCGGTATAATATCTACGGATGATCGTTGAAGCCCTTAGACGCGCAAAACTTGTCCTTAGTCCCCCTAAACCCGGAGACATCTATTACGGCGACGTTCTTTTCTTTGTTTTAGGAAATAACATCGAATTCGTTCTTCACGGCCTAACTAATAAAAATGGAGACCCCGTATATTCTCCAGTCCCGAGCGAAGACGGCTTTCGTCTAACCATCCTAGAGTATGCTGGACCCGGCTTCACCCATTACGTTTGTAATTCTGAAATTTTCTGCAGAGACGTTCCCACACACCCATACGATCTCGGGAACTGGCGGAAGAGAACTCAGGTCCGAAGATTGCCTGTAAAATACTTTAAAGATTTGATTGTAAACGGTCTACTAACAAAGGGGAAACTATGAAACTGCTAATGATTTTAATTGCCATGATTGCTTTAAGCGCTTGTTCTACTGATGGGAAGCTCGTCTGTACTGGGAATGACGACACCGATCCCAGTTTCTGTCGACGAGATGTTGTCAATCATCAAAATATGAAACGCTGAACCGCGCAGGACTACGCTGAAGAAAGGAAATAAAAATGGATGATCGAGGTCAAATGAGGCGGTACGAGGATTCACCACGGGGTGAAGCTGAGGCCAAAAGAGATGGGTTTAAACACAGAATCAGAGAGGATGAATATGCCTATCTTGAAAATATTCCAGAGGCTCGTCGACCATTCGAACTGGCTCTTAGACGATTTTGTGAGGATCGAATTAAAGTTGGAGCGTCGGTAGACGTTCGATTGAAAAATGCTTTTCGTCTAGGATGGGAAGCACACAAGAGTAACCCGGCAAAAGCTGATGCGTCAGAATAAGCCTGGTAGGATTGTGCTTAAGAAAGGCTGAACAATGACACCAAAACAGAGAGAAGCATTCGAGGATGTGATTTATGGGCGATGTGCTGATCTTCTTTTAAGAATGGATCGAAAGTCAGTCTTGAAAGTACTTACAAAACTTTGTCGAATGTTTGGGGTAAACGATGAATGAATCCAATTACCGTCAGTAAACCCAGAAATCTGACAATAAGTAGGCCGCCGGTTTCGGAGGAGTGATGGATAGAACAGAACATATTTTGATAAATTTAATGGAAGAGTGTGGCGAAGTCGCGCAACGAGCCAGCAAAGCTGCCAGGTTTAGCTTGGGAGAGATACAGCCGGGACAGCCCTACACCAACGCCGAACGCATCATGCACGAATGGGCAGATTTAAACGGGATGATGGAAAAGTGTATTGAAGAAGGTCTCGTTAAATGGCCCGATGACTTCGCTCAAAGAGTCATGGAAAAGAAACAGCGGTTTGAAAAGTTTCTCGGACGATCCAAGGAACATGGCGCATTGCTAGATGAACAGCCTCACACGTCTTCAACGGAGAAAGAGAAACTATGAAATCTTTTACAAAGATCACGAATAAAAAAGGCCTCGTTTTCTGGAGAGACAATCAAACGAATCTCCTCTGGAGTCCTCCGCTGAAAGACAAGTATGCTTTCGACAAAGCCATTGAGATCACACAAGCGTCTTTTGTGGCTGAATTAGGTAAATTCAAAGACAGGGCATGGGGCATCCCAACAAGGGATGAAATCTCCGTGGCCATTGAGAACGGACTGCTCAATGTTATCCCTGACGTAGAAAGCTTTTGGTCCGCCTCGGTGTTCTCCGGCGGTCGCTACAGTGCGTGGATATTCAACGGCAGCCTCGGCGGCGTCGTGTACTATGGCTTCCGCATCAGTACCTATGCGGTTCGGTGCGTGGGCCGCTAGGCGTGAATATCATTTGATGATTAGGTAATTGCCGACCGCAAGGGAGGCTGAAAGGAACCCCATGACCACAGATTACGACGCTCTTGAAAAACTCGCACGGTCGGCGACGCCGGGACCTTGGCATAAGACGGCTGACAATGATGTAATTCAGACGGCGCACATTACTCGTGATGTTTGGTATGTGGCTTACACTGGGCACAAACCAAAAGAGGATTCTGAGTTCATCGCAGCTTGCAACCCCCACCGCGATCCTCGAACTCATAGCCCGTATCCGCAGCCTAGAGGCCATGAAAGAGGGAGGCGGGGGATGAAGTTGTATTTTAGGGTGCCCGTTATTTTCGGATGGCTGGTCTTTCACCGCGAAGATCAGTGGATGCTCTGCCAATATCCTCTGCTGGTGTGTCATTGGACCCGCGCTCATTGGATGGAACCCATCTGTGGATACGTCTCCAAGCGATTATTTTGCATCGGTAAACGTGGCGGGGACTGGTCCGGTCCTTACAGTGAATTTTAAATCTCCGCTCTCTTCGGAGGGCTGAGGGTGCGCGGGTGCCGGTACAATTCCGGCTAAGTGGAGATAGGGTGGTCCAGCGGCCCACGCACTTTAAAAAATGAGGGAAAATGATGAAATATCTCTTTCTACTTCTACTCGCCAGCCAAGTCTTCGCCGATGAAGCCTTCATCAATTACGGCCTAGGTGTGGGACCTAGTGCTACTAATTCGATGATCGAGACGAAAACCGTGGATTTGGGCTATCGCTACTATCTATTAAGATCACTTTACTGGCAGAACAAGGTAGGTTATTGGACCGACAATAGTGGCAATCCGGCTAGGAGTAGTAGTCTTTATGGAAGCTCCGGACTTGGTATTGTTGTGCATGAAGGCATTGTGGAAATTAGGAGTGGGATTGGATTGGCTATGATTACATCAACAGATAGTTATTTGGGCGGGATATTTCCCAACTTTAATGAGAATCTGGGGATTGGAATAAGGGATGAAGACGGAGCTGGGATGGGGATTGAATACAATCACATCTCAAATTGTGATTTATATCCACAAAATCTTGGTCGGGACTTTATCAACCTTGAATTTAGTTTGAAATGGTGATATGAAAAATTGGGGATATTGGACTAAAGAAAAATGTAGAGAGGACGCTCTGAGATTTAATTCTAAGAGCGCCTGGAAGTTGGAGTCTAAACACGCTTACGATAAATCCAGAATAAATGGGTGGTTACCAGAACTGACAGCGCATATGAAACCCAAAAAGAAACCCAATGGATATTGGATTAAAGAAAAAATAATGGAAGACGCTAAAAGATTTGACAGACCGTCTGATTGGGAAAGAGAGTCCCCATCTGCTCCAGTTATCGCTGGCAGAAATGGATGGCTAGAAGAGGCTACGGCGCATATGGACAAAACCTTAATGCGTTCTAAAAATCCTTTCGGTAAAAGCTTCAAACATCCCCACAATCCTCTTTTTTTAGAAGGACTTAAAAATTGCTTTAAATGTAAAATAACTAAAAAATTATCAGAATTTTATCCGAGTAAAAGAACTAAAGATGGCGCTAGACCTTTTTGTATAGATTGTCAGTTGGGAACCCCGGATAACTGGAAAAAGAACAATATAGAGAGAGTAAGAATGCAAGATAATGAAAGAAGGAAAAAGAAACCCCATCAATATAAAAATAGTCAATTGAGATCTACTTATGGAATAAATTTAGAAGATTTTGAAGATTTTTTGAGACAACAGGATGGAAAATGCGCTATATGTAAAATAGACCAAAAAGATTTTAAAAAGCGTATGTCTGTAGACCACGACCATAAGACTGGTTTAATCAGAGGCCTTCTGTGTGACAAATGCAATAGAGGTTTAGGACATTTTAGCGATTCACAAGACTTAATGTTAAAAGCTATAGAATACCTAAATAACAATAGGAGCACTGATACAACATGGCAAAAAAACAGACCGGTAGCAAAAAGAAAGCGAAGAAAATGAAAAAAGAAAGCTCGGAACGCCTGTACATTAAGAAACTAATTTCATACACCGAACGCAATATCAAAGGCGACGGCAGCGATCTCGACCAGGTATTTGTGGGCCAGAAAGCAAAGCTGGTAAAGCAATTAGGGGAGACCAAGTAATTGAAATATGTCAAGGCCTATCTGAGAGCTTGGCTAGATATGCTGGTGGTGTTTGGGCCCATCCTTCTATTCATGTCTTTTAAGGAAAGGGGTTTTAGCCCCTTTCAGTTCTATCTCATCTACGTCACGTTGTTTGCGGCCATAGCGGGGCCTATTAAGCTATTGTTTTCACAGTAATTCCATCCATTTATGATATAACGCCGGGGTAGGGTCAAAGATTGGAATCTTTACCTATATGGTCTTTTAGTATTTAAAGACCAAACCGCTAAGGTATTGAAATGGCAGAGAAAAAACTAAAAATCAGTCTTGATCTGGATGATAAAGCTTTTCAAAGCGCCGTCAAAAGGATGCAAGAACAGCTCAATCAGCTGAATAATCCCGCCAATCTTCTCCAGCAGCAGCGCCAGATCGACCAGAAAATGCGTGCCATGGGTCTAGGAGGCCTTCCAGGAGCGCCTTCTTCGGGCCAGGTCCAGCAAGAGCAAAACAAAGCAAAACAGCAATCCGATAAGATTTTCGAAGAAACCCGTCGCAAGATGGAAGTCATAAAAAAACTTCAAGGCGACCTAAATAAAGAACAAGCCAGCGGATTAGCAAGCGAACAAAGAAAGTTTCAGATTCAGGAAAGGCTTAACGAATTAAAGAAGCAAGAACTTAGAACCACGGGCGAACTACATACGTTGGTTAACCGTGGAAATCTAACCGGCGGCCCAGCTCCTGGGAATCAAGGTAGTTCTACTGCGGCTCTTTCTTCTCTCACTTCTTCGATAACAGGAACCGCAGCCGTTGTAACCGGCGCCGCAGCGGCCATCACCGGTGTCGCCTTGATGATCGAAAACATTCGCAGATCTTTCGCGGAATCCGGTGGTAGAGCCACAGAACTCTTATCGGCTTCCATAGCTCAAGCCGGAGCCCCTGGAGCCCAGTTCAACGCACTCTACGCTGGCAAGTCAATGGAAGAGTTTATGTTTAGGGGTGAAAGAGCTAAAGCTCATGGCGTCGCCGGTGAGCGCATGGAAGGTAGGCTGAATAATCCGCTAGCCGCGATTCTCAGGCCAAGACAATCACTTATGGGTGTGTTCGGAAATCAAGGCCAAAAGGATATGGTCCAGGCGGAGCTACGACAGGAATTCGAAGAAGAACAAGCCAAACAATACGAAGCACTTAAATCCAGTCCCGAAGGGCTCAAGAAATTGAGGGCTCAAGAACAGTTTAGAGGAGCCGCTGGAGGCTATCTTTCCACACAACGACAACTCGGTTTGGATTACAGCACTTTTCACGGCCCCGGAGGATTCAGAGAACGAGCGGTTGGTGCTGGATTTACTGATGACATGGCGGCCCAGATGTCGGGCCAGATCATAGGAGCTGGCGGATCTACTAGAATGGGCAGAGGTTCTGTCACAGGCTTACAAGCGGCAAGAAACATGGATATCACCAATGCCGGTGGAATCCTGGGAAATCTTTCCCAAACCCTGGGAAGTTCACAAGCTTCTACTCAGGCATTTGTCAAAATGATCGCCGAAGGCAATAGACTGGGTTTAGATGGCAGCGAATTCAGAGAAGAGAATCGCAAATTCCTAGACGCCACGGCTCAGGTAATTTCTAGAAGTGAAACCGGTAATCAAGCAGATATCGAGAACATTGTAAAGCGCTTCGGCGGTTTCATGGCGGAACCCACTACCAGAGGCATTCAAGGCGCCCAAGGTGCTTATCAGGCGTTCAATCAGATAACATCGGCCAACACCGGACCTCAAGGCGTCATGCGTGCCGCTGGCATGCTTCAGGATTCCGTAATTGGAGGTATGTCCCCAATGGACAGAGCTTCGCTTTCTACGATTCCCGCCGATCAATTATCTGCCGATCATCCCATAGTACAAGAGTTATCCCGTAAATATGGCAAATCTCCAGAAGATCTTGTAGGTAGATTACAAAAAGCCGGTGCTGGAGCAATTCATCGCTTGCCTCAAGGCGATGTACTAACTAAGAGTCTTGCCGCAAAAAGAGCGCAGATGATGGGACCACTAAGTGCTAAAGGAATGGGAGAAGTCGGTGGCCAAATCAATCAGCAAGAACAAGAATTGTTTAAAGTAACTGCTATAGAATACCCTGAAATGGCTAAAAATCGCAAACAAATGGAAGCTTTTATTAAGGGCACAACTCAGCCCGCAGGAGCTGGTCGAACAGATATGTTCGAAGAAATGGCAAAGAAAAAGTTGGAAGGTCCCGGTGAAACCGGAAGAGCGGAAGACGAAATGGTCAAAGCTTTGGCAGCGGATTCCAAAGCTATATTGGAAAGTTTTAGAGGACTGAAAGATGTGATAGTCCCAGCCGCTGATGGATTAGATAAGTTCAATAAAGCTGTAAAAGAAAACCTAGATATAGTTGGAAGAACTCCGGTCAAAAAAGAAGAGGGATCTTTTTTTCATCCCACGTCTAGAAGCAGACAACCTCAGGGCGGTAGATAATGGCGAATACCAACGCCTACACATATCCCCTAACCGTACATGGTAACGGCCAAGGAGAAGGTTTTGTAAATCAAAGCAGTCCTACCTGGGTCCTAACTTTCGTAAGCTGGCAACAAAGAGATACGCTTAGGACGACTCCAAGCAATGGAGTCAACTATACCACGGTGAGACCTAAACCGTTAGTAGTTGAAAACGACTGTATTCAGGTTTCCGCCAATGTTAATAAAGGCGTTCTTACTCCCTCTATGTCGGCCACTCTTCTTATGACCGACGTAAATTATGAAACCGAAATCGCGCCCGGTGATTTCGTAATAGTAAATATGTTGAACTGGGAATCCGAAGCCCGACGTGTTGCCGACAACGCCAGAAATAGTTTACCCATCAATGGAGCCAATGACGGATTTAAGGGTGTTTTCAAAGTACAAGGGGTCAGAGAATCATTGGCTATTATTGATCAGGAAAAAGGAACTAAATCGCTGGTATATAGAATTACGGGTTTTGCTTTCACGGAATTCAATAATACCATTTACTTTAATCAAAATCTCGTCGATCAATCCGAACAAAATAACGTCAATCTATGGTTTACCAACCTAGCCTCTGCCTGGGCGCTCATGGTAACCAATAAAGGACTTACTAACGTTCAGGACATAATGCAGTTCTTGATAGAAGTTCTAGTTGGAAATGGGATAGGCGACAATGGAAGATTTGTAAAAGGCATAGTTAAAAGTCCAAACACACTATTTTTTATTCCCGGTCTTTTGGGGAAACTATTGAATGTGCCGGAAGCCGTTGCGGCTAAAGACGTGTACAACTATCTTTTTGGTATACAGAGTTATAACGCCAATGCTAGTCAAGACGCTGCCAGCGGTCTCAACCCAACGATTTCGCAAGACGATGGAAGATTTTTCGTTACCAGCAATAAATGCCAGGGTGAAACCGTAACCAAACCAGAATATTGGAATCAGGTTCAGGTTTGGTCAATCCTTAATCAATTCTCCAATGCTCCAATCAACGAACTATATACCTGTTTTAGGCTCTCCCCAGATGGTGATGTCATGCCAACCGTGGTTTTCAGACAAATACCTTTCACGAATGATGATTTTGCCGTAGGTGGTTTTCAAGTTACTAGATTTATGAACATCCCAAGATGGAAGATAGATCCTGCCATAGTTTATAATTTTGATCTAGGTAGAGACGAATCTGCTAGAATTAATTTTGTTCAGTACTTCGGTAGGTCTACATTGGGTCCAGAAGGCTACGATCTTTCTTCTGAAACCGCACAAAAGAACTATCTTTACGACGTCGATGATGTCAAGAGAAGCGGGCTCCGACCTTATGTAGTCACTTCCCTTTTCGACGAACCCGTTAATTATGCCAATAAGACCGATTATAAAAGCGTTTATTGGGCCAAGATATTGGGAGATGCTCTTATCGGCGGCCAGTTAAAAATGAACGGAACCATAGAATGCGTGGGCATCGTAGATCCCATCGCAGTAGGAGATAATCTACAGTTCAACGGAGTCGTGTATCACATAGAACAGATCTCACATACCTGTGCGATATCACCCGCAGATGGTAGGAAGAAATTTGTAACCACACTAAGTGTTAGTCACGGCATAAGCATTGGTTCCAGCAAACAAGGCTTAAAATACGCGGAAATGACATTCTCCGATGCCTACGCTTTGCGACAAAACGATTACAAACATAATCAAATTCTTCCCGGAGTATCAGAAAGCCAAGACACGGTTTACAGAAGCGCTCCTTCTAATCCAGATACCCCGCATGGTGGTGGAACCGGATTTCCTCAACCCAATACAGGCACTTCTATTAACAGCCCTCAACGCACTGGCGGCGGGGAGAATACCAACACATGAGCAACTACTTAGAAAATGGCGCCGTACTTCCTTCCGGTTTGTTGGGCGATTCCGTCAGTTCTCAAATGGCTGGATTCAATAAGAGCTATAAAGACACAGCACTCAGGGCTGGAGTTGTGGTTGCATCTTATCCAATAAGTGATCCAGAAAATAGAACCAAATTGTCGACCGAGTACGATGTAGTCACAACCCAGCAGGATGAGGATCGCGGAGCCACGACTATTAGGTATAAAAAATGTTTGGCCAATGATTCCTTTGGTGGCGTCGCCGATTTTTTCGAAATGAACTTTAGAGCCAAAACCCAACAGACCTATACAGGTGAGGCGGTTAGATTTAGTGGACAAAATGGTAGTATTGTTCTACTTCTTTGTTTGGATGGCACTTCTAATAAAGCCATGATCATTGGAGGATTTCCTAATCCCGATCGATCGACCACTCTTGTAGATACTCAACCTCGTTTGCAGGGCGAGTATAACGGTGTCAATGTCGCAGTCAACCCAGACGGTTCTACGGCCTTAACTTTTAAAGGCGCCACAAATAGTGACGGAACGCCGGTTGACCCCAGCCAAGGCAATACAGTTGTCCAGATTTCAACCGATGGAAGCTTTAGTGTTGCCCACAGCACGGCTACGTTTACGATGGCTAAAAGTGGAGACGTGACGGTAACGGCGACTGGAAATATTAATGTTATAAATCAGGGAAATACTAGTATCCAAACTACGGGGACCACGGATATTATCGCCGAAGGTCTCACGACTATAGACGGAAGCAATATCGATTTAGGAGTAGGTGCGGTTGAAGCCGTAATCAAAGGAAATACTTTTGCTACATTGTACAATGCTCACACTCATATCGGCGATCTCGCGGTTCCAACCGGCCCTCCCTTGGTTCCAATGGATCCGTCGTTAAGCACACACGTATTTACAAAATAGGAGATATTATGCCAATAACAGGACAAGAAACGGTATTACAAAGTGCATTAACCGCAGCGATCACCGCAGCTATTGAAGCCCAATTCGGTGGATCCGTAAGTACTCCCAATTATATACCGGCCCTATCTTTGGGAATCGCAAATGCCATTATTCCATTTTTTGTAAGCAACGCGTTAGTAACTACTGCAGACGTGGTAACTATCCCAGTTACGTCACCTCCAGGAACTCCTAGCGCGGGCACTGGTGTGGGAACTGGAACTATTTCGTAAGAATCTTTAACTTGAGGTAACTATGAGCTTTTTAGAATTTGCCACTCGTATGCTTCCATATTGGTGCTTAGGCGTTTTTACCTTTTACTGTGTTTGGAAATCCGAATATAAAAATCTGCTATCTTTCAAACCTAAAGTTTTTGGTAAATGGGTTTTGTTCATGGCCTGCATGTCAGTAGTTAGATATTTTATGATCAAAACCGCTTTCTCGCAAGGAATCGGATTAGAACAAGCGCAAACCGCCTACATGTTACCGATTGGTGGAACCGCGTTTGTCGGGTGGGAAGACTTATGCTATAGTTTTCCCTTAGTTCTATTGAAACGCATGCTGGGAACCAGTAAGTGGATGTGGCCTGTCCACATGCTATTATTAGCTTTTGTTATGCTCTCCTTCTTCACGGGACACACTTACCAAGGCGTGTTTGCTGCGGCTATGATTTCTTTTTATATCCCCTACGCTGTTAGGTTCATTGAAAAGAATGGTGTTACAACTCTTATGTTGGGACACATGCTCTATGACTTCGCGACCATCATGACGGTAAGGGCGGCTGTGGGACATTTATGAGCAAGAAGAAGAGACCGTTCGCAGGAATTACCAAGGAACAGATCTTCAGAGCCGAAGCTAATACCTACGTTATACAAATTGGCAGCGATTTTTACCAGAAGGACGGCGATTTTGCTTTCTCCCGTCAGGAAGCTGAAAAGTACTACGACATTCTAATGAGCAATATCCTGCGCACCCTAGACGAAGGCAATGAAAAACAATATAACGCAGCCATGAATTGCCTATCTAGTCTTCAAATTCTACCACTCAGGGTTCAATAAACTTCAGAACTTGGCAATTCTATAATCTTACCAACTTGGGCTAATGCTAGATAGTGCGAGAGTACGTAACGATTTTTAACATGAAGGCTGTTTGTCTCTTTATAAAGTTCCAAAATAGCATCCACGGCTTCTAAAATATTTTTAACAATACAAACCGAACCAGGTTTATGATCGAATTCGCAGCCCATGTTTTTGTACTTGTGGTGCGAATAAAGAACATCGCATTCTCTGCAAAGCTGAAAATCATCCAAAAATTGGAGCAATTCAAGACAATCGTCGACATCACTCCAGCCCAGTTCTTCGCTTTCCATGAACTTAGTATAAAGATACGTGATATTTTTTATTTGGGCGCTGTCAAGCATATTAGTATGGCACACATCTTTGGAATAGCTCTTTCGAAAAATCGCCATAGTGAGCTTTAACGCAACCATCGGTTAAAATTTCTGGAAACATCAAACTCTGAGGACAGTTGTCATCGTACCGTCCAGGAGGTACTTTGCCTTCCGCCAACGAATCCAAGATCTCTTTGAGCCTTTCGCTGGAAGTTTCGGGGTAATCGTGTGCATTGCCCCAATCATGTCCGCGTTCGCAGTAACAATGTGATAATTCATGCAAGACCAGGGCCAGCCTCGATGTTTGTGTGGCTTGATTCCAGAAATCAAGATCCAAATCCACTTCATGCCAAAACGGCGCTCTGGTACAAATGCCAATCACTGTTCCACGATTTATCGTTTTAAATCCAACAGTTACCTCGTTTTTAAAGACGATTCCTTGAATTCTAGCCAATTCTTTATATTCTTTGACAATGCTCTCAGCTCTAGGATCTACGCCTTTATACTCGGGGAATGGTTTTATACCAATAGAAGAACAGCTTTGGCAACTGAAATTAACCAAAACAGCAACAAAAACAAGGGCAAACATTCTAAAAATAGGGCTCATATGATATAGTATATCATAAGACCGAAAATCGCAATCTTTACATTGAGGGTTAAATGGGAGTTTTTGACAACGGCACCGGCAATTTAGGCGTAGGCGACGCTATTAGTAGTCTGAGCAACTCCGCTCTAGCAGCTTTTGGCCTATCTTCTGGTACCGCCGCCAATGCCGCAACTCCAGGCCTTCTACCGTGGAATGCCAATGGTCAGACCCCATCTGTTAGTCCATTTTATGCTCCTATAACGATTCAAGCCGAACGCTGGAATCAGCTTTTTCCCTATAGATTACTTGTAGTTGACACCTCAAAGAATAACACAATCGTAGGGACGGCGACCTCCCAATTCTCTGTTCAGCTTGTAGCAGGTCAACAACAGGGCTCTTCTACACTGATTTTCACACCCGTAAACAATAGTTGGCTTTTAAATCTACCTATTACTCCACAACAACTTAGCATTGTCGACCAATACGCTATCAATACCTCGGCTACTTTAAGAGGTGTTTTGGAAGAGCACAACGGTGTTAAGTTTAAAATGATCAGCGCGTCTGGCACCATGGGCGTTTGGCCTCAACGAGGAAGTGTGACCAAACCACCTCAGAGCCCTTCCACAATTCAATCCGTATTCGGTGGAACCCTATCGGCGGCGACTAGCCTTATCAACCAAGCAGCTGCTACGGTTAAAACATTCACCACGAATAGCCCGAATAGCAAACCCGTCACAATCGGTCCCACGGATCCAGGCGGAGCCGGTGGAGAGACTACGGGCTATTATCAAGCTCTTTATTTGCAACAATTTTTGGAACAATACGCTGAAGCCAAGAAGAACCCCAAAAACGCGGGCTGGCGATTGGTGTTTGACATACCCAAACAAAACCAATCCTACGTTGTAACCCCGCTGGCGTTTACCTGGCAGCAAAGCGTAAACAAGCCGATGGAAATAATGTACCAACTCCAGTTCAAGGGTTGGCGCCGTATCGATCTCAGCGAAATTCCTCAACCTGTAAATCAAGCACAAGCATATACCATCACGCCGGGTATCTTACAGAAGATTCTAAACAGCATCACCGAAGCCCGGCTTACCTGCAGTTCGGCTATTGCATTGATTGGTGCGGTGACCTCAGACGTTAACGGCGTGTTCAGCGTGCTCAGTCAAACCGCGTTATTTGTAAAAGATCTGCTTGGCGTTGGAACCACGGCTTCCGATATGCCACAAGCCATAGCACAGGATTTTAATTCCGCAATAGCGCAGTACGCTTCTATAAATTCTGCGGCAATAGCGGCAGCGGTCACAACCGCAGCAGGTGCGGCGGCAATCGCAGCATTGGTCGCCAACAACAATAAGAATAACGGGCTAACCCAGACTTCGGTATCCGGTGGTCAATTAGGCGTGGCCGCACAAAACGCACAACAGACCAGTAATGCCGCAGCGGTTCTTAATAATCCCAACGCAAATGTCGATCTCTTAGATCAGGTACCCACTAATCAGTTAAGTCTGAATTCCGCACAACAGGCGAAGCTAAACAGTATATTGTCAAATACCACGCTGACCGTAGCCCAGCTCAAAAAAAACCAGAGTATGATTTTAAATCTCGCCATTCAATTAGCAGATTATTTCGGCGCCGGAGATACGACTTACAACACTTTGTTTAATCTCACACCTCCTCCTTCTAGAATTCAACCGATGCAAATTCCGGAGTTCGATATTTTGGAGACACTATACGAATTCGTAAGTGGTATCAACTATCTCACGGCTTCCACGCAGGTAACCGATCTCAACGTCGTCAGCTCTATGAATTATGTTGCGGGCCTAGCCAATGCATCGGGCATTCCGTTTAACATCCCCAACAGCAAGGTCTACGTACCGGTTCCTTTTAACGCAAGCATCGAACAAATCGCCGCACGATACCTCGGAGATCCAAATAGGTGGATTGAAATCGCAACTTTGAATAATTTGGAAGAGCCATACATTTCAAACACTCCCTTTTTATTACCATTGCTAAGTAACGCTATTGGAAGACAGGTAGTAGTTTCTAGCAATCAAAATTTGTTCATTGGGCAAACCGTCACTTTAGTAAGTCTTACACAAATACCTGTCTCAAGACAGATTACAAATATCACGACCTTGCCTAATGCCAATAGCTATCTTTTGACCTTAAATGGCGAACCAAATCTTGGTAATTTTATTACAAGCGATAATGCTACCGTACAGGCATATTTACCGAATACGGTAAATTCGCAACAGAAGATATTTATTCCTTCCGATCTACCAGCCCCGACTTACCCAGGACAGGCAAACATCATTCCTCCCGGTCTCGCGCAGAACGATCCGTTGACCGGATTGTCGGGAGTGGATATTTTGCTGAATGGTTCCGATTTAGCCTTCGACCAATACGGAAATTGTATGATCGCGTTTGGATTAACAAATCTTATCCAGGCCTTATGGATACTGTTTTCAACTGTTCTGAATACCTCACTATTGGACCCCAACTACGGGTGCGGTGTGAGTCCTGGTACAAGTATTGCAGACTTGAATATTCAACAGCTTTATCAGCAAATAAATCAACAAGTTACTCAAGATCCACGATTTGCAAGTGTAACAAGTCTTCAAATTACAGCGGCGCCACCAAAGTTGTCAATAAACTTGGCAGTAGCGTTACCAGGGAATAGCGGCACCTTACCATTAAGTTTTGAGCTAGCTTCATGAATCTACTTAACAAATTTTTAAAGATGTGATATAAAAGGATATATGCCAAAGAAGATGACATTAAAAGAGGTGTTAGATAAGATTAAAAAATTACATGGGGATTCTCTTACCCTTTGTGTGGAGACCTATCGCGGAAGTCAAATAAAGGCAAAATTTATTCACAAGGACTACGACAGAGAATGGTGGGTTAAACCCACCTTTGTGTTTCAGGGAAAAACCCATCCCGATGTAGGAATCAAAAGAAGAGCGAAAGAACAGTCTCTTACATTAGAAGAATTTAAAGAAAGACTCGTTCGCATTCATGGGAATTTAGTGACCGTAGATGAAAGTACTTACGTGGATACTCATACAGTCTGTAGATTTTTTCAAAAGGGAATTGGAGAATTTTTTGCCTATCCGAACCATGTTTATGTGAGAGGTGATTCTCATCCCGGTGATAAAGAAGAAAAGAAGAAAAGAATTAGTTTAAAAAAATATGGAGTAGAACACGCTTCTCAGAATGCCGAAGCTAAGACTAAACGTAATAAAACAATAGAAGAAAAATACGGAGTAAAAAATCTTTCTCAGGCAGATTCCGTAAAAGAGAAGAAAAAGAAAACGAATCTTAAGAATCGTGGGGTTGACCATCCCAGCAAATCTCCGGAAGTAAGGGAAAAAGTCAGACAGACTTCATTACTTAGATATGGTTTCGAGTACGCCATTCAAGATCCAGGAATAGCGCTTAAAATTGCTAGGTCCGCTAATAGAGCCTCCATCAAATTCCATTGGAAAACCAATGAAGAGCTAGTTTGCGTAGGCTCATATGAAGCTAAAACCGTAGACTATCTCAATGCTAACCAGATCAACTTCGACTGGCAACCCAAGACTTTTAAAATGCCCGATGGCAAGACCTATCGACCAGATCTGTATTTGTCCGATTTAAACGTTTGGGTAGAAATTAAGGGTTGGATGAGACCCGATGCCCAGATCAAATGGGATTGGCTTAAGTCAGAGTATCCCAATTCAGAACTTTGGAATCAGAAAAAGCTAAAAGAAATGGGAATTCTATAAAATGGCGACTACACCTAATCTTCCACAACCCCAGTCATATCAAGAAACCCTCGGGGCGATGCTTAATCAGTTTGCAGCGGCTACTGGGATCCCCAGCGTGTCCGTAGGTTCTGCTAGTCTGAGCCTCTTTCAAACCATGGCTTTGGCGGTTTCCCGCGCTTCTGGTGATGTTTTCCAAACCATTCTTAACAGTTCCCTACAATATGCTACTGGGAGCAGTTTGCAGGCCATGGCTGCTGAATTTAATATCGAATTAACGCCATCACAGGTTTCCACGGGTTATGTAACAGTTACTGATACCAGTTTTACCATGGTTTCAACCAGCGTGTATCCTGGGGCTGCTGCTACAAATGCGGGTTCCGTAATTATTTACGCTAGTTCTAACACCGGTTTTCCATCTTCGGGATCCGTTTATCTCGGTCGTGGGACGAACAATAGCGAGGGGCCGATTGGTTATTCTTCTATTGTAGCTGTTGGGAATTACTTTCAGTTCAATCTCACAAGCCCCACCACCAAATTCCACAACCTGAATGAAAGCATTATTCTTAGTCAAGGCGGGGTTCGCACGGTTCCAATCAATACTATCGTAACCGCACCTTCTAATGGATTGGTAGCAGCTCAACAATACACTGTTACCCAACAAGGCATCATTCTAGACGGTGCTACCTCAGTTTCCAATATTCCTGTAACCGCTCAGCTTCCGGGTTCCGCAGGAGATGTTCCCGCAGCCGCTATTAGTCAATTCGCAAGCCCACCCTTTTCTGGAGCCACGGTTTCAAATCCTGTCCCCACCAGCGGTGGAACCGATCCCGAGACCGACGACGAAATCCGTACCGCGATTCAAAATTTCTTTAGTTCAATAGGATTGGGCACTCCGACAGCTATCAAGAACTCCTTGATTGGTGTAAGTTCTACTACGGAAGCCGGCACAATTACTTCGGACTCCTTGGTTAACAATCTCGACGGCAGTTCCACGGTTTATATCTCAACCGGTGGAGGACGTCCGTATGAGGCAAAGACAGCCGGAGTAGCGATCGAACATATTATTGATTCCGCAATCGGCGGCGAACAATTCTTTCAACTCGCAACCGGTGGAACCCAGGCTCCAGTAGCAAAAGCCTTCTTGCAGTCCACAGACGCCAGCCCCTTCGCTATTTACGGTGGTTACGTATTAGCGGTTACCGTAGGCGGAGTTACAACTCAACATGCTTTCCAGACCTCGGATTTTCAAGCTCCAGGCGCCGCTACCGCTTATGAAATCTGCGCTAGCATCAACGCCGATACCCTGGTTAATTTCGAAGCCACGACCGCTGGTGGCGGCACCTACGTTGTTATCAGAGCCATCAAAGAAGCCAACGAAAGCATCCAAGTCACAGTTCCTTCTTCGCCTAATCTTGTCAACGCCAATCTATACATGGGTTTCCCTACTACTCTAAACGAAACGCTCAGACTTTACAGAGACGGAGTACTCCTCCTCGAAGACGGTAATACGGCTTCAGTATTTTCAGAACAACAAGGTAGTTGGTCTAGTAGTATTAGCAACGGCGACACTTTAATCATAGGCGTCGACGGTACCGCTCAAAACACATATACATTCTTAAACGCAGATTTTATCGCAACCGGGCTTTACAACACCGTAAATGCAACCAACTCTTTGGCTTCCTGGGCACTTGTAATTAACAATAAAGTAACGGGTATCACTGCGACGGTTTCTGGTTCTCAACTCGAACTTACCAGCAATTTAGGAGCAAATCCTAGAGCGCAGATCGTAATCAATCCAAGCTCAACCTTGGTTACCAAGAGCATGTTTAGCGTAAGCGAAGGTCTGACTTCCCAAGGCGCTGCAGCTGGTTATACATTGGATAGAAATACCGCCCAATTTGAACTCGCAACACCGCTTGTTGAAGGCGAAGATTTGGAAGCCGGTATTGAAAGCACAAGAGCGGTCATAACAAGTGCCGTCATCAGCGGCGCATCTATTACATTTCCATCCGAAGGTTATATTTGGATCGCCATCGACGAACCCGCAACCACTATACATACCGGGGTCACAGCTGGTTCGTTTTTGACGGTTTCGGTTAGCGGCAGTTTGGTGAGTTACAAATCAAATACGTTGTTCGCATTCTCCGATGTCGTACCCGGCGATTACGTCATTATTTGGTCCGCAGAACTTAATGCCGCCAATAGATTAGAAGGCAGAGTTCATTCCATAACTACGACCACGCTTACCAACGATACGCTCAATATCTTAGTTACTTCTGCAGAAGCCGCCGCAGTGGTTCCACAAGCCAATGTCATCTACAAAGCTGGCTTCGTAGTGGCTAACATGAAAGACGCACCTCAGAAGTTTAATACACCTACGGGTTTACAAACACTGGATGCTTTGGTATTATTTCTACAAGCACAGACGGATTCTCTCATTTTTGGCGTAATCGTTGAAGAATACCTCACCATTACCTCAAAGACACTCAATACTAATGGATACGTTACCGTTGTAACTTTTGACGCAATCGGACAAGATCTCAACTTTTCTGCGGGACAAAGTAGCGAAAGCAGCTATCCCATCATAGCCTATCAGGATACCGTTAGCAATTACTTGCCTTCGTTCTTTCACAGCAAAGTAGCCAGCGACACCTATGCGGAGCCACCAGATACTTTTCTTACTTCTTTTGTTTCCGACATCACTCTCGCTGGTAGGGATGACGATGAGATCATTACCTTCTTAAATCCTTATGGCGGTATCGACGACGAGCAACCCGTCAATGAAGTCGTGCAGGAAACCACGGTTTCTGGTACCACGGTTGGAATCACCAAAGATCCCGATGTTAGACGTATCAGAACCAATGATAGATTCTTCACGTCGGCCCCGCTTTCTTTTGGTAACAAAGATAGTTTAGTTGCTATTATTGACAATAATCCCGTAAACAATACCTTCCAGATTCCGCTTTATCGTCACGCGCTTACCAATACCAGCTATAGTCCCAACTCTAATAACTTTAACGCCTACGACACCGATCTCGCACCTACCGGAAGTTTTGTAACTTCTTTCGGTGCTAATTTTGCTTTCAACAACTATAAAGTACTGATGCAAGCCAAAAAGACTTTGAGCAGCACGACGCCGCAAAGCTCGATTCTTTATAGAGCTACGGCGTGGGGTGCCACGGGTCAGGAAATCGTGGTTAGCTATGTATATTCGCCTAGCGCACCTGCGCTTAATAATAGTGTTACTATTACTAATACGATTAATGTCGCCATCACCGTTCCTCCTGCGACAACGGCAACTGCGGTTGCGGCTTACGTCAACGCCAATCTATCCGCCTACGTATCCGCTACCGTTGTAAATGATGGCAGCGGCGGCACTCCTGGAACAGGGATTATTACTGCCAATGCCAGCACCCAACTTCTGGATGGCATCAACTGGTTGCTCTCTAGTAATGTATCGGGCTCTCCACAATTTGTATTGAAGAACGCCTTAGCACTCCCAACCGATGTAGGTTACGCTTTTAATAACGGAGAAACCCTGCTTTTCGTTCCAACCACCATTGATCAAGTCAACCTATTCATAAACACGTTGGCAGTAAGTGGCATCAGTACGGCTAGTTTGATTAATACCGCAAATAGAGATTCGCAACTCGAAGTGTCGTCGGAAACCTATGGAAGTCAGGGTTACGTTGAAATCGTAGGAGGTGCGGCAAACGGTTATTCATTCCCAGTCATAAATTCCGGACTAGACATTGACAACACGTATTGCGCGATTTCTGCGTCTTCTATAGCATCTGCTAATGTAATCAGCGGACAATGGTTTTACCTACAAGCAGCTAACACACAACAGAAACAAACACAGTTTGGACCCGGCACCGATGTTACCATTACCCCAAATCAGCCTTCTGCAGGTTTGAGTACGGTGAGTTTAACTGGTCAAACCTTAAGTGAGCGTTTCTTCGGCGCACCTAGAATTATAAGTGGATTGAGTGGACTAACTTTCAGAGTCGAAGCGCAGGGTGATTTGGTTTGTTTTAGTTATGTCGGCAGCACGGGAAGTCCACAGTATCTGACGTTCTCAGTGAATTTTAACGAATCCGGTGGCGGAAATCTAAGTGTTGCGGTTCCAAGTACGGGAATAGGTCAATATACTATTACAAGCGGTGCAGCAACTTTTAGTGGATTAAGTATTGGAGATTTGGTAACTGTATCGGGTCTAACGAATAGTGCGAATAATGGTACTTTCGTAGTTTCTGGTGTAAGTTCTAGTGTATTGCAAGTAACCAACCCTAATGCCGCTGTTGAAGCCAGCGATACGTATACTACGGGTACTTTCACCGCTACAACCGGTGTCATGGAGGGCGATTCTGTGATCGTTGGAGCACCATTTAGTGCCCCAAATCAGGGAACCTATAGGGTTATTAGAACATTCAACGATAGTTTTTGGATTAAGAACACCGACTACGTAGAAGAAGAACAAGTATTGACTGGCAGTAGTTTGAAGTTTTACGAATACGAAGCCACGATCCCCGGTGATGATTTGGTGATTTCCAGCAATGCGTTTGGAACCACAAATGCTGGTACCTATCCTGTTTATTCAGTTCCTAGTCCCACGGAAATAGTAGTAACCGGAGTATTGACTACTACCTATGTGTTCTCGGTAAGTTCGGCCAACGCTACCGTTGGAGCCACGTACTCCAACAATGGTGGAGTTTTTACTGTGGGATCGACTATTTCTGGCGGAACTACATTACTCGCTACCGGCACAAGCAATCCGTTGTCATCTGGAACTCTTACTAAGATCTCGGGCACCGGCGATACCACGATTACATTTTCCTCGTACACAATCAATAGCATCAATCTAAACGGATTGCTGTCGTCTTTCTACATCGAAGAAGGAACCGCATATACAGGATACAAGCATGTCTATTTGGTAGCATTACAACCCGGTACCACTAACTTGAATCAGATCTTATTTGATACGTATTTACAATATGAGAAGATCAATCAAAGCGCTGGTGTAGAAGTTACGGCTTTAAACAAACTTAACTTTGGAACATCGGTTTCTCAAGGACTAGATGGCTACAAGTATAATACTGGACTGATTCAACAAGCAAATCGTGTGATCTACGGTGATCCTACGGATTCGAGTGAATATCCTGGAATTTCTGCGGCGGGCGCTGATATTTTTATTAGAGAGCCTTTGGCATTGGTAGTTAGTTTGGCAATTGGAGTCAGATTACAAACAGGTGCTCCATTTAGTGCGGTGAGTCAGCAGATCCAGAGTAATGTAGCGGCTTTAGTTAATAGCAATAAAGTTGGACAGAGCATAGCATTGGGCTCCATAGTAGCGGTTTGTATGGTCGTACCTGGTGTAACTTCAGTAGTTATTTCGAGCCCTCTGTATTCTCCTACAGATGATCTGATCGCAGTGCAGCAATCCGAACAAACCTTTATCCTAGATCCATCAAATGTTTCGGTTTCGGTGATCGGAAGTTAATATGGCTATAGCGACAACGCAGAGCGAGTACAAAAGACTAAGAGGTTATCTCAATCCTACTATCAAAGGGAAAAATGTTGACGCCGTTTTGTATTCCTTGGCGACAGCGACTTCATACTTAGTGAATTCGGTTTACGCCGTCAATCAGAATTTGTTCATTACCACAGCTTCTGCACAATACATTGACCTTTTGCTTTCAAGTTATGGCATCACAAGGCCAGCACAAATCGGAATCAGTGATGGCGCCTTTCGCGCCATCGGTTTAGAAGTCAAGAACAGAAAACAAGTTAGGGATCTTATCAACAACTTGCTTGATATCATTTTTAGCGACGAATTCTGTAAAGCCACGGATTCCGCAACTGCGGTAGAGCCTTATAATTTAGCAGATGGCGACACCTTGATTGTAAGTTTTGACGGCGCCACTCCAGTAACCATTCCTTTTCTAGCAGCAAATTTTACCAACATTCACGCTGCCTTAGCAGTTGAAATCGCAGATGCCGTAGTTGCCTACCTCAACAGTCAGGGATTATCAGGTCTGGCTGCGGTTAAAAATAATGGGTTGGGAAACTATGTCGAACTTGTTAGTAATACTATAGGTCCTCGGTCATCAGTTACAGTTATGGGTGGCAGAGCACAAAATGTCCTACTGTTCCCCGAAAGCGTGGGCGCCGGTGGAAACGCATCGACTCAATGGACGCTTAGTGTACAGAGTGATGGAAGAATTCGTTTTACATGGTCGGGCGGAGCCAATCCAAATCTTGGTAAGCTTTCACCCGGCGATTACGTTAATATCTACGGCGGAGGTTTTACTAGCTCCACAAATATCGGCACCTTTACTATCATAGATACCGTGGGTGGATTAGTTGGCAGCTCATATTTCGATGTCTACAATCCCATTGGTTCCACGGGGATCGTAACGCAGGGTTCGGACACCGCTGTTCTATTCTTTTATCCCGCAAAGCAAACCATTCAGACCAAAGGCTATTACGCCGCACTCTATCAGACCAGAACCAATGTGTTACAAATCTTTATTCCAGCCACTACACAAGTCATAGTTAGAAACAGAATCGGAGCCATGTTCCTTCATGATCCACCGCGTGGGAACTACACTTTCAATGCTCAGCCCAATCCCGGCGATACGTTTCAAATCACTACGTCGCTCAATTTTACAGCCGGAGTCGATTTTGTTATTGGTGGAACCATTCTAGAAACCGTTACCAACATGGTTGATGCCATCAATGCTTTAAATGCTGGTTTGCAAGCCATCATAAATAGCAACAATGTGGTATTGATTTACAACAACAGTTTATCCAATACCTTGGTTTTGACCTATACTGGCTCTGCGAGTATTGTGCCTGATCTAATGCAAGCTAGTAATATTTCGCTGGAGCCCAATCAATATGGTCCATACAGCTACGACACCACGCAACCCTTCACTGTAGGAGCTGAGCATTCGATTTTAACGCAAGACGTGAATGCTTCAACAGGAGATGTAGTACTTGTCGAAGACAGTGCGGGTTTTCCAAACGGAACCGGTTATGTAGTTTTTGACTACGGCGGTCCCACACAGGAATTGGCAAACATAATCGCAGTTCCTTCTAGTACGAGCATTTTGCTTTCACCGGTTAACAGTTTGCAGTATGATCATCCCGCTGGCCAGGAAATCCGCGTAGTACCCACTAAATCACCGGTAGTTCCAGCTACTAATGGTAGCGACTATCAAGGATTTATCACAGATATCGTTGGTGGACGAGTTTATTGTCAAAGCCTGATCGAACAAGTGGTGGCAGCCGGAATCGCAATAAATTTCGTAATCCTATATCCAAACGACATCGGATTGGGAAAAGCGGGAACTCCTAATTCAGAGATCGCTTATGTATACGGTCCAAACCCCACTACGGTAATATATCCAACCAATGATTTGACGGGAACTTAATATGTCACTACCAGTTGTAATCACCGGAGCGCAAATCACGATTTTTTGGAATAATCAACTTTATAAAGAAGTTGCCGATGTTAGTTTTGGCATCGATTACGGCGAAGAGGAGATTTTCGGAATTGACAGCGCCTATAGCCAAGAAATCGCAGGTGGAAAAGTAACGGTGAGCGGAAACGTAAGCGGATTTCGCATCAAAAACTCAGGTGGACTTCAGGCTAAAAACTTGCGTCCACTATTCACCGATGTTTCTGCAAATCCTTATGTGAGTTTGAGAGTTACGGATCGCTCTACTTCTGAAGATATTCTCTTTATTCCTCAGTGTAAAGTAGTTAGTGAAAATCATTCCATCCCTGCTACCGGCACATATAAACTGAACTTTTCCTTTAAAGGAATGATTCCTCTTATGGCCTTGGACCGCAGCTAAGTTTATATCTTAGGTTCTTGGGCAGCTTTTCCTTTACCAATTTAATATAGCCTAGATTTTTGGGACATCCTCTAACTCTACCTTCGGAATAGCTTCCCGCATTGTAAGCGCTTGCCAACTTAACCCAATCCCCCGAGCCATAGCGGTCTTGCTGATATCTCAGATAAAGCGCTGCAAATTTAATGCCAACATGGGGATCTCGAAGTTCCATGGGATTTTTTCCTTGCCATCCCATCTGAATTGCTGTGGTTTCTTTTATTTGGCAAACACTATAACTCGGAGATCCGGAGTCATATAGAGAATAGTCGAGTTCGAAATTGCGACTCTCGTGAGAACAGATCGAATACAGAAGTATTGCGCTCACCTTAGCTGCTTTGGCAGCAGCAGTTATGATTTGTAGATAGGTCATAGCTATCCTCCACCAAATACCCTATATGGTATTGCGGCAGAAGTCAAGCTAAAAACAATCTTTACTAATATGACGATAAGACAGGATTTTTCCACGTACATTGATGGAAACAATTTAAACACCCCAAATCCAGGTACGTGGCAACCCGGACAAAGCGGCTCTGACAATGGAAATCTTTTTACTTCCATCTATTATATATTATTAAACAAAAACGGACAACTTACCGATCAAGACAAAATAGACTACGCCGCCAAAATCAATCAGTGTATTGGTTCCAACCTACTCAATAGAGTTCCTGTTGGACAAAATGACGGACTCAATGGCCCAGATGACTATTATGGCACAGTAAGCGCATGCATTGAATTGGGAAACACGGAAATCCCCCGTAAATTACTTTGGGGTTGTATCAAATATAAAGGCTCTTTCTATAATCCGCAGCCCGGCAAGTGGCAATGGCAGGCTTTTTTAATCAGACAACCCGCACTTCTTACCGCGATGATTTCGGCGGCATTTCCATCTCTAATCAATCCCTTGCATTGCTGGATTCGCTGGATGTGTCATCCATTGTTCGTTTTTTCCGCGCTAGCCATCGCGATTTCCAATATGTCGGAAAACGTCATGGATACCAATACCAGACAGCTTACCTGGACGATTCAAAATAACCTAAAAAAGACTAGTCTATGGTGTTGGTTAGCAAGTAAGGTTTGGTTTTGGAGATTGAAGAAATACTATGGCGCGGATCCCATGAAGTCTGTGACTTCGATTTATTACAGTCCGCAAGGGCTAAATAATAACCCATATTCGAAGTGGTGGGTGGATTAGTCTTCGTATCCGCTGTCTTCACGGATTGTGCGTTTAGCCTCTACCCTGGCGACATCTATGGGACAGGCATCCAGATGTTCTTTGGATTGCGGTTTGTAGGTTTGACTTAAGAGGCCAGTCCAAATATCGTGATTTCTTAACAATACCCAAACATTTTTGCCATCGATTTGAACAATACTACCGGCCTGAGAAGTGGCACAAATAACAACGTCGCCTTCAATCATTCTTTAGGATTCCCTTCACAGTTTCTTCGTAACGCTTACCCTTGGTACGATTGGTGCAGTTATTGCATTTCCTGTAGTATTGCGTAGTCCCCATCTTTGAATACAAAACAATCTCTAAAAAACCGTTGTCGCATTCATGACATGCCCAATCACGCTTCAAAGCCTCTATATTTGAGTTGGCTTCTACAGCACTTTCTTCAAAACGCTTGCTTTCCTCATGGTCGGCTACCATTTGTCTGAGAGTCTCGAACCGATCCAGATCCAGACGGGCTATCTGTTTTCTTAGGTGAGCCAACTCTTTCTTTAACTGCCTGTTTTCTTTAGATAATCGCTGCTCTCTAGTGAACGATCTATCTGTTCGCTTACTTTTTCCCACTGTAGCGCACCTCTTCACTTTAGACTATATCACAGTAAAGATTGCGATGTCAATATGATATAATAGGGGTGTCAGTTAAACAACAATCTTTACCTAGGATCCATTCCAGAGGGCATTTAATGGCTATTCAGCGCCGCGAAAATTATTTAAGTCAGATGAGAGTTGACGTGCCTGATCTAAAGGCTGTTGAATCCGCTGTAAGTGCTGACTTTGACACGTCTTTTGAAGCATTCGTGACCGGAGCCGGTAACCCCTATATCATCAACGGCTTCGCGTTAAACATGGCCACCAACCCCATCGGTGGCGCCGCCTCAAACCTACAGGTAATCGTTAGCGCTGGCGCCCTCATGCACGTCACCGCGTCTCAGTCAGGTACCATATATTTGGTTCCAGCTGGAACCCCCGCTGTTACCCTAAATGCTGCGATTGTGTCAAATGTCAGCGGCGCCTTCGTTCCAGGCACCAATAACTATGTTGGCATCGATTACTATCGCTTCCAAGATCCCACAACCGACGTACAACGTGCGCTTTGGGATCCTTCAACGAGCCAACAAGATTCCACAATTGATCCCGCAGCGATCATCCTAAACTACGAATTCGTAATCACATCTACGGTTTGGGCTTCCAACATTCTTCCCATTGCCGTAATTCTTACCGATAGCGGCAACAACGTGGTTTCCATAACAGATTCCAGGCCCCTACTGTTTCGCTTAGGAACAGGCGGCGCCAATCCTAATCCGTTCAATGTCTATAGTTGGCCGGAAGGGACTTCAGAAAATCCACCAGTAACTACCACAAACGGCAGCAATCCGTTTTACGGTGGAGACAAAGCCATCACCGATCTCAAGGATTGGATGAACGCTGTGATGTCGGGCTTCCTAGATTTAGGCGGCGGACCCTATTGGTATTCGTTTTTTGGGACCGGTCCAAGTCCGGGTGGCAGTGTACCTCAACTTAGAGAAGACGCTGTTAATACCATCTTAACCAGTAATGGTAACATCAGTCACGGTGTGATTCCCGATACCACACCAATTCTCACGACTACCGGTAACGTTACCCTAGGCAGCAACCAAATTACCAGTCTGGCTTCCACAACAGGAATAGCCAGTGGTCAGTATATCAGTGGCGAAGCTTTTATCGCTGGCACCACGGTTCTTTCTATTAGTGGTTCCACGGTTGTCATGTCCAACGAAGCCTCAGATACTGTAACTGGAACCACGGTTTCATTTACAAATCCTGTGGCAACGCAACCGGGCCAAATTAATTGGTCCAACGTTTTAAATTTTAAAGTAATAGGTTCTAATTTAGAATATCAGATCCAAGCAAATCCTACGGGTAGCACAGTAACTCTGACCGATGGTGAAGTCGCTTATTTAGAACTTACTCGCGACGCCGCAATCTCCCCAGATCTTATTTGGACCAATGCTTCTGCTGTAGTTAGTTCCGTAGGCAGTGTGGCCTGGACGTCCGCTGTACTTGCTGGTGATTGGATCAAAATAGCTTCAGCAAGTCATGCCGCCTATTATCAGATTTTGACAGTTAATTCTGTTTCACAAGTCACATTGACTTCTACTTATGGTGGAACTTCTACGGGGGCTAGCGGAGCGGCTTCTCAATATGCTTGGGGAGAATATACATTACCCGGTGTTAGTGGTAATTCCAGAGATATTCAAATCGTACCACGTGCAAGCGTACCGATTGCATCGAATACTTGGTGGTTGCTAGCTAGAAACGATGACGGCGGCGCCTTACCTAGAGTTTATATTCGTTGGTTAGGAATGGATTTATCATATGGCGTCAGCGAAAACGTCAGTGGTCCTCAAATTCAAAACCTACTTACCTACACCGGTAGCCCAATTGAAAGCGCCACCGCTCCAGCCTATGTTTCTACATATCAAATGTGGGAAGGCGGAGGACCTTTAGTTCTTCCACAGATCGTTAGCATTACAACCGGTAGCGCGGCTTCGATGGCTTCTAATCAGTATTTTGAAATTTTTCCTTCCGTTAGTCTTATACAGTACTATGTTTGGGTAAACAAAGATGGAACCGGCGTGGATCCAATGCCAATCGCAAATGCGATTTCTTTGGAATGGATTGTAACCACTGGACAAACCGCTGCTCAAACCGCAACTACGTTGACCACTCTTCTCAATTCCACAAGCAGAAAAGATTTCACCGCAACCGCAATTAGTAATGTTATTACCGTTACCAATAACAGCGCCGGTCTTACCAATTCACCGGCTAACGTTAATGTGGGTGCTCCGTTTGCAATTTCTGCCACACAGGCCGGAACTGGTAGTGGAAACTTTGCTATTCAAGACGGCGATAATCTAACATTGGGTATTAAAAAACTTGATGAAGACGTTGGAATCATTCTAAGTTCATTGGATTCCCCAACATACGATGAGACCGTTGATGTCGTCGCTTCCGGTGGAACATATCCTCCTTCTTTAAATTCTCCGGTCTCTATAAACGGACCCGTTGCCAATGGCGGTTTCATTCATCTTCCAAATAATAGCAGAGAAGCCAACGCAACGCAATATTATACCGTGGGCAAAGGAACACTACAAGTTCTTCTTAATGGTCAGTTTTTAGACGTTGAAAGCGGAGCCTATGCTGAAGTCGGGGCCTCTGGCGCTCCTAGTAATGAAATTCAAATCGTTAGTTTTCCCGGTGGCGGATTAGTTGTTGGCGACGAACTTCAGTTTCGTTTTGCCGGTAATGGTGGGAGTCTGGGCGAAATCGGACCCGAAGGTCCTACTGGTCCTACTGGTCCCGCAGGGCCTGCTGGAACCAACGCATTTGGAAACGCGGTATCAGTTTCTACGAAAACCGGTCCATATACCCTAATGTCTACAGACTTTGTAATTTTAGGCGATTGCACCGGTGGAGCATTTACACTATCTCTTCCAACCGCAGCCACTGGTGTTGGAAGAATCTTTTTTATGAAGAAGATCGATTCCAGCGCAAATGTTTTAACGATTATGGCCAATGGGTCGGAATTGATAGATGGCAGCAATACTTTTCTATTGTCTTCGCAATGGCAAACCGTAACCGTGGTCAGTTCGGGATCAGCTTGGTATATTTTATAACTTTGGGAGCTAACTTTGACTTATAGTCCATTTTTCTTTAGTCAGCAAAGTACCGCAAGTTCCACTGGAATTGTGTCTAACTATACCAATAATAGTGGTACCGCAATTCCTCAAGGAACCCCTGTCAGCTCTACTGGCACACAAGACATGATCGCGCCCACCGATGTCACCTCGCAGGCTTCGGTTAGCGCATTTGTTGGCATTGCTCAGTTCAGAATTCCCGGTAATGCCAACGGGCCAGTGATCAGCAACGGCAGACTTTTAAATCTTTCTCTTACCTACGGATTTGCGATAGGACAGGCTATTTGGATTGGTCTGAGTGGTACCATCCAGAACACGCGCCCTGATGACGGTGTTACAGGTTTTGGTCCCGGCGACTTCGTCTATTACGTGGGAATAATTGTGCAAAACGAAACAAACAGTTTACAGCAAGATTTGGTAATAATTCCACAACTAATCGGTCAACTTTAATTAGGAGTAAATCATGGCAACTTATAGCAAAATTTTAGAACTTATCTCCGCCGTACCAAGAACAGTTGATCTTTCAACTAACACTCTTAGCGTACAAGGTCTTCAGATCAATGCCGCAACTGGCGGCGGATCTTTTACACAAGCCGCGCATTCCACGACCACGACGTATTCCGTTGTTTGGCCTGCCGCGCAAGCCGGTGGATCAAACTACGTTTTGGCAAATGATGGCAGCGGTAATCTGAGTTGGATCGCTTCTGCTTCTGGTAGCGTTACATCGGTTTCCGTAAATACTGCCAACGGATTTGCGGGGACTTCTTCTGGAGGATCTACTCCTGCTCTAACTCTAACCACAACTATTACCGGACTTTTAAAGGGTAATGGAACCGCAATCAGTGCCGCTGTTGCTGGAACCGATTATGTAATCCCGAGCGGGAGCATTACGGGAACTGCCTCTAATATTACAGCAAGTTCTAATTCTACGCTAACCACGCTTTCCGCATTAAGTCTTCCGACCTCTCAGTTGTCTGGCACGATTACAGCCGCCCAAATGTTACCTTTGGCGACTAACGATATCTATGTTGGAAACGGTTCAAATCAGCCCGCAGCTGTTGCGATGTCCGGTGATGCAACTATTGCAAGTTCCGGTGCTTTGACACTCGCAACTGTCGCAACTGCTGGAACCACAGGTTCTTCTACTAGCATTCCTTCTATCACCATCAACGTTAAGGGATTGGTAACCTCTGTTACTGGTAACGCGGTTGTAGCACCTGCTGGCACACTTTCTGGAACCACTCTGAATTCTACGGTTACCGCATCTTCCCTGACTTCGTTGGGTACGCAAGCACAAGCCCTGAACATGGGAAGCAATCAGATTAACGGTCTTGCAGCTCCTTCCACCTCAACAGATGCGGCTACAAAAGGATATGTTGATGCCGCGATTAGTGGATTAACATGGCAAGGTCCGGCTAAAGCCTACGCTGCTAGCAACGTACCTTTGACTGGTGGGGCAACTCTTACCATCGACGGATATTCGGTTCAGAACGGTGATTTAGTTATTCTCGGAAACCAAACCGTAGCAACTACAAGCGGTGAATACACCGCAAGTGGGATTGGTACCGCTTATGTCCTGACTTCAAACGGACTACCTACCGCAATAGGCGATGCGTGGTTAATTTTAAATGGTACCGTATACGCTGACAGCGCTTTTGTAGCAAATCATGTATTCGGATCTTCTTCTACTCCAATGTTTACGGAGTTCGCAGGACCTACGTCTTATACTTTCAACGCTCCCCTGTCGTTATCTGGAAACACCGTTAGCATTACTCAGTCAAATACCTCTACAAACGGATATCTGTCTTCAACGGACTGGAATACTTTCAACGGAAAACAAGCCGCTGGAAACTATATCACAGCATTGACCGGGGACGCAACGGCTTCCGGACCGGGCTCTGCAGCTCTTACTCTTGCAACTGTAAATTCTAATACGGGAACATTTGCTTCAGTAACTGTAAACGGAAAAGGGTTGGTTACTGCAGCTGCTGCTCTAAGCGGCGACGCCACAACTTCTGGATCCGTTCTTACATTGGCAACAGTTGCTACCGCTGGTACCACGGGTTCTTCTACCAGCATTCCAGCTGTTACTATTAATGCAAAAGGTTTGGTAACTTCCATTACCGGAAACGCAGTTGTGGCTCCAGCCGGAACGCTTTCTGGAACCACGCTGAACAGTACGGTAGTAAGTTCCAGTCTGACCTCGGTTGGAACTATTACGTCTGGTACATGGACTGGAACTACAATTGCAATAGCAAACGGCGGCACCGGTCAGACAACAAAATCAGCGGCTTTTAACGCATTATCTCCAATCACAGCGACTGGCGATTTGATCGTTGGCAACGGCAGCAATTCCGCAACCAATCTTGCAATTGGGTCTACGGGACAGGTATTGACGGTCTCCGGAGGCACTGCGGCATGGGCGACGCCCTCAACAGTTAGCACTGCTACAACCACGACGGAAACCTCGGATCAATCGCTTACCGCTTCTACGCTGTACGCTTTGAGATACGCGTTGTCAACCGATGGCGGTTCGACCGTGGGCAGAATGTGGAAAGCCGACAACAACGCTGCTACAACAGACAATTTTTACGTTATCGGTTTGGCCTATCCTGGTTCCGGTGTTTCTCAAGGTCAGTCGGTAACCGTAACCGAATTTGGTATCATCAATGTACCAAGCCATGGATTCACCACGGGAGCGCCACTTTACTTAGGTAGCTCCGGTGCTTGTACTTCAACGGCGCCATCGTCTTCGGGACTGGCTATCGTAAGAGTGGGTCAAGTAAAAGATGCTAACAATATCTGGGTTGACGCGCAAGTAGTCGGAGTCAACTAATAGGTTCATGATATAGAAAGTAAGGATGTCAAATTTTACAAAACCAGTAAGTGGAGCACTAAGAGGCACGGCGATGGCGTTGACGGATTTGCCGTCGATCGCCACTGCCACGGTCTTAGCTAATATCAGTGGCAGCTCCACCACACCTAGTGCGGTAAGTCTTGTAGCAGCTCCTACGGCTTCTACGGTAATGTTTAGGGATACCAACGCTAATACACAGATCAATAATATAAGTGAGGGCTTTACAACTACTGCTACCGCTGCCAGTACTACGACTTTATCGGTATCAAGTACATATTATCAGCAATTCACAGGAACCACAACACAAACCGTTACTTTGCCAAGTACCTCAACTTTAGTTGTGGGTCAAGCCTATCAGATAATGAATCGTTCCACGGGCTCAGTAACTGTTCAGACTTCTACAAGTGCTAGCGTTCAAGTGATGGCGGCTGGAACTCAGTGTATATTTACTTGTACCTCGACGTCAGTTAATACCGCAGCTGCATGGGATGCCGCATATAGTGCAACCAATGCAACCGCTATTACTTATAGATCGGGAACACAGGCCATTGGCAGCGGTGTTACCACGGTTTCCGTTACTTACAGCACGGCTTTTGCTAATACAAGTTATGCCATCACATGTAATTTCATTAACACCACTGACACCAACACTCAGTTTCAACCTATTGAAATTACTGCTTTTAGTACCACGGGCTTTACGGTTAAATGGAATAGTCCGACCGCAACAGCAAACTATTCTTTGGTCTGGCACGCTATTGCAAACAACTAGTTATGATATATAGAGATTGATATGTATAAACCCATAGATTCTAGACAAAGCGAGTATCGTGGCATCTTACAAGAACTATTTCCTTGGGTTTCAGGAAATACTCTTGACGTTTTACTATCTTCTATTGATCAAGATCTAACCCCTCCATTTAAAATTGACGCCACGTCTAGTCCCTCTCTTGTAGTCAATATCGGTCCTTCTCTAGTTGCAAATTCCGTCTCAGGCAGAAATAAATCGGCTTCTTTTTTAGGTACCGTAGTTCCGGTCTTTACGGGTGGAACCGTGACCTTCCCCGCTTCATCTGGTGGAAATATTGTCACCTCTACGGGAGGATCAATCCCACTCACTTTACCTTCCGGAGATTACGTTCAAATTCTATTAGCTATCGATGAAAGCAATGATATCGCCGTAGTTATCGGTACCCCAAATGCGGTATTAGCCGACGCTCTGGTTCCAGCCCCACAATCACAAACCCAACCTTTTGGGTATGTCACGCTTCACAATATGGGTGGTACCATCCAAAACGTTGTTCAAAGCGCGATCACCATGTTTTATGGATCTGGTTCGGGCTCGGGAAGCGGCGGAGGAACCGCGCAGGAAGTTCCACTAACTATGGGAACAACCAGTCAAGTAGTTACATTTTTGAGTCCACAAAGTAGTAGTTCCTATGTTATCTTGGGCGGTATTTATAATTCAACCGATCCCAATCCTGAATTTTTCCCACTTACTGTTACAAATAAAACCACGACTACCGCGACTTTTGAATGGAATCAACTTATTCCGGACGGGAATTATTACCTGGACTACGCGATTTCGCCAGGACTTTCGGAACAATCCGGGGAATCAATTGTAGGATCGGGTCAAACATCGATCACTATTACCTTCCCCTTAGCGCTATTATCTACAAATTACGTGGTCATAGCAGAGCTTACCAATTATACAGATATTTCTCCACAATTTCAACCAGTTACAATCACCGCAAAAACTATATCGACTTTTACGGTGAACTGGAATGTACCAACTGGATCCTCAAATTATAGGCTGGCATGGCAATTAGCGGCTTACCAGTAGAAATCGCAATCTTTATGATAGATAGAGTTTAAAGGAGTTTCAATGGGACTGTTTCAATTCGGCCAAGTTGTAATGCAAGAAGCTAGTACTGCCACAGCGGGCGGCACCACAACCCTTGTCAATACTAGTAAACAAATTCAATACTTTACGGGTTCCTCCGGTCAAACCATCGTTCTTCCCGATGCAACCACGATGGTAGACGGTCAGTGGTTTGAAATTTATAACGGATCTACCGGCGCTCTTACGATTGAATACAACGGTGGTGCTTCCTTCCTTCCAAACCCCACGGTTTCCCCAGGCGGATCTTTAACGATTAAGCTAGTCGCAAACGGTACGTCCGCAGGCACATGGGCGGTTCAAGCAGGTAGTTCTGGAGTTGGCGGTGGGGGTTCTAAAAATTATCTTTCTGCCATAACCACTTCAAATGGTACCAATAACGGCAACGGCAACTTTGAATTGGGTTCCCTTACAGGCTGGGAAACAATCAATCTCACCACTTCTGGAACTATTCCCGTAACTGTAACGACGCCCGGAGTTGGTTTTACCAATGTAGAATACGTCTTTGTAATTACAAGTGGAAATGCAGTAACTGGTGATACTTACACCAATAATGGACACACCTTCACATTTCTGGGCAACTCAACCGCAACTTTAGCGGTAGCCACTGGTACGGGGGCTCCAGCATCTTCCGGAACTCTTACCAAATCAACTGGAAGTGGGAGCAGCACTATTGCTTTCACATCTTCTAAAAGCACAGCCCCATTTTTGGCTCAGATTTTCCTAGAGTCTTCTGGGACTCTCTCAGGAAACTATTCTGTTGATTTTAGTTCTACAGGACCCGCATCTCAGGGGGACACGTTAATTAGCAGTGTTTTTAACATTGATAGCTCAGATCAAGCTAAAGTAATGCAAATTAGTTTTGATTATAAATTGGTTACAGGTTCTCCTGCAATTATTCCTGGTAACAGTTCTAATACTTTTGCTATTTACGTCTACGACGTAACTAATGCCGCTTGGATTCAACCCGCTGGTGTTTTTAACATCAATCAAAGCAGCGGTGTGGGTAAATCAACCGCAACATTCCAAACCACAAGCAATAGCACTCAATATCAGTTGGCCATCGTCACCCTTAATAGCGCTACCGCTGGTTACAGTTTGTATATGGACGACTTCAGCGTAGGTCCCCAAATCGCGCCCATGGCCCCTGCGATGAGTGACCCCGTTGCGTATACCCCAACTGTTACAGGTTTTGGTACGGTATCCAATCTTGTTGCAACCTCTTCTAGACAGGGGGCCTATCTTTTAGGAGAAGTTAGTTTTCAGGCAGGAACTACTACAGCCTCAGCGCTTTCTGTCAGTATTGGGTATAACGGCGGTAATCAAAACGTCTCAATAAATTCTTCATTGTTTCCGTCAGCTTCTAGTATTGTTGGTACTATGGCGCAGAGCGGAAGTACTGCGGCGTCTTTCTATGTAATTACGCCCAATGCTACTTCGAACCCCACAATCCTAGATATCGGCGTTCAGGCTTCAGGTTCTGGCGGCCTAAATTCCGCTACCGGAGCAACACTCCTCAATAACGTTTTTGTAAGCCTTACCTATTGTGTTCCCATTAACGGCTGGTCTTCGAATACCTCGGCTAGTGCGGACACCGATACTAGGGTTGTTGCCATGGGTACTCATTTATCAACAAATACTGCTGTTGGAACAAACAGCGTAATTCCATACAACACTGTGGATTATGATACCCATGCTGGTTTTTCTACATCCACCAATTTATACACTGTTCCTGTAAGCGGATATTACCGTATTTCTGGTATTTCATTTTCAAGTACCGGAACAGCGAGTCTTCATATTTACAAAAACGGTTCCAACTTTAAAGCGCTAACTGCACTCCCTGGGACTTCTATAGGGACTTCTGGTTCCACCACGCTATTGTGTTCTGCCGGAGATACTTTGGGACTTTATACCGACAATGCCCAAACATATGGCGGCGGCGTTATCACGAATTCGAGCACTTGCACGCTCATTATTGAGCGTCTCTCCGGTCCCGCTGTTGTTACGGCAACGGAAAGCGTGAATGCTGCCTATTACTCAAGTGCTGGGCAAAGCATTTCAACTGGAGCACAGCAAATCACTTGTTTCGATACAAAGGAGTTTGACAGCCACAACGCATTTGCCTCTAATGCCTATGTTGCTCCCGTAAGCGGTAAATACTCGGTTAGCGTCTGTGTTTCTTATTCTATCGGCGCTTCTAACGCCTATGACGTTCAAACACAAGTACGCGTAAACGGCACTCCTATAAAATCCTCGGATGCTGACGGGACAATTGCTGCTGGAACGGCTAATGTGTCTGGACAGGTTGATTGTCTCTTAGCCTTAAACGCTGGAGATAGCGTTACCTTTGGGCTTAATTTGAATACGGCTACAGGACATTCCATCACTGGCGGACAAAGTGCGACATATTTCGGTATTGTCAGAGTGGGAAATTAAGCGGCGTTACGCCACAGAAAATGGAGATTTAATGAGTGCATTTAAGAAATTAGCAGCAGCGATTAGAAAAAAGAGTGGGTATAGCAAAGAAGGGGCCAATGCTGCGGCGGCTGCCATAGGTCGTCATAAATTTGGAGAGCGAGCAATGCAGGGCGCAGCCAAAAAGAAGATTTCTGTTAAAGAGTGGTTGAAGGAAAAGAAAAAATAATATGGCAAATAATCAATTTGGCAATATCCTAAATGCCCTAAAAAGCCGAATGGCTACGCGTACCCTTGATTCTAACGTAACTGCGCCGAAACTTGCCGGTAGTGTACCCCACAATTTAGCAGGCGGGGCGCCAAAAATTGCAATGCCAAAAATCCACAACGCAAATGTAGCAATGCCCAACTCACCAAATCCTGAAGCTGCCCCTCTTATGGCTCCAGGAATGCCTGATCTACCAGTGCTTCTGGAGTAACTTTTCCACCAGCTGGATCAACAGTTATTTTGCCTACGAAAGTGTTTGATACCCACAACGCATATAATACTTCAACGGGATTATACACTGTTCCAGTGAGCGGTAAATATAGGGCAACGGCTAACTTCATATTCAACGTAACAGATATACCTGGTTCTCAATCAACCCTCTCTGTGTACCGCAATGGAGGAGTAGATACTGAATTGGATACTCATGTAGGAGTTTCCAGCTCCTCTGTATCTGTACGATTGGGAGGATCTATAATCATCCAATGTAATGCTGGGGATACTTTGAACTTCGTCGGGGCATTTAGTATAAGTGGTGTAGGGCAAACTACTGGAGCTTCTACTTCTGACAATTACATGAGTTTCGAAAGAATTGGAAATTAATGAAAAATAGCCTTACCGCTGCTATTTTAGTGGGGATGCTTCTTTTTGTTATGTATGTCGTAGGCATCGGAATCTTAGACATAGCCAGGGCTATTGGGAATCTTCACTAGATTTCTTTTTCATACCAGCGCATAAAGCTACTATAGGTCTGGCTGGCGCTTCTTCTTGGGCTTTGATTAGATTTTTTAGATCCTTCCTAATCATAGCATCTTCTAGGTTCTCGGCGAAATCATAAAACTCTTTGAGCGTTGTAGAAAAAGTGTTGCAAACCATTGTCCCAGCAGGCGTTAGGTTGGCTCCAACGGCCATCCTAGCGGCATTCATAACTCTAGCACTAATAGCATAGATATCGGTTGGGGAATCGGTCACAAATCACCATTTTCTTCAATCTTCGAAATTTCGTAGGGATTCACGACACGTCGTTGGAATTCAGCCTTCGCTGATTCAAAAACACCTACGATGTCGTTCAAATGGGTATAATTAAGTCCCTTACGCTGAATGTAATGATGGGCAAGTTTGGTGTAAATATAATTAAGGTCGCCTGGCGTGATTCCGTGATCATGCATAGCCATTACCAGTTCTGCGATTCCATTTTTCCACTTGTTTCTTTCTTCGGTTTTGATGTATGGCGTATTAGGTCTCCTTTTTATGTTCCAAGTTTTTATGAACCTCTTCAAAATTAAGTTTGCCGCAATATTCTCCATATAGCTCTTTTGCTGCTTTGTCGAAAGCGCGTGCAGCTTCTTCTGGGGAGTCGAAGTATCCCAATCTAATAACCTTCCCATCTTTTTTTAACTTAGCTGTCCATTTTTTGACACCAGTGTAAAAATATTCCCCCACACCTCTAAACCCAGATTTATTGTCTCTTCTGACTTTAGTTGCATTTGTAGTATTTTGGGATCTATTTACCGGCCTTAGATTGCATCTTCTATTGTCTAAAGTATTTCCATTTATGTGGTCTACGTGTACTTTATTATCTTTTATTCCTAAAATGTGACGATGCATTCTGATTACACTTGGATTTTTGCCGCTACCGTTGTAGACAGAATGATGAGTGTAAAAACTATTATTATTTTTATTATACCAAGCATGCCAACTCATCTTGGAGAGTTCTTCATAATCCTCATCGTCTACTAGCGCTACTTTTCCCTGTGTTAGTTGAATCTCTTTCATTTGAGATCTTTCCTATACATCTCGAACAGACTTCTACGCATTCGCTTCTGCGCATTAACCCCAACTGGTTCTAAGATCTTCTCATATTTTCTAATGATTTCCCAGGCTTGTTCTTCGGTAAGCTCATGGACAGTCTGTTCTGTTATTTCGATCTCTATGAAATAGTCTTCTTCGGTCTTACCTTCTTCTTTTACAGAATAAAAAACGAGTGTACATTCTGGGAATCGGTAGATGTGGCACCCCTTATTTATTTTAAAATTGAACGAAAACCCCATAGCCTCCGCGCCATCTAGGATCTCCTGGGCCGGAGTTCCATCCACACGCCAGTTGTATTCTAATCTAGAGATGTTGTTTTTGGCTCCCACTGGTTTGAATTTTAGCGTCCACTGCGCATATTGGGTTCCGTGGGGATATTTGGCAGCCCGATACCGGCCAAAAGATCCGTCTGGTTTTGTCAAATAAGTATCCGGACCTTCAGCATAAGTGAATTCTAATAGACCAGGCAGAACTTCCACGATGGCCTTAAAAGCAGATAGCATGGCGATGTCCGAACTATATTTAGTTTCGAACTCGGTAAATCGAGCGATCTTAGGCTCTTCAGCCACCGCTTTCTCTTCGACTACCATACTGTCAGTCTTTTCTTCACCAGCCATAGTTAAGACCGACGCTAACATCTTGTGGATCCAATGTCAAGTTAAATCGTACCCCACCTATTTTAATCATACTCAGATCGATTTTACGATCGTTTAAGACTTTATAGACCATATAGCTAGCTCCAAGCTCTGTATCGGTGATCCCTATCGAATGGACGATCCCTAAAGCCGTATCTGAAGCTTGTTTACCCATCTTGCCTATAGCCGCATTGGCTTGATCTTGAGTTGCTTGTCCCCCTACGTCTATAAAGGCCGCCTTCCCTGCCTGACTAGCCGCCTGCTGGTATTGACTCGGAACATAGGGGGCTTGGTACTGTAGACTAGATAGAAGCATCATTAGGCCCATCGTAGAGCCGCTCAGGGGTTCCTGGACCGGTATGGTATGGGTGTTGTAGAGGTACGTGCTGTTAGGCTCAGGCATTAAGGTATAGGCTGATAAATCCATTAATCCTTCTTTACCCTGACTAGCCTACCTCTGTGTTTTTTTTTGATCTCTTTTTTCTTTTTAGACTTTTCTTTAAAAGAGGGCCAGCGATCGTTTTCGTAAAAATACTCATATTGGTAGAGATCAAATTCCATAGCGGCTTCGAGTCTCCAAATAGGGAAATTCATATTTGTGTCTTTGTAAATCACATGCCAGTATTTGGTTCCCGCGATTTCGCAATCCAAACTGATCTTGCGCTGTCTCTTTTTAGACTCTATATTAAATTCTTCGGCGTCCTCGATATGGTTCAAGGCCTCTTCTAGTTTTGTGTCAATTTTTCGATTCTGCTCATGGGTATTGTGTAAAGAATGTCCTAACTCGTGGATTATGCTAAGAATTGTCTCTATTTTTGATTTATTTTTATTTTTACAAATTGTAATTTCAGAATTATCCAGAGACCAAAGGGCGGAAGCTCCATAGTCTTTATTGGAAAAAGTAACCTTAAGACCTAAGCCCTTGGCGTAACTTATTAGTCTTTCGAGTTCTTTATCCCTTATCATTCATTTTCCTTCCGCGTATTTAAAACCACTCTTTATACAGGCCAGCCACTCGCGTTCCTTAAAATCGTGTTCTTCCTGATAGTAGGGTCGCAAAATCCCTTCCGCTTCTTCCTCAGTATAACCGCTCTGAGCCAGATCTACAAACAGAGCGAACCATGTTCTATTCCTACCTTTACTAAAATCGATTCCATCTTTTAACTGCTTTTTCGCCCACCCTGATAACTTATCATAGTCCCCATCGCCTGTCAAGCTTTTTCTTTTCTCACGGATCTGGGGTCTAGAATCCTCGTGAGCTTCAAACCAAGTTTGGAAATCCTCAAATCTAACCCTACCATGTAGTTCTACCAATCTCTGCTTCTTACCCGTATCCGGCCTGATGGCTCCGGGAATCCTAACACACCTGGTTGGATTCTTGCAGCTATCGTCACATAATGTCAACACCTTAAGAGCCCAAGCGTAAAAATAGTGGTAACTCTTCTTATCTATGTCTTGGTCCAGAACTGTTAAGAAATGTATAGATTTGCCACCACTATAAATGGCAGCACTATAGGGCATACCTATTTTCTTAAAGTATTCTAGTTGAGCGCTGAGTTTGCCGACATCGATTTCCCACATAAAAGTACGGTATGCGGTTACGTTGTCATCGTTTCTAGGTCCTTTGACGGGGTTGATGGCCAAGTGAGTAAGGGTTTCAGACCCAACTATTTTTATGGGAACATTGGGATTATTACTAACCAATGTGAATTCGCCTGACAACATAGTTGGCAAAGTAATTGAATGGTACGCTTGAGGTCCTGGAGCCGGACAACATTCTTCGCCTTCGTTAAATAGTAGTACTAGGAGGGATTTCAAATCCTTCATAATCCCATCCTAAACCCACTGTATGTAAAAGTCAAGCGATATTTGCACTGCCGGATTGAGCGGTTACGGCTTCGATAGCGGCTTTCTTATCAGCTTCTTCTTTTTGTAATTTCTCAATCAGAGCCTGGACCTGTTTTTTTTGGGTCTTAATCGTAATCATCCGTTCTCGAATGGTTTCAGCGGTGTAGTGTTTGATCTCAAATTTTGGTACTTCGGCACCATTCTTGCCCATGTGCATGACCTGGCGTTGTTCTTCTTTGGTTTCCTTGGTGGCGCCGTCTAAAACTTTGACGGTTTCCATAACTGGCACCATTTCGCCGTCTTCGACAAATTTCTGCCATTTCGAACTGCTACCAAATACCTGCGTTGACAACTGACTCAATTCTTCCCTAGTTTTTCTGTCCATTTTCATCTCCCTTTTTGTTTTCGTATTTACCAACACTATCGGCACGTTCTTTGGCTTCATTTCTCTCAGCCACCATCTTTTCCCATGCTGGGGTTAGGGGCTTAAAACGGCCTTTATCGTAGGCGGTATCAATGTAACCGCCAACAACACTACCCTTATATCTGTTTTTTCTGATATGCCAACGAGTCTTGAGTTTTTGAAAGTCGGGAACCATTTCCATGGCCACTGTACACGGTGTGATAATATCTCTGGATCCTCTCAGGCGGTCTTGAAAATCTAGTTCGTTTTCGGGATCGCCGGATTTCTGAGAACTCAGCTGACTCATCACAACTATACAAGCCGGATATATGTTTTTGTAATGGTCAAGAACGCTCATCACTTCTTTAAGGACATCGTAAGGTTTTGCGCTGGGATTGCTTTTACTATTGATGATTTTCTGAATGTAGTCGATGATAATTAAATCGTATTGGGTTCCGCTAGAGACCAGAGCTTCAAAAATACTACGAATACCTTCCACGCTGTCGGTACGACCTCTACCATCCTCTCCGATGACGCTGATACCGAGCCTTGGCCATTTACCACTGAAATCCACAAGATCCTGTTTTTGCTGATCGGTATAGGTGTCTTGATCGCTGTAGTCGTAGCCCTTAACCAAACAGGTTAGACGGTTATAGACTTGTAGAGGGGTTTCTTCACAGCTAATAGTTAATATTTTACGATTCTCTCCGGTTTCCGGATGCTTTTGCGTCATAGTTGTTAGGATCAGATTAGCAGCCGCACTACTCTTACCAGAACCGGTTCTGGCACCGATTAAAACGATATTACCAGCCCATAGCGGGATGTACTTCCTAAAACTTTCATTTAAAAATAACATGCCGTTTTTAGCGCCCTCTAAATAGGCTCTATTTTTGGCCTGCGTGTCAGCGATTTCTTCTTCACTCATAATACCGACGTTGACATTCTTAGCTTTAGCCATGTCGGATTTGTTTTGAGTAATGCGCTCCAATTCATTGGTGAGCTTGAACTCATCCACCAGAAGTCGCTTTTCTTGGACTTCTTTTTTCTTTTTATTGAGTTCCTTTTCATACGCTTGATCTTTTTCCAGCGCTTCTTGGAACTTTTTAACGGCTTCGCTCATTCGATGCCCAGTTTCTTGTTAAAATCAGCGTCCCAGACGATCTCAGGACCGTCCATCCCGTCTAGCATGGCGTCGGTGATCTCAAATTCCGGCGCGTCTCCGGGATTCCTAACAGCCTGTCTTACGGCTATGTCGATGTCAATAGGATCGCCTTCTAGGTTTAAGGGAGCGTCGGGGTCGTGGTTGTCGTCGTGACTAGCTGAAGGGCTTCTAAGTTCCCTACCTTCTTCGGCTTTCTGACCGATGGAGTCGATCTTAGCTGCCATTTCTGGGGTCACGACGTCTTTTTTGATCTTAACCGTGCCGTAGTAAATAAGGACTGCGGCTTCAAAAGCCTGGACTACCATGGAAACCCATATCTTCAATTTGCTCTTATGGTGATTGGGATTGACACAGCTGCGAACGATCTTTTCTTTTCTGGTATTAGTGATGTCTTCTTTTTTAAAACCGTACTCGGCAAGGTTGCCCAAAAGCACTATAAACGCTTCTATACGATCTTTTTTGTCATTTGGCAAGCGGTCGTCGTACTCAAGTAGCCATGCACGGACGACTTCTTCGAAACTTACATTGGCTTCCATCTAAACCCCTAAATTCTTGAGAAACTTTTGAGCAATCCGAACTTCTTCTTCAAACTCTGGATTTTCTTCGTTTTTAACTAAAAACGTTCTGATGACTTCGGCTTTATCTTCTGCGGAAGACTCTTGGAATTCGCGAGACCGCACGGCTTCATCTTTTACGTCCAGGTACTCTTCGGGTGTCATGTTGCAAAGGTTCTCCCTTGGATCATAATTATTACACACGAAGTCGGTTAAGGTCAAGGCCTTTTTTCGAATTGGCACACAAACATACCAGTTTTTATTAAATGTGTATACCGGACCTTCCTGGCCCATAATTTTCTTCTTAATGGTTTTGAACACGTTGGTGTCCAGTGGGCGATAGCCGTACCTGTCGTGGCTTTCCAACAGCTCTTCGATGTCAACTGGAGGGGCTTTGGTTCCCGTAAAGACCAAAAATTCTTCGGCGACAATCCCCTTAATATTCTTGGCTTTTTGACGGCAGACGCGGACCAAGTCTTGCAGGCGTTGCTTAAGGAAGCAGGTGAAGTTTGCCTTATTCTTATCCAAAATATTTTCTTTTGAGCAACGAATACTGTTTCGATTTTTGAAAGCCGCTTTAAATTCTCTGAGCTTATCCGGATTTCTTTCTAAGGCGAATAATCCAATATAAGTGGCGAGATATACCTGGGTAATGTTGAGTACGTCTTCGAAGTCCATGCCAACCAAAAGAAATAGATTTTTGTAAGTATAATAAGTGTTCTTCCCGAAGTTATCGACGATCTTAAGATATGGCTCCATTTCCTCTCTGGTGGCGTTATGCTTTATACGACGCAGGTATTGATGTCTAAGAAAACAGAGTTCGAACTCGTTTTTATGCGAAATCCGCTTATGAATGTCGGGTAATTTCATTTGTGCCTTTGGTATCACTTATTGTCGAGCCTACGAACTTCTTCTAAGATAGCGGCAGCAAGTTTGGGGTCATCCTTGATAGCATTAGCGCATTCCTTTTTACCATTGAATGATTGTCCGGCGAAAGTGTAGGTTCTGTTATTTGGAGTTGTAATAATACCTAGATTTTTGCCAAGCCAGAAAATTTCTTCGTTTTGATTGATGATTCCCTGGTCGTAACTCAAAGTAAAAACACCTGCCCGACCGGCTTGCCCGATCGAGGATTGCTCCATTTTGACATATACTTTGTGGGCGTTTAGAAGTTTGTTTCCACGGGCATCTTTAAATTCGTCTTCTTCGAAAGTCTTACCGGCGATATCCTGTTTATCTTCTGCGGCGCCTGCGCGTTTCAAGGAAATATAGTACTCAAAAGCATGTTTGGTATACCACGACGCGCTCATTTTTTCCTTGGGTCCGTAGGAGCCCGCATCTAGATTGGCAGCCATTTGCGCAGTCCCAATAAGAAGAATACCATTGCGCTTACAGAAAGGGATTAGCTTACTTAGACCATTCTTAAGCGTAAGCGCTTGATCACCCATCAAATGATTGGCTACAGAGTCTGTATCGCCGCGCTTGGTCCCCATAATACCATTCAAGGAATCGATGGCGATAATTCTGAGTGGCATGCCGTCCTGTACCATGGCTTTGATATCGTTTTCTATACGATCGAAGATCTCCGTAGCTTGATTGGTGTCGTAAATAATAGAACGGTCTTGATCGATTCCAGGAATTGCTTCGAACTGAAGCTGACCACGACACTCGGTATTGAAATAGATACTAATGCCTTCGGGGTCACGAGCCTGCATTTCTTTGATAATAGCGTAAATCGATAGAGACTTACCAGCCTTGGGTTCGGAGAAGAAAAGAATGGAGCTGTTCTTTGGTGCGCCGTTTGCTTTATTAGCGAAGATCCAATTGAAATAAGGACTTGGTGTGTAAAGACAATTTTCTGGCGCAAAACTGTCGTAGTCGTATTTTACGGTATCGTCGTAAGCCCTTAATTCTTTTAACCATTTATTAGCCATTTCAATTTCCTTCTCCACTCGTTACATGTAAATTTTTACCACTTAATCCCGACCTGCTGACCAAGTACATCTCTTGTTTCATATAAGAAACCACGTTTTCTAAGACTTTAACCTTGCCCTCAAAGTTGGAGATCAACGCCTTGAGTTGATTGATACGGTCCAAAGCAGCATTATAGGCGGGATCCTTGATAAGAAAAGCATTCCTGAGATCCGCACTACCCGTACTCTTGGGTTTATCTACAAGAAATTCCGCATAGCTTCCCAGGATTACTTCGGCCTTGGCTTCCTCAAGGGCTTTATCAGTCGCCATCAGATGGAAACCTAAACTGGACAGGTGTTGTTTAAGCACGCGATAGCTTTCATTGTAGGTATGACTCAAATCAGCGTAAGTCACCGGAGACACTGTTTTAGCTTCGATTAGCCGTCGTTCTGCTTCCCTTATAACCGACATCTCTAGTCTCAGCTGGGGTGTTTTACCAAAGGCTGGGAGCACTATCGCTTGTTCATTTGTTACTAAGTCGCTCATTTTTTACCTTAAATTGTGGGCCGGGACACCATTTTTTACCTTAAATTGTGGGCCGGGACACCATTGGCTACCGGGTTCGCTATTGTACAATTCACTACCCGCTGGACGGTAAAACCCCATTTAAACTGCCTACTCGTGACCCCATTAACTATTACAAAGTTCCGTTTTCAAGTCCGGCCAAGAAATCTTCCTGGCTCATGTCTTCAATAGAGACCTTGTTGGTCTTTGGTAAGACAACCCCTAGTTTAACTGCTGCTGGAGCCGGTTTAATCGGGCTCACAGTAGCCTGGGGAGCGGCAGCCACAGGAGCCGATACCGGCGTAATTACCGGAGCTGGTGCTGGTGCCGCAGCAACCGGTACAGGAGCTTTTTCGGGAACATAGTCTCCGTCGTCATTGCCTTCGCTGTTGTCGGCAGCTGCGGGAGCGGCCTTAGAGAACAATTCGTCCATGTAAGGAGAAACGCCGGTATCAAGATTCGAGGTTTCCACGATACGTGCGACTTGGTCAGCGGTAGGTTTTACGAACAGTTGGTCGAGCTTACCAGCTTCTTTACTTAAGCGGCTAATGATTTCGTGAGTAACAACATGACTTACGTCGCGCTTCATCTTACCATAACCCTGGACTTCGACGTCTTCTTGAAGCACGTTCACCGCAAATCCGGTATCGTTACCCATGCCGGTACGAGTAAACACGAAGTATCGGCCATCATCGAGACTGAGGGGATAGGTTCCGCTGGCTTCGAGCTTCTTGATTAAGGCTTCCAATTGAACGAAGCATTTATGTTTAATCTTAAGAACCACAATGTTGCCGCTGGCATCGATGGCATTCATGTGATGATTGCTATCCAGATTATAAACAGTGTCTTTTCCAAAACCAACCAACGGTTGGAGCTTATTAATAATAGCTTGGTTCCCGCTTTTCTTAGCTTCTTCGAGCTTGCCCTTGAGCATATTCAAACGATCTTTGGCTGCATCAGGAATTACAACAACCGCAGGTTTGACCTTATGGTCCTTCTTCTCGGGACTGGCGAAGGGCTTCTTTTTACCATCCGTAGTCTTATAGCCCCAATGAACGCCATAAAATACGTGCCAAATATTGGCATCTGCGAGATCGCCAATTGCTGGCAAAATGCGATAGATTTGGTCGCCGTCCTTCAGCTTAACCGTTTTTGCTTGGGTAAAATTACTACTTGCACTATTTCGTCCGTTATTAATTTTCATATTTCTTTCCTTTTTAATTTTAGCAATTCTTTCTATTTCATCTCTCATCGTATATTCTTACACATCTTGCTTATATTTGTCAAGACATTTTTTACACTATCGGCATCGACTTCTTTGATAGCAAATGCACCTTCCACGGCTCGAATGCTCTTGGCGCCCTTCCCAGCAGCCACCAAGAAAGCTCGGGAACCAGCGCGATATAGTGTTTCGTTGAGATCTAAAGCCAAGGCTTCGTCATCGGTAGTCATGACAACTGGAGTAATAGAAAGACCATGGTTTTTAGAAATGGCTTCATCGGTCAAAACTTTAGCAGTATAGATACCCACGATTTCCGAACCCACTTGTTCATTAATGGCTTGCTTAATCAGCTTCACAAAGTCAGCTTTTCCATCGATAGCGCGTTGATATTGTTGTTTAAAGATCAGTTGAGGATATCCGATAATCCCGAGATCATTGGCCATGTCTTCAAGGTGTCGCCCCATGACATCGAACAGATTGCCCGCTGGCGTCTTATTAGCGTAGAGTTCGGCGGGGATGCGATCAGCCAATGCCTTATAGAAGCCCTCGCTGTCCGCTGAAAAGCAGTTGAACTCAGTAGTAGCTAGGGTTTGAAAGGTTTCCTTGCCGGAGCCCGATATCAGGATGAAGGCTGCGGTTTGGCGGAGTTCGTTGGTATACTGTTCTTTTAGCGTCTTAAATTCTTCTTTGGCATTGCGTTGCATACCTTCTCGTCCCGCATACGTTTCTCTGGGTCCTACGAGGATATCCATCTCTGCAATTGGTTTAACCGTCTTGATTTGTTCTAGAATACTTGATAACGACATTATTTCTTCCCCTTTATATTTGCTTTTAACTGAATAACCTTATTCAGCTGTTTCATCACTTTTTCTTCGAGATATCCTAAGTGTCTTTCTGCGGCTGCTAAGCGGTCCCTATCTACATCGCATTCCACCATAGGAGTGGTGTTTTTCCAATCTTTAGGATCGACTTCCGGAATCACGGTTTCCATAAAAACCAGCTTACATTTAACTATCCCACACTCATCCCAGCACTTATTTTCTTCTTTAAGACAATCGACGCTGGGATAGACACGATTACCATCAGCGGCATGACCGATTTCATACCGCCAATCAGTACCATCCAGATAAACCTCTACTTCTCTGGGTTTGGTTTTAATCTTCTTCATTTAATACCTAAATAACCCTTAATTTCATTTAGATTTTTAAATCTTTTTTCAAATTCCTTAGCTAGTTTCTTACCCTCAAAAGTGTCTTGAAAACTCTTCTGAATCTTAATCCTACCATCTACGGATGAAAAGTCAACAAAAATCCGCTTAGCGATTTCATTTATGCTAACCTGCATTAAAGCATCCTTGCCTAATTTTTTGGTTTTGACCACTCTGTTTTGAAAGACGTTATTTTGCATCTAACATTTCCTTTATAAGCTTGCCGGTTCTAATTGCTGTGGCTTGGCTGGTTCCAGTGCTGTGTGTCATACCACCGTTAGGTGCTGTTGACAAAACATTGTCCCCAACTTCTACCGCTGAAAGCACGTTGCCGTAATTAGAAGATGTAACCATGGCTCCGGTTTCTGTGACATTTCCGACAATTTTTTCGTTACCGAGCAGGTAGCAAGCCGGATAGTAGTTACAATCTCTGTCTAGATCGTGTCCTTCGTTTCCAGCTGCCAAAACAAAGGTGGTTCTTGGATGAAACCTGATTAAATCATACTCTCTTTTTACAAACTCCGGTCCACCGCTGGAAATATTAACAACGTCGACGTGATTTTTAACGGCTTCGGCTATAGCGTCGACTTCATGCCTGGCATTGTATTTGGCTTTGTCACCGGTTGCAAAGTACTTATATATCACAAGACAGTAGTTTCCCTCACCCGCATATTTTTCTATAAGACCGGCGATATGTGTGCCGTGTCCGTTCAAATCAACCAGGCCTTCACCGGTGAAATCTTTGTGACCGGTTCTGCAGAGATGGTTGCTGAGGCGGGGATCGTTGAGATCCAATCCGGTGTCGATTACGGCAATACGAAGCGTCTTACCGGGCTTGTGGTGGGTCCTGGCGTATACCAGGGTTGAGACCAAAAGCCATACGAGTAGGGGGTAAACCAAACGCTTCATATCGGTAATATACTAAATCGTTTTAAAAATGTCAAGAGAAAAGTTAGCCTTCTACTACAATTGAGAACACCGACATCTCACCGCTCTTGTCCTGACGTTTCTTCATGAATAACGTACATATACTGCCCCGTTTTACTTCCTTTGGGTATTCCAGAATCCCGGTATTATAATCCGGCCATAGCACTTTTTCCATGATGTTGCCGTCGCCGGTGTCAAAGGTGAGCTTTAAAGCCGTCTTAGCGCCCTTGGCATAGCTGAATTCCTTGGCATCGATGATATAGCAGGTAGCAGCGGCGTATATGTCTTTTTCGACCTGGAAGCCCTCCAGAGCGTCGATACGCTTGATTACGTTGCCATCCACCAAGAACGTCGACTTATTGGTGACGGGATCGGTGACTTTGCTATTGGTAGTGTAGGGATCCAAACAGCGGCTATATTTTAAGCCCAGTCCGTGAAGATCTACGGGGAGCGTTGGGAGTACGGCTTTTTTCATAGCGATGTCTTTGAGAGGCGACAAATTGAGATACTGGGAGGGAACAACACCTTCTTTAGGCTGTAACGCTCTCATATTCTTGAACTTCTTATCAGCCTCTGCTTTTTTGTCTCTAAACTTCTTAATTTCAGCGGCGTCTTCGTAGGCTTTGAGTTTTTCAACCAAGGACATTCCGGGTTCGAATAAGGAGTCCATAATGCCGACGTGGATGAGTTTGTGGGCTAAGCTGGGTCCTGCGACGTCTTTGTCGACGAAGTCTTGAATATCACGGTATGGTCTGTTCGCGATGATTGGCTCTAGGGTAATGTCGCCCATGCCACGGATAATGCCAAGCTTAGATCGGATATTTTTATTCGCGTAATCTACGGCCATCATTTCATTTGAGAGATTGATGTCCGGAGGAGCGATTAGGTTTTTTACCGTAGGCCATAACTTGCCTGTAATTTCTTGCTCGCTAGCATTGCTTAAAATCGCCGCGTACCACTCAAGACGGTAATTGTGGCGCAAAAACATGCACGCATAAGTGATATAACTGTAGGAAATTCCGTGACTTTTATTGAAGGAGTAGCGGCCAAATGTTTCGATTCGATCCCATAAAAGTTCGGCCTCTTCTTTGGAAATATGCTTGGAAGCGCCTTCGACAAACTTAGGTTTTTGTTTAGCAAGTTCTACGGCTTTCTTTTTACCGATATTTTCTCTTAAGATCTCAGCTTCTGTCCCAGAAAATCCGGCAAGCTCTTTTGCGATCTTCGTTACCTGTTCTTGGTAGACAAGGACTGAATATGTTTCAGGAATTAGTTTATTTAAGATTTCAATATCATTATAGGAACCGCAGTTTTTGCGGTGAACAAATTCTTCGGCCATGTTTCTGCCGGTATCTTCGGAAACGAAATCGAGTGGGCCAGGTCGGACCAAGCTAAGTATTGTAGAAAGATCTTCAATAGATTGAGGTAAAATATCTTTTACAAAAGGTGTCATAGATTTTGTGTTGAGCTGAAAAATTGTGTTAGTGTCACCGCTCCAAACGGATTTAAACGCTTCCAAATCTTCCGTAAGATCCCAAACAAATGTCTTGACTCCATTATGGGTAAAGTATCCGGTTTCATGTTTTTCATTATTCTTTTTATTAATAAGTTCTAAACAGACTTGAATATCTTTAATGTTGTGAACTACAAGGAAGTCATATTTCAACGCCCCACTTTCCTCCACCTGCTTTGCCTCATATTGAGTAATAACCCCATCTCTTAGTGGTACCATATCTCTAATGGGAATATCTGAAATACAAAATCCGCTGGCGTGTTTTGACCAGCTCCTGGTAACGCCGACTGTCTTGCTGACAATTTCCCACTCCCTTGGCTTTTCTTTCATATATGCTCGGAGTTCTTTTGATTGTTCTATCAAGCCCGGAACATGGTTGCCATCATCGTCTTCGTATCCCCAAATAAAATTGTGGTCCGATACTCCTTGAGGAGCGGCTGGTAATCCTTCGGTTAGAGTTAAGATAGATCGTTCAACCGAACCGTTCAGATAGCGATTAACATCTTTTATCGCGCTCTTGAGACGAATCATAGCTTTGGTCCCAATCTGAGCAGCGCAGTTCCCCCAGCGCGAGTATAGGTACCCAGACTTCCCGTCTTCCCCAACTAATGGTACGCGATCTCCAAGGTCCAAATCTATGTCCGCGACCTGATTGTTTTCAATACGAGTCATAGAATAAAATCTGGAAAACGAGAGTCCGTGCTTAAGAGGGTTAACGTGCGTAATACATAGCAGGTACGCCAATAAGGAACCTGCAGCAGATCCGCGACCAGGTCCGGTTAAATATCCACTGTTTTTATAAAATTCTACGATATCTTCGATTGGAAAAAAATAGGGGAGCATATTCTTTTTGCCATTCTTAACAAGGACCGCCCATTCTTCTTTTAGCCTTTCTGTATACGCCTTATCGTCCCATTTCATACGCCCATTTTTCTGGATCGCGGCCATACACATCTTGAGAGGGTCTTGTCCGTTAGTAGAGGCTAAGTGCCAATCATACTTGAGATCAAATGTATCAAATAGTGATGCCCATTGGGCGCTATTGTTTATAATTTTATTGGCATCTGATGGAGATAACTCCATTATTTTTGTTAGGTAGTCCAGAACCTCTTCTTGGGATCTCATGTGCAAACTAGACTTAATCCTAGTCTTACCCTCTAGAATTAGATCTTGAACGATACGGTCTGAGGCTTCGGCATAAAATGCGTGATCCGTAGCGAGAACAGGGATTCCATATTTCTCGGCAAGACTCTTAAGCGTTCTGTTTACGACTAAAGCTGCGTCTACAGGAAGAGGAAGAAATCCCTTTTTTAGTATCACTTTTTCTATTTCTTTTTCTACTTCTGAATAGATTCCGCCAGAGATCTTGTTTTTGATCACAGCGTGCCGATTGTTATCCACTAACTCTATAGCCTTAATGCGGCGGGCTCGATCTGTGGCTACAGAATCGGTGTCCATTAAGCAATCCGTGGTTCCATCTCTATACGTTATTTGAACTATTTGGGCGTATTTCTTGGACCATTCCGTGCAAAGCATTGCCGCGTACAGCCTATTCTTAAATAGCGTATTGAGCTTTAAAAATACGCCTTCGGCCAAATCTGGTCTATTATCTAATGCTGGTTTGCCGACAATACAATGAACTCCGGATAGAACTACGTTTACGTTAAATTTACTGATGTGTTCCAAATCCGACCATTGCCAAAGAGATTGGGATTCTTCTCTAATGTCGATAACGGGTCTGTCAAATTTTGATACCAATCGCACTATTTCCTGATACGCTGACTGATCCAGCGCATATATAGACAGATTAAAATACCTACATCTATCCGTTTTTGTTCCACTAATTACTGGGCACGAAGAGTCTTTAAAAAACACTTCAATTCCTAGAATTGATTTGAGCCCAGCTTTTTTAGCCTGTCCGTGAGCTTTGAGAGCGTTCGATAGATTACCCTGATCTATTTGTACGAAATGAGTACGGCCCAAATCTTTTGCTCTAGAAATGAACGAAGATAGCTTAGAGGCTGTTAGGAAGGACTCTGTGTGTGTATGAGTGGATACGAAAGTCATTTTTTCTTACTTTCTTGGAAAGCTACAATTTTATAGGTTTGAGATATAAAATCATTCACAGAAGATATCATTTTCATTTGATTGCAGGGCCAGCAAGCCGCTACGCAATTGTCTAATGTGTATGCCTTATTGCTATCTATCCTGTCAACCGTGTTGGCGACTGCCCAAGAATTGTCAATGCAAGATTTTGTTGCGATATGTTTTACTTTTTTTAGATTGCCGTCTTTTTTGATAAGATAGTTTGCTTTACGAGGAGGTTCTCCACAATAATTGCAATCATGAGAAACTATTTCTGCATGTTGTTCCATAGTTAACAAAAAATCGATACCTCTTTTTTGAGCGTCGCCTTTGCAGCAATAATATAGCTGATTTATTGTAGCTTTTCCGGGAGACAAAAGCAGAGATTCTGAAATTTTTTCGATTTGTAAACATCCACAACTTTTTGTATGACCACTTGTTATAGTATTTCTTGGTACATAGGTTATATTTCCACAAATGCATAAGCATTCATATATAATTGCTCTACATTTTGTTCTTTTATCTGTTTTTTTTATAATCGTAAGTCTGTTAAATTTTTGACCTGATATAAGATCTTTGGATGATTCTCCAAGTCCCAATTTGCCAGCCATTACGATAACTGAAGCTTTGGTTCTATCGATAATCTTGGATATGTCGAGACTCGTCATGGTTTTATAATTTTCTATTATAAAATTCTTTTCCTCTTGAGTGTACTTCTTACAAATAGTTCCCTTTTTCATCATTGCTTATTCTCCCTAGCAGCTTTTCTTTCTCGTAATCTTTTAATTGCAGCGTTGGGATCGTGTCTATAGTTCATCCTAGCCTGGTAGGCTTCGTAGTCCATGACTATGTTTAGATTAACCAAGCGTTTGAATAAATAAAAAGTAATCGTAAGCCCCCGCCATGGTTTAAACATTTTTACGGGTTTGGCGTGAACATACCAGTCAATTCCGAATTTAACCGGATAGTCGCCAGGAAACATATGGCACCATTCAAACCAGGCTTTCATGAATAAATTTCCCCAAATGATTTTTCGAATTTTTTAACTTCTTCTTCTGTTGCTTGTTTTTTACAAAGTTCGACAAATTCTACTATAGGCATTTCTTCAAAGCCTATCAACTCATCATAAAACGCTAAAGCGCCCAAAATCTGATTTGCGACTAGTGGTATTCTAATCAGAGACAGTTTGTCACCATCTAATTTTGCGAACGACAAACATAAATCTACAACAATAAGGCGACAAAATACCTTTCTCATTCCGCCTCCAAAAGACTCAAAAGGTCCAATCCACCGCCACCATCTTTTTTGGAATCCATCAATTCCAATAACTTCTTATAGACTTCTACAGTAGCCAACGCGTCGGCTTTTGCGGTATGAGCCAAACCCATGGAAATATTAAAATGCTTAACTACGCTGATGAGAGTTCCTAGGTCCGCAGGAAACCAACCCGCGTCTTTCAGAAAATTAACGACAACCTTGGGATCCACGGTATTGTAGTTAATAAGAGACTGCCATTCATCGGGGAACAAGACATATTCTTGTATGAAACCGATATCAAAGGGGACGTTGTAGCCAAGGGGGCGGATATTGGAGTGCCTTCCTGTCTTCTTCAAGTATTTTCGTATCATGGCTACTAATTTGGTTTTGGCTTCGGAGTATGTGATAGTTTCGGGATCTTCGAGATGAGCGTGGATATTGATCTTATTAACTTTTAACGCGCCATCCTCGGCGATGGGTAAACGACCATTGTCAGGCTTTAGCTTTAGGTCTAGTTCGTCGAGGATCTTAAAATCTTCGTCGACGATAGCGAAGTAGGCTGTCAGTACGTCGGCTGCTTTGGGGGATAGTCCTCCGGTTTCTGTGTCAAAAGCAAGTAGAAAATTACTCATGTATTCCTCAGAAATTCAAGGGAATGGATGTGTGGTTCTTCGTTCTGTTCTTTATACATATCCCGAGCGAATTCCATAAAAGAATCAAAAACTGGCACAAAACAAACATTACAATTGGTACTGAGATTGTTGTGTTCACATTTTACAAAGTTAACTTCTTCATCCAAGTGTTTCATCTACTCTTCTCCTCGCGTATCTCAATCATAGAGCCCCGTTTTCCATGGGCTTCGCGATCGTATTTCTCCATGACCATGTTTTCAAAGTCCATAACGTAAAGCACGTCCTTGTGCCAAACCGAGGCCGTTCCAGCCTTTTTGGTTCCGATACGAGTATCCATCTTTGGAGTAAGTTTGTCAAGACAATTCGTAGTTACGCCTTTACGTGCGTTACTAGCGAGCTGATCACACCTGGAATTATGAATATCACCGCTATGGCCACGGACCCAACGGGTTTTGGCTCCTAACCTGGACATTAAGGTTACCAGCTGATTATATTTATCTATCTTGTTGAGCTGTTTGAATTGGTAGGCTCCAGAAGCCCAGCCGAGAACGATTTGACTGTCGCTTATCAATGTAACTTCTGGTGGTACAATTTCCACAGCCTCAAAATTGCCCAGAATCTTTAGAGGAGGCCAAGCCAGTCTACCTACAGCCGATAGTCCCTGTATTGCGCCTTCCAACTCCATATCGTTGTTTGTGGCATTTGAGACATGTCCAGAGCCCTCGGAATGAACGACTCCGTCTACAACCATTACCCAGCCGTATCCGCCATCGGTGTTACTAGTCTGCCCCGACCCATCTGCGTAGATCTCGATCTTCATACGCCAACTATACCACACCGCGTCTTAAAATGTCAACAGCTTCTTGATAAATTCTTTCGACGTCGTCTTCGGCGATCATTAGTAATCTAGCAATGGTCTTATCCTTGATCTCACCGCTATTGCCGGAAAGATATTTAACCAATGAATTCCCATACTTCGAGCATTTAACGAAGTCGGGTTCTTCCATAACTCTTTTCATCATCAATTCTTTAACCATTGCGTCGGCCAAACTTCCCTTGTAATACGTTGTTATCACTTGTTTTTGAGAGTTTATCATAGACCTCCTTGTTCTTTTTGAGCATTGCTTCCAGCTCTTTATATGCTCTTTCATTATTGCCTAAGTCGCCTTTGATCTGGCCCAAGCGAGTCTTAGTCTTTTTGAGGTCTTCTCTGGCTTTTTTGTATTCACTGGCTAGTGCGACGATCTTTACCTTTTTGAGATACTTTACATTGCTATCTAGCTGTTCTTCTACCGTAGTTAAAAAATCGAGTTCTTTTTTAATAGTATCCATATTAGCTTTAATGGATGTCATTCTTTGTTCGATATCTTTTGCTGCAACACCTAGCTTTGCAAGATCTTCGGTTTTACCCATTAAGTCTCCAGCGTCCGCCGATTGAGAAAATTTGCTGCCTAGCCCCGTTATCGTATACCAAACAGACGGTATGACACCAACTCGAAGTTCCCTGAGTATAGGGCAGCTTTAAATAAGTACTAGTTCCCACTTGCCAGAATCCTCTTATAATCTTGGGTGTGTGGCTGTGTCCGACGACACAATTCCCGTACCCTTTTTCCAAGGTATTTGGAGATCCCTTGGATCCATTGGCGCCCTTATCTCCGTGGGCACCTAGTTCGATTCCAGCAACATTGTAGCTTTCATCTCTCTTTAGCCATTTTACTCTATGCGGTCTTTTAAGTCCAATCAATTTTTCTAGGGCGTAACGAACCGGGTCTTCGCCTCGAATCATTGGAGAAATCAGCTTAGAAGCAAAATCCAGATTTTGTGGATCCTTGTGATAGGTTCCATATGTAATATACTTGTTGACAAAATCGTGATGGTTTGAGGCCACCATAATCATATCTTGTTTTTCTGTGAGCCTGTCAATTTCCTTACCGCAAGCTCTAAATTCTTCTTCCATGTTCAACTTATTCATGGCCGACAAAGCCGCTCTAATGATTTGATTATGTTCTTCGTGATGGTTGCCGAAAACCCCAGAAAGGAAGTCGTGTTCTACCAAAGTCGGATAACCACAGAATTCGGAGATCTCATCCCAGGCTTTGGCAGCGGTTGGATCGGTTTCCGTTACGTGGCGGTCTCCAACAACCATGTGGGATGGGTTGAGCTTGCCAATCTTGCCGTTCTTGACATACAAACATCGTTCTACAAAAGCCCCAGATTCTTCGGCTTGAATCTGAGTAAAGTGGTAGAATTTATCGTCTTCAATTTCTACCACAACGGCGCCCAAAACATGGTCGTGTAGGGCGATTAGGCCGTTTTTGTCATAAACGCCCTTCTTCTGATAGCGGGGCTCGGTGATAGCGCCTGTAGACATCATAATGTGTGGCATCTTGCTATCACCAACTGCAACGGGTTCCATGAACTGTTTTGGGCTGGCGATTATAGTACTGCCATTTCTTTGTCCAATTCTACCCAAGGAAGTGAGGGGATTGACGCTCCTGGGAGGAACTTTGATAGCACTGATATAGATATTTGAATTCAGATAGGTTTTATCAAAAACCCAGGCATCGTCCGCGAGATCGGCGTCCATATCCGTTACTTCGTTCCCAGCGGGCAAGATCAAAAGCAACGCCTTCATCTTTTTACAGTAAACTCTTAAGTTCTTTAAAAAGCCCTCACGAACAGGTGCGCCATTAATGGCAGTAGTAACTACAAATCTCTTGTGATTTTTGATAAGCTTGGCTAGATCCTGAGCACTGTTACTATTCTTGATTTTTTCTTCGGTAATGTTTTCAACTACTTCGGGATAGTTTTTGACTACGTATTCCTTTAAAGACTCCAATGATCCAAAATTATCTCTTATGGCGTCCCTGTTGTACCCTAGCAGGTTCATTTCTGGTCTGCTAGGGTACTTACCACTATCTTCAATAATAGATAAATACGCGTTGAGAATTTCGACACCTGTTGGGGTCAACTCGGTTCTTTTTTCTCTAGCTAGGGTATGTCTTCTACGCGTCATCGTATTCCTTAAGCGCTTGCAGCTGTTGAATCGGTTGCTGGAGCTGCATCGGTAGTAGCTGGTGCGGCGTCCGTTGCAGCGGGAGCAGGAACGGCTTCAGCAGCTGGAGTTGCGGCGGGACCGGCTTCATTGGCGTCTTCGCCAGGAGCAGCGGCTTCTGGAGCCTTTGGAATCGCGATCGTATACGATTCCAGCACGTTGATAGAAGCACCTTTATCTCCTACAGGAATGTTGTCACCAACCTTGGAGCCGCCGAGCTTGGTGCGAACTTCTTCGATCTGAAGTGCGGAAACCAAGAACTGCATACGTGGGTTTACAACAGTGCCAGCGGCATCGGCTTCGTTGATAACCACAAAGCTATCATTGGTTACCGTGTCAGAAGCAACGAGCAATCCCTGAGCAACCATGGCTGCTACTTTGGCAGCAAGTTCTTCGGCATTTGCGGCTGTCATGAGCTTGTTTAGGGTTTCATCGGTCAAAGGACTTCCAGCAGAGATCGCCTTGACAACTGCATCCAATTTATTATTGAGAAGCTTAAGAGCTTCCTTGACTCCACCGAGGTCCCTAATTAGGGGATCCAGTGAGGAAAGCGCTTGGCCTACTTGGGACATCGCTCCTTCCAGGTCTTCCAGTCGTTCTGTGGCGGTTTTCTTATTTTCTTCAGACATTCGTTTCTCCTTGTTTGTGGTTATTATCGCAGACGGTTGCGGTCTTTTAGAGTTGCCAGCGTGTGACTGTACTCTAAAAAAGTTTTTTGAATTTTAACTTCGAGTTCTTGAATAGCCTTAGCATTGGCTTCAGCGAGTTCAAGAGCTTTATTAGTTTTTGTTTCTAATTCTGATTCTTCGGGAAAACATTGAAAACAATCACAAGTGGGTTTGTGTGGAACACCATCGGGACTGACTTTAAATTTTTTCTTAGCCATATTTCTACTTTATACTTTATACTTTCTTGATTGCGCCAGCTATAATTAGCTGTGACAACTTTCCATTTAGGCCGGTCATTCCACCTACTCCGCCAGTTGCCCTAGAAGCCTGCGACATTGCTAGCATTTCCTGGGTTTGGTAATCCGGCATAGGGGCTTTGTCAGGAGGAGGCGCGGATTTACGACCTCTTTGGCGATCCAAGGCTTGTTTGTCACGTTCTGCAAGTTCCTGGGCGCTCATCTTATGGATAGGCTTATCCAGGGGAACATAATCGGGCTCAAACTCAGGTGGTAATTCTAGCTTTGGCTTAGCCTGACGCTTAAGGGGCTCGGGTTTCTTAGCAATTGGTCTAGGAGCGGGCTTAGGCTGAGGTCGGCTGCTTCCAATGGTATTAAGTGTCTTCCTCTTGGGAGATGCGGCGGGTTCCGGCATCTCATCCTGGGCTTCTTCGGTCTCTGTGGCGCCTTTGGAGGCAGCACTGGCTAGTTTCTTTAGAATGTCGACTTCAAGGCTATTGAAGGGAGAACTAATCATGGAAGGCGCGGCTTGAACGGTTTGACGCATACCAAGCATGGTTTCCATGAGTTCTTTGGCTATTTTCTGCATTTGTTTGGTAACGATTTTAACAGCACGGGGATCGGCTTCTACATCCTTAAATAGATCGTGCTTGATGATCATCTCGTATAGCTTACCCTGCTCTAGGCGAAGTCTGGCATCGGATAGCATTTCTGTGAAATCTTCGTCTTCGTTCTCGCCATCTTCGGCTACTTGATCTGTAAGTTCTTCAACATCGTATTCTTCCTGAGTTTTGGCCTGAATAGCGCGAGCTTCCCTGATTACATTATCAGGAGCCGGGGTGTAGGTTTCTTGATCCTGCCACTCGCCGTTTTGAAGTGTGGGCGCTCCATCACGAAAGGGTTCGTCGTCCCAAATATTTTTAGCCATAGTTTATGCTCCTGGGGTAAATATAACACTGTTTTGGGAACTTGTCAAGGGAAAAATCATTGGTTGTCCTTAATAATCTCTTCGACTGTCATTTCGGGGATATTCCCGTTGGTTTTAAGTCTGCGGTTGTGGTAACAGGCTAAAAGTCCGAGCCCATCAGCCAAATCTTCATCCTTGCGTTTTAATGGAGCTTTTAGTTGTCCCGCAAAGATCTCGCTCACCCTACGAATATTCACGTGTTTTCGGCCAACCAACCCATTACGTTTCCCGTTTATATCATAAGATATGCTGGTTTTGTTCTTTTTCTTGTAATCTCTGACCTGCTTATTTTTTGCTTTTTCGGCGTCGTTCATAACGCACCCAAGTTCACGGCGCCACTGTTCTGTTAGGACATAGACAGACCTAATCCCAGATTCCTTAATATAGGAGGCCAAATTGTAATGAATGTACTCAAGGACCTTTTGGCTCATGGCGTTCTTACTACCCTTACTTGTCTCTTCTATCACTAAAACTTGGGGTTTGAGCTTATCTATCATTTTTTTGATCTCTTTGAAACACAGTATTGACCAGTCAACGTAGACGCCAGGATAGTCACCATCGGGTTTATGAATCTGTGGAATGGTTCCGTAGTCCAATAACTCAATGCCCTGAGAGGAGCTGATCGCAGCCGCCCATCCCGTTTTCGTACTGACGTCTAGGGCTAGCACGCGTTCAGCATTCAACTTGCTCTTTCTTACCACAATTACAGTCTTCACAGAAGCTGGGTCCACAGGATTGGGATTTCGGAACTGTGCGGCTCGACCAGTTTATTCTTAGATAATCACCACCATCTCCAACATCGTATCCCAAATTCTTTAGTATTTTTTGAGCCAGAGCTACATCAGAAGCGATAAAATTATATGTACCAACAGTAGTTTCAAATTCGCCATCGTCTACAGATCTACATACACTATCTTCTATAATAGACATAAGGGTTTCTAGACTAAATCGCTCTCCTCTACTCACCAATGTCTCTGCATTAGATTCGACTGCGGTTTTCATGCTTCTCCCTTGTCCTTCCTGAGTTGAACCGAGATAGCAATAATCGCGTTCTGCCGCGCTTTCACTTCTTTGAAACCGCTGCCGAGCAGTTTCTTATCGGCCAGAACTTGCTGATAGGCGGGATTGTTATCCAGTTCTTCCTTTGTATCAGATATTGCCTGGTTTGCCTGAGCAATGCGTTTGTTAAGACCGGGCACATCCATGGCTTCGAGTTCGGCTAGAACGTCTTCGGCATCGGGTCCGATTTTCTTTGCAATTTTCTGTAGTTCTGTGAGGGGTTCTTTTTTGAATTTTGCCATGTTATTCTGCCTTCTTTGATTTCTTTTCTTTTATCATCTTAGTCACTAGCCTATAACTACCAAGAGAAGTGAGTTTTGCTTCAAAAATTTCAGTACCTTCTTCTTCTGAGCTAACAGCATCTACCAATGACTCGTATTGATTATAAAACTGTTCGTCTGCTCCACCTTGCCAAACTAAAAATAATTCTTTCTGTCTTTCCATATTATTCTCCTTAATATTTAACTACTTCTGTGTGAAAGTTGCGATCGGAAGCAACGGCTTTGGTTCCAAAAAACATTGCTTCTTCGATCTTGGTTACAAAAATAGACCTTTCTCGACCTTCTGGCATAAGGGAAAGTGCTTCTTGGACAGCTGCGGCCATATTCGTTTTTAGCGTTTTGACCGCTGCAAATCCGGCTTCATTCAGTTTATGTGTATCAAACATATTATTCTTCTAGCTCCTCGTATTGACCGCTTTGGTCGGTTATATCAAATCTTACCATTTTTTTCAGTAAGTTTTCCCCATTCAAAAACAACAATAAGGCGTTGGTCACACTAATATGTGGGAGGTCTTTTTTGTCAACCTCTATGCCGGAAATATGCAATCCGCTATTTAAACTCAGATATTCCCGTTTGGCCTGGGAGATCAGGAGAAAGAGATCGTTGGCGGTAATCATAACATCTTTTTGTGGCTCCGAAGCGTGATCTACTTTAGCTAAAAAAGAATTACAAATACCTGTTTTTCTTTCCTTTTCTGCCCATTCCAATTTGGAATTAGTCACAGAGTTTTTCTCCAAAGCAATGACTTCCCTAATGAATTCGGCTTCTTTAGTTGTAAGTTCAAGTAGAATCATTTTAGCCCCAGTTCTCGGTTAAGACGTTTTACGGCGGCTTCTAGACCTTCAATTCTGGCTTCCATTGTCAGCGATGCTTCTTTCATTTGCTCTGAGAAAGTTCGAGAGTTTTTCTTATAACAATCATCGCAATAACCACAAATACTGTTGCTATTTGTCGTCCAAACACTACAATTGCATGAGCATTGACATTGTCGTTCCATATCGTCTCCTGCCAGCTAATCTACAACAAGCCCTCCCTAAAGTCAAGAACTATTTTACACTACTAATTTCTCCGTCGCGGACTACGGTAATGCGGTCCTGAATAAACTCTTTTGCGACGCCATCGTGTTCGACGATCAAGATCTTCTTGTCGACGGCAAAAGTCCTAATCATTTCAAGGGAATGCTCGATACCAATGCTGTCAAATCCATTAAAGGGCTCATCTAGGATCATGACATCGATTCCTTTATTGGCTTTTTCTTGAATCAAATTGCCTACAGCGAGATCGATGGCCAGATCTACGGCTGAGCGCTCGCCACCGGAAAGACTTTTGATAGGAATTCCAATTTCTCCATCGTTATCAATACAGGCATTGATTTGATCTTTGATGGCTCCTGCGCCGGTTTCCTTTGTTCCTTCCAAACGGATAGTTGCGTTTGCCATAGTTGGAACCGCCCGTAGGATGGCCGTCGCGGAATCGCTGATACTATCCAAGGCATCATCAAAACTGCAACTCAGATAGGATTTAAGACAGCGCTTGACTTCCTCGGCCATGACTAGCTTCTCTTCGACTTGACCTACTTTTAGGGTCATTTGTTCTACTTTTGAGGTCTGTTCGTTTTGGGCATCCGTCAGACTCTTCAGAACCTGTTTATGTTTGGCCAGATTGGTTTCGTGATTCCTGAGTTCGGAGCTAAGCCGTTCACACTGACTTCGAGCTTCTTCAAGTTCTTTATTAACAACTTGGAGTTCTTCTTGATGTCTAGCGGCCAAAACTTTTTGGTCGGCGAAGAAAGCAGACATGGTCTGATTGTTGGTCTTGTTCTGTTCTTCGTTATGAGCGGCTTCCTTGACTTTTTCTTTCTGGATCAAATCAATGATGTTGGCCAAATCAGCTCTTAGACCGGGGATCTCGGCAGGAATTCGTGGTTTGGCTTGTTCCGTCAATCCCTGAATATTAAGTGAATAATCCTTATTAAGGCCTTCGATATCTTTACTGGAACTATCCTGGATATAGGCAATTGCGGTGCGGAGTTCAATAGCATTATTCTCCGCATCTTTTGCGGAGATTATCTTAGCCTTGTGCTCGCCGAGACTAGCCAATAACCTCTCTTCTTCTGAAGCAGAAACCCATACTTGATTACAGGTATAGCAGGTTCCAGCTCTTACGGTCTTAATTTTAGAGGCAATTTTAATGGCCTCCTCTTTAGACATCGCTCCAAGACGGATGGCCATAGCGGTCTCCGACAGTTTAGCGTTAAGAATGGCGACTTCTTTACTAGTCCTGGCATTGATGGTCGCGACCTGGGTAGATAGGTCCAGTTTTAGCTTGGAGATCTCCTTATTTACAAGAGTCTGACGATCTCTTTCCTGATAGAGAGATTCGTTAATCAATCTGTTGAGTTCTTTTTCTCGCATTTGGTTTGCTTCTAAAGCCGCTGCTGAAAAAGGATTAATGACTAGTTTTGGCTTTTTGGTTTCCAATTGAGACTTCTCAATGGCCTGCCGGTCTTTGGCGGTCATTAGGTCGGTATTAGCGGCTACACAGCGCAGCTTCCAGCCTTCTACGAGGTCCTGGTGTACGCTAGTCACGGGTTCGTCTCCTACTGCCTCTAAGGCCCGTTTATTAGCCTCTAGACTGGCCTGGGCGACTGCAAGGCCGGTTTGCGCACCTATCTTTGCCAGACCCAATTCTTTGGTCTTGCCGTCGATTACGTCGACTTTAGAGCGGATTTGGGACAGACCTAAGGTATCAACTAGGAAATCATTCATCTTAGCCGGGGTTAGGCCCAAAAAGAAGCCAGTTTCTCCCTGGCGCTTATGAAGGAGAGGCCGGAATAGGTTCCTGGGCATTCCCAGGATCTCATCGAGCTTCTCTTCGCTGATCTTACTAGAGCCTGTCGTTTCGTTGCCATCTATGACGATAGATAGTTTTCGATTTCTAGTTATTGTAACGGATTTCCCATCCCAATCGAACTCACCGGAAACCGAGATATGACTTTTGGTTAGACGAGATTGTAAAGTAGAAGTGCTGATGTCGGATAGACCGAGAAGCCAATCTAGCCCATTAAAAATGGTACTTTTCCCAGAACCTGAGCTGCCACCGGTATTATTGTTTTGTGCGTCTACTTGCACGAGGGAGCCGAGTTTAGTGAAGTCAACGTTTTGCTCGTCTGTGAAACGGCCTATATTAGAAAATGTAAGTTTTTTGAGTTTTAGCATCGATTACAGGATATCAGAGGGACTTTAAAAAGTCAAGGTTTTTCTCTAAAATCTTTGGTACTATTTTCCTCGTTCGAGGCAACTACGGCGAGATCGACTTCCGTGGCTTTTGATTGAATTCCATTATCCACAATAATTACACTATTGTTGCTAGGTCCCTTGAGTTGTTTCTTCATCTCCAGTCCACACTTACAAGTAATTCCGAGTGGGGCCGAAGCCACCACCCGGAAGAACTTGGAAGAAGACAGACCACAAGAACAGAGATAGAAGAACAAGGGCATTATTTGAACCAAATCATGCTTGAGTCGGCAACAAGATCTTGATCAACGAGATTACAAGTTTCAAGGAGTTTGGCACGATTTTCGCCAGCGCAGGTTTCCTTAAGTTTTTTAATCAAGTTGTTCTCATTGGCTGCGTCCCTTTTACCGAACTGACCCAAGAAATCAACGGCATTGTCTGGGCGAATCGCTTCTAGGGTGCGAGCTTCGAGATCCAAGAAATTGCGCATTGATTCATAGGGAACTGTCCATCCGTAGCCGATGTCTCCGCTGCCAGCAAAAACCACAGCTGAGAGATCTTTGTCTCCATTATAAACTCCTGAACCGCTACTTCCTGGCATAATTGTTGCAGTTACTAAAGTGGCGTCGTATTGAACGATTTGAGGAATCCCACCCACCAAAGCGCATAACAGAGCTGCGGGTCCGTTGGCTTGCTCCTCGGTGCAGGGCTTAATGCCCTTCATAACAGCAATGGTTCGGCGACCACTGAAATGACCATTGGTGATAACGTTGGGGTAGAGAGCTGGATGTCCGCTGACCGTAGCGGGTTCGTAAAATGGCACAGGGGCGCGATTGGAGATCTTAGTGAAAGCTTTGAGGTTGCCATCTACAGTGATCAGGCAAAGATCGTGGGCTTGGGAATGCTTATAGGTTGCGACCAGAAATTGACCATTCTTGCCAGTAACTTTACCGCCGTGTTCGACGACGTGACAGACATGGGAGTTGGTGAGAATCGTGCTCGATGTCTCGCTGGAACTAAGCACAATCCCAGTTCCACCGCTGTTTTCAGCGATATTAGTAATTGCAACACTGCTAGCCGTCACATCATTGGGTTGCATATTAGAGCCAATTGCGATGGCAATAGCCAATAGGGCTGTCAAACCAAGGGCGATCTTGGATTTTACCCCGAGACTGGACTCGATTTTCTTAAAAATAGGTGCTAAGCGGCTTTCAATTGCCCTGGTCATTTTATTCTTCATCTTCTTTCTCTTCTTTCTGTTCTGTTTCTTCGTTTTTAGACTCTTCCATTACTATATCATAACTATCTTTGGGAGCTTCTTCTTTGCGTTTTGTGTTGGCTAATTCATTGAGCATTTCACCAACAGTCTTATTCCTAGGGGTAATGGTGATTTCGTTCTCACCAACGCGTTTAACGTCAACGCCGCCTTCTCCGAGGTTAAAACCTACCGATGGATTTCGGGGATTCAGTTTCTTGTCGGTAGTCAGTTTATCTAATAATTCCACAGCCTTTTGATATCTGTCGATATCCTTAGAATCGATTTTTGCGGCAATTGTTTCATCTCCAGTAGCTAAGTAGCGGTTAATCTTCCTACCGATTTTATGTAAGAAGAACTGTTGGATTTGTAATACAAAGTCTTGATTTACGAGATTGGCGTGTAAAATGCGTTCTTTAAGGTTGGCGTCTAAGATCTCCAATTGTTCCATCTTGGTTCCATACCAATTGAATTTTTGGGCGAAATACAAAAGCGCGTCTTTTTTCATGCTAAGAATTTTAGAGATTTCGTGGTAGGTCTTACCACCTAAATAGAGATCCAAGGCTTTGGTCATTCCAACGTCAGAAACAGTAGTTATGCCTGGCAAACCGGCTTCTTTAAATTTTTCGATTTGTTGAAGCTCTTTGGGAGTGAGATCGGTGGTTTTGCCATCTTTGAGGACGGTCAGGGTTCCTTCGTAGCTCATTTAGCGCCTCCATATTTTTGAACACCATCAACGAATACTTCTACGTGGATCCCAGACCAAAGCAGGGTAGCAACGGCTCTGTCAATGGCAGCACATCGTCTATTTAAATTCATAACTTCTCTACCATCGGTTTTGATGTCATAGGCCACAAATGACTTGGCTGCAACCAAATCGCTGCCGTTTTCGGAGGATCTGATGGGGGATAGATCGTAGTTGATTTCAACCCGCTCCACACCATCAAAAAATACAAGTGGGTACATTTTTAGATTGCGTTCCTGAACCGTAGAGATTTTTCCGGTAATAGCAGACATCTGGGCCATATCTTTGAGTTGCTTTAAAATATCTTCGCTCATAACACTCCAAGTTCCTTCATAAAGTCGATCATCTTTTCTTTCTTTAGGCCGCCAGAAACCTCGAACACATTGGTAACAAAATGTGCGAGACTATTCCCGGTCTTGCGGTTCTCGGGACGGGCTTTATCTGTGATCTTAGAACTGACCGAGGCTTTGCCTTTGAATTTGGCTTTCTGTTGAGAAACCCAAATAGAAGAGCCAACAAGTTCTACAGATGCGCGGCTACCTTCCGGAATAGCGGGTTCGGCTTCGCCTTCTTTGTATTGGTAGGCATAGATGGGAACGCAGACATGGGAGGTGTCAAGGAATTGTTCGGAGAGGATTTTGCCTTCATCGTCAAAGTTCACGAACCAAAGGGCCTTAGGTTCGTTTTTGTCGGCTGCGGTTAACCAACGGGCTGTTCCGGGATAAATCACATTTCCAAAACGTTGCCTGGAATGATAATGGCCCGAAATAATTAATGAAGCGTTGATGTCTTGATATTTAACGCCGTCTACGACGGGCATTCCACTTTCGTATTTAGCTCCATCCAGTTCGGCGTGGGCGACAATTACTTTAGCGCCATTAGAGCACAGTTTGTTAGCTTGTACTGTAAACAGTTTTTTGTCGTGAATATAGGGAATATAACCAAAAATGCCGAGATTTATTGGCGATGATACTATCAAAACTTTTTCGTATATTCCATTAAAAACACTTAATGAATGGGAATTAGATTTATAATCGCCGATTTGATCATGATTCCCGACTAATACGATAACTTTCTTAAATAGGTCATTTAATTTTGCAAACCATCGATTCCAAAATTCCAGGACCTCAACTCTCACGTTGGCATGAGTATGCGTAAGATCACCTAAGATAACCAAAGTAAGGTCAGAAGACCCCAAAGATTCGACATAAACTAGAAGTCTTTCGGATTCTGCTAGGTTGGAAACGGTTACGTGAGGATCTCCCAAATAAAGTACCGTCATACCGCATCCTTACATTTGCATATATGGCTACCACAAGCTCGGCATTTACAGGTTTTGTCAAACCATGTGATTTCGAAGCGCCCCAATCCCCAGATCTTACAACCGCAGGAGCCTTCTATAGAACCCCAAGCAGCATAAGGTCCTACTACGATTGCAAGGCGCCCTATTCGGAAATATCTTCCAACTCTCAAGCAACAGTCCCTTCGGGAGGACTCACAAATTCCACTTCGTTCATGTTAACCAAAATGAATTCACCAGGGATGAAATCGCATTTACGCACATCTTTGGCCCAAGGAGATGAGTGCAAAAGATCTTCTTTAATCCAAGCCACAGAGCCAGCGGAAACCGAACTTCCATTTGGGAGATTGGCGTCAACCAAGACTTTGAGCCCTTTTAAGTTATTCTTTTGAACAACGCCAGTCCAACCCTTGGTCGTATTGCTACGAACTTCTGTGTGGACATAAACCTCTAATACGAGTTTACCATTAAAAGAAGTGGGTTTGTCTAGCATAGCTCTCCTATTTGGTAACGGTTATCTTAAGATTTTCAATCTTCGTACTAGCGGCCTTCAATTCCTTTTCCAAAAAAGCTTTGTATTGGGCAGCACGAGTTCGATGTTTGGCGGGAACGCCATCGGCAAGCTTATTCTTAAGTGATTCCACGTATTTAGTGGCACTGATTAGTTTTTCTTTGCTCATATAGATCTCCTGTCAGATACTCTACCAGGCCGCTGCGCCTTTGTCAACTAAAAAGTGACGCCTCTGAGTTTTAGTACTTTTTGATGTAAAGGAGGGAGCTGATCGATTAAGTTTTTGACGTTTGCGTTCATTTCTTTGTGAAGCATGGCTTCTTCGGCATTGGCACTGTTATCGGGAGTGAGATCGTAGGCGCTGAAGTTTTCTTCGTTAATGGTCTGTTCCACAGAAACAATGGAAGCTGCGTTTAAAAGTTCCTGTAATTCCGCAGCCTTGATCTTGTTCTTTGGAACGTTAAGGCCTTCAGCGGCGTCGGCGACAAAACTTTCATTGATGGCTTCAGCCAATTCTTGGACATCGCTGATTCCCTTCCTACTACGAATCGAGTTGGCTTTATATAGGATCCTGCGGTCGCTGGGGTAGAAATGAAGGCTGGTTTCGGAGTAGAGTTTAATCAGATTACCGGTGGCTCTACCCAGGATAACACTTCTGAAGACCTCGGAATAATTACCATTTTTGTCACCAATATATTTGTCTATAGCGGAACTCAAACCCATAGCGCTTACGTTGATCATGTCTAGGAGGGTGATGGAGCTTTTAGGGACTTTTCGATAGAAGAGCTTGGCGGCGTTGATAACTAAGGGGAGGTTGTTTTCCTGGAGGACACGACGGGCTCTTTCGACTCTGAGATAGAGTTTTTCAGCTCTAGCGCCTAGAGGCCCCCTCCAATTTTTTTTAATGAATTGGATCAAATTGTAGTTAATATTGAACTTCTTTAGACCCTCGGTATCATCGCTTTTTAGACAGGGGGTGATCTTTTGAGAGAAAACGTCAGAGGACTCACGGAAATAGACTTTGGCGTATAGGATATTGTGATCGGTAACGCGGATCTTTTGGATGAATTTCTTGTAAACCTGACTGGAATACTTATACTTGAGAATTTCTTCTTTAAAGAGGTGTTCACTTAAAATCAGCTCTTCTACCTGTTCTTTTTGACTGGTATCGTCTTCCTTATTCTTAGCCAATATATGGGAGATAGCCGTAGCCAGCCAATAAAAGTCATTGCTGAAGGTTTCGAATTTCTTTTTCGGAGTTGTTTTTGCCATTACAACTCTTATATATCATAACTATTTCAAGCGTATATACTTGATGAGATTTGGTCCAGAATCTGCATAGCATCGAATACGAGATTCCAAATGGCGCTCAAGGACATAATTTCCGGTTATATCGAAATCCCAGATCGTACATTTGCTCTTATTTCCGCACTTACTCTTGTAAGGGTTGGCTTGCGGTAGCCTAATCGAGCGGCCAATGGCGGCCTGCCTGGTCTTAATTTCTGAAGCTCCGCCCACCCAGTTAAGGGTATTGGTCATGGGATAGATATTAACGCCTACGTGCCCGCAAGAAGTTACAATAAGTATTTTAAACTCATTTTTATTAAACCGATCAATTTGCTCGGCTACATCAACTTTTTCTAATCCCAAAGAAGCCAGACGCTCCTTATTGGACTCTGAGTGTGCGTACCCAAAGGAGGCCGTCAATAGCTTGGTTAGCATGGCGATTTGACCCAATTCCTCTACTAGAATAAGAGTCTGCTCTCCTCTACTTGCGAGAGCGCTAGCTAATTTTGCATAAAACCTAGCAATCTTTGGATTTCTAAGGAATAGCTCTCTTTTAATCATCAGAGGATCGGTGCCCAACTGGCTGAGATCGCTGCCATCGATCTGTACGATGCGGTAATCGTGGGGAATGATATAGCCACCTTCGACAGCTTCCCGTGTAGTTAGGGTGTGTACGGTTTTGCCGATAATAGATTGTAAGAGCTTTACACCGCCATCGCCACGAGTCTGGGTGGCGGAAAGGAAGAATCTATAGGGAACCTCGGAGAAAATTCCATGGCATACTTCTTCCAGGGTTTCAGATCCCCAGGTGTGGCTTTCATCAATAACGAGCATTTCCAGACCAGAAAAGAACTTCCACTCCTCGCTGCCCTTTGCCACGTTACAAAGACTATCTCCGATACAGATCGTAATTCTTTTGCCGAGTTTTTTCTTACCGGCGCCAAACTTGCCAATATTGCCCTTGCCGAGATGGTATTCGAATTTCTCGACCAATTCGTTGAAAATGGCCTTGGAGGGGGCAACGATGGCACATCTAAATCCGGTTTCACGGCAGATGGATAGAATGATATTGGATTTACCACCGCCTGTGGTTATGGAAACATTCCCGTGTTTTGCTTCTATTAGTTTAGTAACGGATAGGGTTTGATAATCGTACAAAGTGTAGGGAATCGGTTTTACCCATGGAATCCTCTTGGGTGTGGGATATACTAGAAAATCTTCGATTTCCAGTGAGAGGCCCTCAAGATAGGGTATGGAGCCGGGACGAATGTATTTGAATCCGGTCTTGTCGGTAAATATCAAACATTGATTGATTTGTTCTTTGAGCAGATCACACGTCAACTGCCATTTTACGGGATTTTGTGTTTTAAACCAATGATTCTTAGAAACTCTCTTAAGTTCATGTTTCGCAGTAAGATCTACATAACTCATCTGTTTTACAAGGCTTTCCATCTCCAACTCGGTATGGTCGGCAATGTAGGCGCGTGTGGGGGATAGGATTCTAAGTTTCATTTAATTTTCAATTTTTCTACCAATTCCTGACATTTACTTTCTAATTCATGTATGTACTTATCTTTGGGATCTTCTTCTTGGGATTTAACAAACAAATAAGTTGGAACATTACAATATTCACTTAAAATCCAACCAATGCACCCGCGATTCCATTCATTTACAATAACCCATGGACCAATATAGGCCTCAAATTCGCTAATACCTCGGCCATACTTAGCTTGAAAAATGGTGTTAAATTTTGTTCCTTCATAGTCTCCATAAAATTCACTGCACATATCTTTTTGCTCCACAAAAGATTCTATGTGGTGATAGGCAGAAGAGCAGGGATAAAAATTATCAAGAAAGGTGGGATCAGATGGCAGGCCTGGTTTATGCGTAAGTTTTCTACTAACAAAATCCAGTACTTCCTCGGGGGTTTCCTCTTTTAAGGTAAAATGTAGGTTGCAAAGTGTGTAATCGCCCATACTATTCCTCTTATAGCCCACAATACCTGATTTTTGGCAATTGTCAAGCACTATTTTCATTTATGATATATAGGGGGTATGGACTTTGCAACCTTACCCGAAGAGAGAAAGCAAGAATTGGCACGATTTATGCTAGCACCCCTGAGTTCCGCCCTGGAAATCAAGGATTGGGCGAAGTTCTTTCTTGACTTAGAGATTCCGACCGAAAACACGGATCCTGATAGTACATCGAATCCATTACACAGTGCATGGTATATTTACGAAACCTTTAAGTACAATCTAGGTAATGAGCGACCAGGCGCTATCATGATTAGTTGTCGAGAAGGTCTAAAGACAATTATTGTAACCATTCTTGAACTTCTTCTTTTGCTGCATTTCCAGTTAGAGGTTGGGCATGCTGCCGCCATTGAGTCGCAGTCTTCTATTGCCTTAGGTTACATCGAAGGTTTTTTATTTAAGATAGGACCTCTTTTAGAGGCTGCTGGGTGGAGACCTCATTCAACTAATAAGCGCGTTATTAAATACAAAACCCCACAAGGAAAAACGCCTTTTTTGAAGGTGGTAATTTGTTCGTCAAAGGGTATGAATGGTTTGCATGTCTCTGCACTTTTTTTGGATGAACTCGATCTCGCAGATAAAGCCGCACTAAAAGAGGGTCGGAATATCGTAGGATTTTCTCGTGGTGTTTATGGGATGCAAATTTATGTAAGTTCATATAAATATTCTTTTGGTAATGTCGCAGAAGCATTAGAAAAAGCTCCGGACATGAACTACAAAGTTCTACGATGGAATTTAATGGACCTAACCGAAAGATGTCCTACCGAGCGCCATCTACCTGATGGGCCTAAACAAGACATGTATGTATCGAAAGTTCTACCTCTTAAAAATTTGACTGTGGTGGAATACGTGGGTTTGCCCGATATTGAGAAGAATAAATACGATTTAGTATCACAGGCCCACACGGGTTGTATCAAATGTCCATTACTTCCACTATGTAAGAAAAAATTAGCCACAAAAGATGTCTCGGCCACCGGTGGTTTCTATAAACCTATTTCATCAGTTATTCAGAAATTTCGAGAAAATGATCCAGAAATTTCTGAATCCCAGCTTCTGTGTCGTAGACCAGGTAGTGAGGGATTGGTTTATCCCAGATTCAGCAAACACGGAAATGCTATATCGATCAAAGAAGCCTATGAAACCCTGATGGGGCCAACTAGACTTCAAAATATCAATGAAACAACACTTCTTATTGAAATGCAAAAATTGGGGCTAGAATTCTATTGCGGTGTTGATTGGGGATTCACACACGATTTTGTAATTTTGGTAGTGGCAAGAATTCCTAATGGCGACTGGTGGTTAATGGAAACCTACGCATGTCCTGGCTTGGAATTCGACGATATGCTGGAAACCGCAAAAACATTTAGGGACAAGTACAATCCAATGAAATGGTTTTGTGATACCGCAATGCCAGCTTACATTAAGAGTTTTAACAAAAACGCCATGCGTTGCGCCGAATACAAAAAGGACGTACTTGGAGGTATTTCCGCTGTTCGTTCTAAAATTACCAATTCCGTTGGGAAAAGGGCACTTAGAATACTTGATGTGGACAGTAATAAGAGATCTATTAACGCTATCTCCAAGCATCGTTTTCAGTTAGATGGCCAAGGTAACGTAACGACACAACCAGCAGATGAAATGGGTATTGCCGATATCTGCGATTCTTTGAGATATATAGGACAGAATCTTTGGTCCGTTAAAGGAACTTACAAACCTGATGTGAGATATACGGACGATCCTGGAAAGGCCGGAGTTCCTCCAAAACCCAATTACACGGTGAATGAGCAAATGCAACAGGAAATCGCAAAGCGCATCGCCGGTACATCTACTTATATCGGCACGGCCAAGAAAAAAGGCGGCTTTCATTTTACAAATTAATCAATAATTACCATTATTTATCTATCCCGTTCCAAAAGATGAATCTTTATCTTACCAGGAGCGTAAAACGATGGCCACTCTTAAAACTCTCATTTTTCTTAATGCTTACGAAGACAGTTGTCCCTCAAACCAGCCTCGCGCCCAAAATTTTAGATGGACACGCGAAATCAGTAACGCCACTATTGAAAATGCGCTCTCTGAAACGTTCCAGGTTGCCGCAGGCGCCACACAGACGCTCTTTAGTGGTGCCAGAACACTCACCCAAGATGGAACCACTCAATACAGCCTAGCACTCGCTCCGTTTCAAACCAGCATCTACCAGCTCATCAATACCGGTGGCACCGCTCCTACTTTTCGAACTCTAAGAACTATCGGCAGCGACGCTACGACTCAGGTCACAACTTCTGTAAATGGCCCTCTTCTAACCTACACCTTCACTGGCGGGACTCTCCCGACACTCACCTCGGTTCAGCCCGGCGACGACGTATTAATCGGCAGTAATTTCAATCCCCTAAACCAGGGAACTACTGGTATTTGGCAGATTATTTCCAAAACAAGTAATAGCTTTACAGTAGTAAATCCAAGCGGTTATATCGAAGGTCCTATCACCTTGGGGTCTGATTATGCTAATCAAGTTAGGATTTTTAGTGCTGCTGGTGTTCAAATCGGCGATACTCTGGCGATCACGTCGGGCTTTTCTCCGGTTTCTCAAAACGCATATCAGATTACCCTGGTAACCGATTATTGGGTTCAGTTTAGTTATACCGGGGATCTTCCAACCGAAGGACCTATTACCACAGAAGTCGCCATTTACAGTATGGCCAAAACCATGGTCTATATGGAAGTCGATCAGGACACGCAATTGATTATTAACGGCGGAACTCCTGGTCCAACCATTACTCCGCTCGTGAGTAACGGTCTAGTCAATCCCGGTTTATTCTTGCTCAATGCAACTGTCTATAGCCTCGCGGTTACCAATACCTCGATCAACCTGTCCAACATTACCTTGCTTAGTACTGAGTAAGTTGTGATATATAAGGGTCTATATGGACGTCAAAGATAAAAAAACCGTCAGCATTACCTTTGGTGATAGTCCTGAAGAAGGAAGCCAAGAGCATAGCCTAACGTCTTTGGCCAAAGCGTTAGAAGCTTTGGCAGTTCCAGGAACTGATCTACGCAAGGGCGAAACCAAACCATTATCAGAAGCTATTAGAGTTCTGTCTGGAACCGCTGCTAAGAAAAAAGCTCCCTCTCTTGCATTTTCCGAACTCCCAGCACCGCAATCAAATTTTTTAGGCTTGTTCAAAGCCCGTACCCGTCTGCTTCCTCCCGAACTCATCAAGGCCATCCGTGTCACCGACCATCTTGTCGCCGCCATTCTAAGAACTCGCGGCAACATCATGAAACTCTACGGTCACCTCAAAAAGGACCGTTTCGACGTTGGTGTTGAAGTTGATATCAGACCGGAGTTTTTAAAACTATTGACTCCTGAGCAGTACACAAAAGTCGTGGAAAGAATCAAACGTCTGGAAAAGATTTTGCTTAATTGCGGACACACCGAGGGTTTGGAACACCAAGACCAAATGGTGTTATCGGATTACTTGAGCATTCAAACTCAAAACGGACTTGCTTTTGGATCGCATGGCACTGAAATTATCTACGACAGATCTAAGGATCCCGACAAAGACGGTAATTATCCTTTTCATAGATTTCGTCCCGTAGATATTGCTACAATTTTTCGTGCCGTTCGTAAAGGCGAAAGCGTTGGAAATAATCTAAGAGAACTTGCGCTAAAAGCATTGGAGCAAATGGAAGGCGCGTCGTTTAACATCGACATGCAAAAACTCAAGGAAGACGAGTATACCTGGCTACAAGTTATTGAAATGCAGCCACGACAGGCGTTTACGTCGAATGAAATGCTTGTCTACAATCTCTTCCCAAGCACCGACATCGAGCACAACGGCTATCCGGTTTCACCACTAGATACCTGTATGAATTGCATCACCACGCATATTTCTATCGAAGCCTACTGGAAAACATATTTCAGTAACGGTAAATCAGCCAAAGGGATGTTAGTTATCAAGAGCGACGAGGTTGATCAACAGATGCTTGATGCAATTAAAATGCAATTCAACGCATCTATCAATTCTGTCTCCAACGCTTTTAGAACCCCGATCTTTGGGATCGCGAAAGAAGATGACGTCGCGTGGATTGGTACGGCGGACAAACTTGGCGATTCCGAATTCTCTTATACTTACGATCAAATAGCCAGAAATATTTTGGCGGCATTCGGTGTGTCGCCTGATGAAATTCCTGGGTATGGACATCTGTCTAAGGGAACAAATTCTCAAACTCTCAGCGAAAGTAATAACGAATTTAAAATGACCGCCGCTCGTGATTCCGGCTTGCGCCCTTTGATCTTAGGCTGGCAGGTATTTTTAAATCAACGACTGCTTCCAATCATCGACGCCGAACTCGCACAAATCGTAGAAATAAAACTTTCCGGCCTCGATTCCGAATCAAAGGAGCAGGAAGCCGCACGTCTTCAACAGGACTCCGCACTTTTCTACGACTACGATACGCTACAAAGAGAAGTTGATCTAGATCCGGTTGGTAAGGCAATGGGCGGAGCGGTTCCGTTTAATGAGCGTTATAGACAGGTACTCGATTTTTATTCGAACGTCGGCGAAGTCAGAACTAGGTTCTTTGGAGACCCTGGCGCAATTTTTGATCCTTTACTTAAATTCAAACGTGATGCCTTCTGGCTTCAAAATTTTCAACTTTTAATGCAAGCAAATCCTAACGCTATCAAGGCCTTATATGCTCCTAGACCACCCGAACTAATAAAAGATTTGCTTTCCATGGAAATAGAAGATATGCTTCTTGATGAGGAAGAAGGCGCCTAAAATGAAGAAAAGGAAAAGCAACAAACCAGTTTCTAATGAAGAATTGTTTAAAAGAGCGCTATCCTTTGAAACACCTGGAGCTTTTTCTAAGGGGGATAGAAGTGCTTACACTTTATGTCACAAAAGACGAATTCTTAAAGAAGCTTGTTCTCATATGATCAGCGGAACTTTGTTTGGAGAAAATCATCCTAAATTTAGGCATACTGACGCAGCTATTGAGAAAAAAGCCAGAAGTTGTAAAACAAAAAAAGAATTCAGAAAAAAATACCCTAGTGAGTATGTGCTTGCTCACAATAGAGGCATTTTTAACAAAATTACAGATCATGTTGTTGAGGCAAATCCGGCGGGAGACGAGCATTCCAATAAAAAGCACACGCACAAAAAGTTAAAGAAAATAGCCCTTCTTTATGATAAAATATCTCTTTTTAGGGAACACGATTTTGATTCTTATATGGCTATCTATAGAAGAGGACTATTAGAGGATCTTTGTGGTCATATGACAGATTCTATAGGAGAAAACCATCCTCTTGCGCTTTATACCAATTCTTACGTTATAAAAGAGGGTTCTAAATATAGGAGTCAGGGTGAATTTCTTAAGGAAAATCCTAACCTGTACAGGGTTGCATGGAAAAGGAAGCTCTTAGATAAAATAGTTTTCCCAAACAGTAACTATACTGGCTCTTCATTGGCTGAAATAGACCTTTTTAATGTAATAAAAGCTCTTTACCCAAAGGCTCAGAAATTTTGGGATCGAAAAGTTAAAATAGAAGGAAAACCTCATATTCACGGTTTTGAGTTAGACATCTATATTCCAGAACTTCGTAAAGGTATTGAATTTGATGGAAGATATCATCATAGCTTTGAAGGACTTAAAAGAGGTAGGCCTAATTGGCCTGACGAAGATCTGATCAACTATCAGAAAATCAAGGATTTCTGGTTTGCTAATAAAGGGATAGAAATTCTTCATATCAAAGAAACCGATTGGGATCTAGATCGACAAGCATGTGTCGACCAATGCCTTAAATTTTTAGAAGTTTCACTCAAAGAGGTAGCCTAATATGTCATTAACCGACTACAAAGCAAAATACAAAGATCTTAAGACAAAGTTTCAGAGCACCGTTGACCTGGCTTTCAGGTTGGGAGTGGAAGCCGGTCTCCAGCAATCTCAACTCGATCAAGCCGCACAACAGGTTCAAGATGCCAACGCTATGGCACAAGCCGCAGCGGGCGGCCAACAGCCCGGCCAACCCGGCCAACCCGGCGAAGAAGCCGCACCTGGCGAAGAAGCCGGAGCCCCGGAACAGCCGGGTCAACCCGTTTCTCAGAACCCCAATGGCGACGAACTCGATCAACACATTTCCAAACTTGAGGGGATGCTTGGCAAATCCGAAATCACTTCCATGGAACTCGGCGATCTCAAGAAGACGCTTTCAGATATTAAATCACTTCAAATTCAGATCAACCTTACCAAATCCATGGACGCCATCAAGAACACCAAAATGGGTAAAGCCCCTAAGGCTGCTCTTAACTTCACCCCACGACTCCAGGCCAACCTGCCGGAACCCGCCAAGAAAGCTCTCAGTATGCAGGAAAAAATCGTCGGCGACGTCTTCGCAAAGTGGGCTCAAGAAGAATCAAAAGCGGCTTCAGACATTTCTAATATTCTCAATGTGGATGGAGTCGTTAAGAAGGATTGATTTATGAAAACTGTAAAACAATTAGAAAAAGAAGTAGATAAATTTCTTAAGGACTTTGAAAAGGAAAAGAAAAAGTTCAAATTGGAATCTAAAGAATTTAAAAAGGGTATGGGAATGCTTGAAAAAGAGCCCAATAAAATTATGACCAATTCAGAACTCAAAAAGAAATTTCCTCTTCTGTTTAATATTATTAAAAACTAAGTAGTGTTTCATGTATGGCATCTCTTCTCAGTCCAAAGAGCAAATCAACAGAGTAGTCGAAGACCTTTTCGATAAGACCGCCCTGCGCCTTTTAGGCCCTATTCCCAAACTCCACCATAAGAAAATCACCCTAATAGGCTTCGCCGAGGGCGTTACCCTGGCCACGCTGTTCATCCAGGCAATGAACAATCGATACCTCAATCATACCGAAAACGACGTCATTAAAGGCATCCTAGGGGGTGCCTTTGGGTATATCGAGTCTTTGAAGGCTAAGACCACCACAGCCATCTCGGAGCGCCTTGACGGGCTCGCCAGAGAGGCTAGGATCGCCAATCAACCCATACCAGAGGAAGCCCTGAACCAGGTTGTACAAGAAGAACTGGGTAAGGCCAAGAGCGGTATGGAGAGGATTGCGGCCTCAGAAGCCACGAAAACTCGTAATCTCGGCGCTTTGATGGATATCTCAAGGAAAGCTGCGGAAACCGGCGATAAAGATCCAACCGTGGCATTCATCGTTATTAGAGACAATGTGACCTGCAAGGAGTGTGTAAAAGTCCACCTAACTCCTTCCGGACAACCCCGTTTATTTAAACTGTCAGAGCTTTCCGGTGGCTATCACGTAAGGGGAGAAGATTTTCCTTCCATCCTGCTTTTGCACCCACACTGCCGCTGTACTATGATTTATGTTCCACAGGGTTATGGGTTCAACAAAAGCGGCCACATCACCTACATCAATGCCGACCACGACGAACTCGCCAAACAGCGCGATTAATCCAGCAAATTGATTAAGTCGTCACCATTCATATTTCAAACCACGATTTCTTTCTTTTTTTAACAGCTACTAATGCTTTGTTGTAAAATTCTTTGTATTCTTCGACGTCGATTCCGTTGCGTCTAAGCAGTTGCATGGCGAACCAATTGGCTTGTTCTTCGGTTCTGGGCTTTTTCGACCAGTTCAACGTTTTACCCTTTTTCATGTAAAACAGGTGGCCGGTTTCATGACAGAGTGCCATGTACTTCTCCTTGTAGGTCAGGCGACTTTTGATATAGATAAAACCTCTGAGACCCAGGGTTTGAAAGCAATAGCCCATGTAGTCGTGATCGCAAACCGCTACACCTAGGTGATCTAAAGCAGAGGCGAGTTCTGTGTAGAGGCTTTTGTAACCCATTACCAGGCTACCCATTTTTTACAATAAAACATGTGAAAATTTGGAAAGCTGGTCCAATGTGCTCCGCATTCGCAGCCAATGCTTTTCTCAAATCTGTCTTCGAAAACCGTGTAGTCGTTCACGTAGAAATTGGGGTCATAGGTAGGGAGTTGGGAATAAATGAGTTCGTAATCCGCGTATGGTGTTTCCTTATACATTGCCCATTCCCATTTCTTGCCCTGGTACAACATGAGCTTTGGGAAGGACTCAAGAGATTGATCCCAAACTACTCTCTTTTTTGTCCCATCCGACCCAAAAACTATGTCTAATCTCATGTATTTACCACGACAATCTTTATAAGGTTACCAGTTAAAGATTCCGATGTCAAGGAGATAATATGGGCGATTCGATTTGGGCTACATTGGGTAAGATACTGTTAAGTTTTCTTAGTAATAAGGCTGATGGAAAGACAGAGATCTCGGTAGATATCCCTATTGGGGCGCCTAAGGAAGAACCTGCGGTGGCTCCTGAGTCTTCCTCGCCTGCTGCTGGGATCACCCCTGTGGGGGCGATCGACTGGACCAACAAGGACTACTCCATTACCCCCCATTTCACTGTGGGAGATGCCGTTACTTTACATAGTTGGAATCGACTGGCTACGGCAGCAGACGGCTTAACTGATGATGGGAAAGCAAAACTAGTAGTACTTTGCAATAAGATGGAAGAAATTAGGACGTTGCTGGGGTGCCCTATATCCGTGCATTGTATGTATCGTTCTCCGGAGTATAACGCTCAAGTAGTCAAGGCAATTCCAAACGATGTCCATGCCCAGTTTTTGGCTTGCGATTTCGATTGCAGTCCTAAACTTACAATAGAACAAACGCATGGGATCTTGGAACCATTTTTAGAGAAGTACGGGATTAGGATGGAACGCAATACTCCAACATGGATTCATATCGACCTACATCCTGTTGGGAATGCTAGATATTTCAACGCTTAAGGTTTCCAATCCACAAACCAAACCTATTTAATTTAGCATATCTGGCAGAATGAATAGGAATTTCATCTTCGGAAGTAACAAAAGAGTTATATAAGTATGGATTGTAAGTAGCTTTAATCCAAACCACATTCTTAGGGGCTGCTTTGATCCTTTTACCCCTGATACCGGCGTGGACATGCTTTCTCTTCTCTCTTATCACTCTATCGCGTCCGGCTTGAGAAACTATGAGATCGGCCATTGAAATGTATACGGTTTTAGATCTATCTATTACTAATCCGGTTTTAACATTTTTTACTGACCAAACGACGCCTTTTTGGTGTAAATTCCTGTAACAAAACACTTTTGTGCCCATAATGCCTCCCAGTACAGAGGTTATTATAAGAGATAGAATTTGTCAAGGGGAAATTAAGATCTATTCAGATTCAGATTTTGTTAAGGCAATCCTTAATTTTTTAGCGCTTTTTTCAGCGGAAGAATAATCACGACCCGGCTCATCTTTTTCATGAGGAAGAGCGTGAGTATACATGCGATGCATTTCGGCCATTTCACGGTGCTTCTGGCCCAAATCTTTATTTCCGCTAGTATGGGCTTTTTCGGCGTGTTCCTTATGGATCCCACTCTGTTTCATGTGAAAGTCGAAACCTAAACCCATCATACCTTTATGGCTAGTATGTGGCTCAACATTACCATATTCACCAGGGGCTTTCTTTTCAGCTTTCTTAAAATCTTCAGAAGCACCTAGATTGCCAGTTGCAGGCGAAACATAAGAACTGATATTGTCGCCTGCCATGTTCTTGTCGAACTTGGTCCCGATTTCGTTCTCATCAATAGCTTCTTTAGAAGTTAGCATCTTGGCTAATTTGGCTTCAGCTTTTAAGGACTTAGACAAAGCAATCGTTTGACCAATAGCAATAATTTCATGCTTCGTAAGTTCTGGCATACTTTTTGCCATAAAATTCTCAAAAGCTTCTCTCTTTTCCCAGGTCTGGTAGGCTTCTTTGGCGCGTTTCAAAAGTTCGGCCTTTTTCATCTTCTTGTCAAGACTTTCCTTACTAAGCGCGGCACCACCACTAAGGGTACCGGGTCCAGCCATACCGGATCCAGCGGTCATTGCTTTTTGCATTGATTTAGCAGGTGTACCTATTACTTTTCTACTCGACGTAACGGTCCCACCGCCATGTGTAGACGATGTTCTGGGCGCATGTCCTGGGGTTGCGGCAGTTCCGATTCTCATATCGATGTTACCGGCGGCTGCATGGGAACGAGTATTGGTTTGAGTTTCTTTTTTAGGTTTTGCACCCAGCAATTCTCCAACCGCACTAGGACGTTTAATCCAAGTTGTAGTTGTGGTGCCAGTTCTATCATTTCTAGCAGATCTATCCCAAGCTTTTCGTTCCGGAGTCTTGCCTTCATCAACACGGGCTTTTTCTAAAGGTTTGGGTGTTGGTTTAGCAATGGGTCCAAACTTAGGAATGCCTCCAACTTTTTCTTGGGGAGGAGTTCCAGGCTTAACATCAGACTTCGGCGGATATTTGCTACCAGGAACCTGGGATTTTTTCATTTCTTTTTTACCCATTCCAAGTCCTGACATTAGATTGCTCATAGGATTACCAAAAGGGGTAGGATTAGCGGTCCAACCCAGATCAGGTTTTGGTGAGGCCGCAGGAGCGGGCATGTTGCCGTCTTTTTTAAGTTCGGTTTTTACAAGATCGATGGTATGGGTGAATTCGGATTTAAAGATGGAGTCTTCGGATTTTTGTTTGACTTCAGGGCCGGGAATGAGTTCGGCGACGCACTGTTTATTGGCGGGAGCATTTGTCACGGTTACTTTGCGAGCAATAGATTTTGTCACTATAATACCCTTTTTGTCGACTTTGCTGCCCTCGATGCTGAATCCAACCATTGGGGGCTCATCAGGATGTTCCGCATCGTCTATGAATAAGGCAGCGACTTCTTTTGAAGAGTCCTTTTTATCATCAAAAAGACGTCCCATTACATAAAGGAACGGATTTTGGCATTTTTCCCAAAAGCGTTTGTGATGTTCGTTTTCGCAATCAGCTTCAGAAAAGATCTTTTTGTATTCTAATATTTTTCCAACTAGTTGATTTGGTTGAGTATTTTGATGTTCCCAGGAAAATGGGCCTTGCAGAAGTGCAGAACAGTCGATACCGGCCAAATCCACAATTTCTCCGGCAGTATCAATTGCAGTGCTAGATCCAACACCATGGATATATGTTGGGCCGGTTTTAGGAGTTTCTGTCGCCATAAGGTAAAGATTGTTTTTAGGGGGTCTGAATCCAAAAAGAGTAGGTAAAACAAGAGGTTGTGGGTGCTATAAATTAATGGACCACTGTTTCTTACCGCAGTCATAAATTCTATATAGACCTAGACTTAAAGCCAATTCTTTTTCGGTCATAGACATATCTCCTTTAGCACCTTTTTTAATTAACATCTTTTTCTGACAAGATTGTTTGGATATTCTAGACTGATTGCTAAAATAAGAATAGTCGGCAGGTAAATTTTCAGTTAATTCAAATTCTAACTTTTTGTAAACATTTCCTTCAGACCACCTATTGTCGGACCAGGAAATTAACCTCTTGTATCCCCTTTCTTTCGCATAGCTCACTAAACGATTGAAAAGTTTAGAAGGGCCTCCAGCAATAGACACATCGGTCTTAAAAGCCAATCTATTTAAAACTAGCGTGTCGGAATGGCCTTGTCTATGATGTTTGTTGCCGGTAATTACTGCTTGTAGTTCGTTAAAATAATACAAACCAAACGATATTTCAAATACAGAAGACCCTTGAATATGATTTTGTTCTAAGAATTCTTTAGCTTCTTTTTTGGGCACTTCTTTAATTTTAGTTTTCCTTCCCATTATTTTGAACTCATTTTTATTGATAACCGACTTAAGAAGGTTCTTTACTTGATCCTGCCTTTTTAGCCATTCATCTTCAAATATTGTAATCAGTCTTATACCTTTTTCATTGCAAAATTTCATTTTATCATAATGGTAGCTATTTTCTTTATATTCTTCTGAGTGCCAATATAGGCCACAATATTCAATGGCTAGCTTCAATGATGGTATGTAAATATCTAGTTCCAACGGAGATATTACTTTTCTAGTATCGTATACGGTATCAGGATAAAAAGAGTTAATGAAATCAAATATTTCTTTTTGTACATAGCTTTTCTTCTCATTTTTTGGAGCATGTACGCAGATTTCATCTATAAGACCTCGTCTACAAGCGGTTAGATAGGCACTTCCGCTTTTTTCTTCAAATTTGGTTCTGCTTTTATGTTTTAAAGCTTCTTTGGCCAATTCTTCGTCCGTCCAATAATGGAGAAGGTTTTTCATATGGGAGCAGATTTCATCTAGCACATCGCTGTACCAAGCTGCGTGGTAAGCTTTTGGATTTTTATCTTTAAATTCGCTTTTTGAATTGTACTTCAGAGCTTCTTGTTTTAAAATATCCAGGGACCATTTAAAATTAGGATTTCTGTCGCCATTGATGTTAAAGGCTTCCATGTGCTTACAGATAATGTCCAGTAGGTTTTTGCGCTGAGCCGTATTGTAGGCCGTCTTACTTCCCTTTTGGAAAGCAGATCTTTTTGTGTATTTTATAGCTTCGTTCTGTAATTTTTCTAAAGTCCAAGTTCTATTCATATACCCACTATATCATATATAAAAAGGCCGTCAAGTTTTTATTTTGACGGCCTCAAATAATAATTTAACTATGTAGTGTCAAATACTTATGGCCAACTTGGCGTGCCTTCACCATCTGTCGGATTACCCGAAGAATCAGTGGTCGATTCATCGAAAGCCGCGATTCCCGTATAAGAAATCGATGTCTTGGTGGTGGCTCGGCTCGAATAGTTCTCATTGTCTGTAGTAGGAACAGCGCCGGTTACGACTAAAATCGTATCGCCAGTCTGCCTGTCAACAACTTTGATTGTGACAGATGAATAGTTTAAGATCTCAGCAAGTGTGGGGAAATGACCAAGAACCGTAGTTCCAGCTCCGACTACACGGAATCCGCTACAATTTACAGTAACTTCGTTGTAAGAAGTAATTGCAATTTCGCGGGCCGAATATTGACCGAGGGTATGAATTGCTTCAGTCCCAAGTCCTCGGCCTCTGCTAACGGTATCAAAGGTCCCAGCCAACACCAGTTGCCCAGATTGATTAGGTAAATAAAGCAAAGCTCTTCCACCAGTTACGGTGTAGCTTTGACCTGTTCCACCATTGGTGGGATTTAAATTAGGTAGTTGTGCTCCAGCCATTTTTCATTCTCCTTATACTAAATTAAGCCGATTGTTCCACAGCTGAGATACTGAAGCTGATTGGAATAAAATAAATCGCCGTTGCGAGATAGATGTTCACGGCCACGGTCATTGTAGGTGCGACAATTGTGATCTTCGCATTGTTGAAACCAAGTGGGGCACCATTGCTAGGCGCAATCAGTTTAAGCTGCATGTAGCCAGCCATCTTCTGCGTTAAGAAAGCAGAAGCTGATGCTGCGGAAACGTCGGCCAAACTTTGACCAACAAAAGCATTGGTGAAACTGACTTTCAGATCTTTTGCGATCAAGTTGGCGTCGTACACGGCCTGGATTGAATTCCACACAAAGTTGGAATCGATTCCGTAGGTTGTTTGATCGCTAACCCATTTAGGTCCACCGATATCGGTATATAGAGGAAGCAAACCAGCAGACAAAGCTTCTGAGGTATCGCCAGGAGACCCACTATCGTAGTCCGATGGATCGATGATACTGATCAGGTTTGCGTATTTGTTTACAATGGCTTTGTAAAATCCGCCCAACTGCATGCCAGCAGCGACAACCGAGGCGTACCAAGGTTGGAACTGAGTGATAACACCAAGGCTATTAACCTGTGTTACATTCTGGAAGGTCAAAGAACACAGAGCGCTTGCAAGGCCTTGAGCGGCGGCTGCGGCAATTGCAAACGTACTGTTCATAGACAAGATACAAATACGGTTTCTGTTAAGGCTCGGATTGCTTTCCTCAATACAATGACTCTTAAGCAATGCATTGATAGCGGCAATCGTATAAGTCGAAGCAGGATCCGTCAAACCAGCGATGATATCGGCGCTAGCGTTTTGCGAGAACAATGGAACGATAATGTCAACGTTTACACCGCCCAGGGTGTCGACGACATTAACGATATCAGCAGCCAGAGTGGCGCCGATGGTTCCGCCAGTCAGATAAGCGGGGGCGGTCATAGGAGCGGGAAGCCCTGCGGTTGCGATTGGCGTGAAAACCAACTGTTTGCTGGTGGCCATCGCTTGTTCGAACTGATAAAGTCCCATTTTAATACGACCGGGTTCGTCTCCAGCGCCAGTTGCGCAAATACCTATTGCAGAAACCGCGTCCAATGCCGAAGTAGGAAGAGAATTAGCGGCAGGAATGACAGTGGCGGAGTAGCCGATTTGACTTGCAATGAATGTCGCCAAAGCGCCGATTGTGGAATACTGGCTTAAGTTAATGCTCAGATTTCCACCGCTGCCGCCGGTAACCGTTGTGGTTAAGGTATAGACGCCAGAAACCAAGGCAATAGTGAGAGTAGCTGTGGTTCCAGCATAACCAACAGCAAGAGCTACCGCTGCGTTGGCAGTTAAGGTTTCGCTGACACCGCGAGAAGCATTGGAATCTTGGAGTTCGATTTCAGGTTCTTCCGAAGAAACGGTCAAACCAGGAGCAAGACCTAAAGCTGCCAGATCGCCTGGAGTGCTGTCGATAAGCTCGAAGCTCTTACCCCAACCTTTACCCCAAGCAGAAGCGTCTGCAGTGACAGTTAAAGTGATAGAAGTAGCGTTACCGCTAGCGGTGATACCAGATGGGAGCCCGGTGATGGAAGCAGCGACTTGAGCGCCCGTAGTATAGGGACCGGATCCAACCGTTGCAACCATAGCAGCGCCACCGTTCAAGCGAACGGTAAAAGTAGCGTTGGGAGTTGCACTGAAAGAAGGAATGGTTCCACCGGTCACAGTGGGAGCGACTTCGGCTTGAACAGCTAAAGTTTGATATTGGTCTTGATTTCCAAGAACTCCCCAGTTGATATCGGTTAGCGTTCCATAAGAACTAGGAAGTGTCGCATTAGCTTTGGTTCCCGTGTTGGTCTTAACGACGTAGATTTGGGTAGCGGTACCCGAGATGTTGGCGTCGTTAGAAGGAGCGGTAATGGCCTGGAAAGCGTCGACGATCTGACCGCTGGTGTAGGTCTGGATGACCTTTTGAAGCTGATCGGGTGTGTAAACGCTGTTTTTAAGCGCGACTTGTTCGTAGCTAGGGCCGCCTGCGGCTTCGCCCATGATCAAAAGAATACCGCTGGAAGTTACGCCGATTGGCTGACTTAGTACGGTATAATTAACATAAGTGCCTGGAATGTTTGTCGACACATTTGGAGTGACTAATTGCTGATTCATTTGTATTTCTCCCTATTAAACTTTCTTGATTCCAAAATGTTTTAAACCGGCTTCGAAATTAGCGGGTTCATCGTTCTTAGTGGCAACCATATGAAGCCAAAGAATTTCTTCTAGCTTATTGGTCATGCCGTAGGCTTTTTTATTTTGGGCCCAAAAGGCTTTAAAAGCTTCGCGTCTTTGTTTACCGGACAAAGTTTTTTCTTGGGGACGAGCTAAAGCAGCTCGAAAAGCCTTCGCTTCTTCTAGAGTCATCTCTGCGGCTTGAGTTTGTTTCTTAGCCATAAATTTTGTCACCTTTCTTAATATTGTCTACGGCCCACAAAGGCTGTAAATTGGTGTAATGACAAGCCTTCAAAAACTGTTCTCTATCTGTTAAATCAAAGCTAGCCAAGGGGACTTTATGATCCAAATGCCATCCTCTTGGGCTATAGTTAGCCCATGTCATGCCCGGCTGGAGTAGACCTTCTATATAAGATTTAAAAGATTCTACAGAACATCCCAAATCATCTACCGCCGAACCTGCCTTGTACCCTCTTTTAATAGCCATATTAAGACGTCCTCTTAAATTAGCTGCCAATTTAAATTGAGGATCATTTTTTCTTCTAGCCCTGAGTCTAGCATTGGTTTTGGGTTTGATAGTTTCTAAATTCAAAGCACGATAGATCTTTTTTTCTTCTATAATCTCTACCCTGTTTTCTTTATAATATCTTCTTTGACCCGCCATAACCTTTTCTTTGTTTTTTTCATTATAATCTAGTAAATAAGCGGCTCTACACTCTTTGCATTGCCCATTAAGACCGTCTTTGTTTTGGGGAGCTTTCCCAAAACATTCAAGGTCTTTTGTGATTTCGCACTTCGAACAGGTTTTCATTATTATATCTTCTTTGTGTCCGGTTGACTATCCTGGGTCGATCTTGGGGCTGGAGCAGAAGCGGCTGGAGATCCTACGGCGGCGGCGGATTCTTGAGCTTTTTTCTTTGCGTGGCGAAATTCCATAAATTTCGATAGTTTAGCCGACAAAATCAGCCTTGGAATCGTTGTTGCTTTGTCGGTCTTATCTTCAGGATTAGCCATAGAATGTCCTTCTTGTCGTTCAGCGCCTGCATTTTCTTTAAAATGTTCTTCGACGTCGTTCTCGACTTTTTCACCAAGCGCAGCGTCTTGCTCTTTATCTGGATTTTCAGCCTTGCCTAAAGCTTTCTTTTCTTTAGCCAATTCTCCGGCAACCTTGTCTTTAAACTCGTAGTGGGGTTCCATGCCATCGGGCTTATTGTTGCCTTCAGCTTCTTCTTTTGGATTACCACTTGGAGAAATTTGCTTAGCAACACGAGGGCCGGTAGAATCCTTGGAACCACCTGATTTCACTTCATATTCTTTATAATCGCGTTCGGTCGCTTTTTGAGCGGTTTCAATTTTGCCATACTTAACGCCGGGCTTAGGGGAATTTTCAGTCTTGTATTCGGATTTAACAAGATCGGAAGTTTCAAGGACTTGTTTGGCCTTGGCGAGAACGGCTAGAATTGCATCGCGTGCTGAAACTGTTTTATTGTTTTCGGCCATAGTTGCCCCTTATACACATAAAGATTGATTCCCTAATCATTTTTGAGCCCGTTTTTTCATTTTATGTTCAATAAAATCCTTTAATTTACAGACACTTAGATGTTTTGGCTTATCTTCACTTTTCCCAAAAAACACGCTTGGCGGCGCAAATGCATCGCGTGGCGCTTTTGGCTTTGGCATTTTCGCAGCCACACCTTGCTTACCAATTTTGGTTATGTCTTTAGGAGCACTAGCGGCGGGCGTACCTAAAGTTGTACCCAGAGTCGAGCCCAAAGTAGCACCGAGTTTGGGGGTTTTGGGTAGTTTCATTACTCTTCGTCTTCCGGATTTTCGGTAAAATAGGTCGTATCATTCTGTTGAAGAGGAGGAGTTGTTAGGTTACTAACGATGCGTATGCCGCCGACATAGCCTGAAGGATCGGCTAAAGTAACAGCGGCAGGATTAATATCTCTAATAAGAACGGATTCGATTTTCTTATGAAGACCACGAATCCAGCTCTGGACTACGCGACCGCTCATGGTAACTTGTCTACAGTAGATTTCTTCGCCACCGGCATTGCTAAACTCGGGAGTAAAAATGTCGGTACTATTCAGTTTGGTTTCCAAAAAGCCATTGTGTTCAAAAAACTCACGATATCTGAGAAGTGTGTAAACTACCAAACTATGAAGCCAAAGCAACGTCTGAGGATCATTCGTTGCAATAGTCATGGCCCAGGTTTCTTCGAAGAATGAACGTCCCAGACGGGATTGGAAATAACGATATTGAGGAACAACCCCGAGTTGGGACGCGTCTAATTCGATCCCGGCTTGAACCATAATACTTTGACCGTTAATACTGATTACTGGGTAGCCGTTACCATTTTCAGGATTCAGTACGACCATGCCTGGAGAAACTGGCATGAGATCAATTCCTTCAGGGACCCCGATAGTTCCTGTGGCGACATCAAAACTTGTGGGAATAAAGGGTGGTACCACATAAGGTATTTTTAAACCAACCTGTGACGGCTGTAAAATGATATTTCTTTCTCCAACGTCGCCCATGGTGCGATTTTCTTGAAATTCATTACTACTGCCCATCGTTAAGAAGATAGCTGGGAATTTCTCTTTATCTTTGGAGAACTGTAACTGAACATTGACATTGTTATTTAAAAAGAATTCTTTGGCAGCAGCGATTTGCTTTTGTCCAAATTTTGTGCGCAAGAACTTGTTTTGAGTGAAATCTTCTAATATGTATTCGACAAGCCACAGATTATTCTTAACATCCTGCAGAGATTCTTCAAGTATGGTCTTAAGCAGTGCGTCGGTTTGAAATATTCCACCCATATTAGTCCTTCCACTTCGCAAAAATGTCAGGTAGGATTTTGCCGTAGAATTCGGTTTCAGCCCATTCTTTAGTTTTATCCATAAACTTGTTGCCGGTATAACCGGGGTGTATAAACTTATCTTTACTTTTTGGATTTTCGGAAGCAGTACGGAACGTCATCCACGATCGGGTTACTTTTTCTTTGCCGCCTTTAGTGAGCTTAGCTTTTCCTTCTTTATCTCTTTCAACGGCTTGATAGACCCTCAAACGTTCTAATGGATTAGATGTCCAACTATCTTTTGCTTTGGTGCCTTTGAAATCAAATTCATGGATCAAACCCTCTTTGGGTTTACCATGCTCATCTCTTTCTATCCCCATCCAAGGAATCTGAGATAGGCCATTCTGTTTACGTTGTTTGTTTTTAGCCTTGAGTTCGAACTTAACGCGGTCGGTTAGGCCTTTTTCATAGCCGGTCTGGGTGCTAGGAGGTGCTGAATGTTCAAATGGTACAAATAAATAGCGGTAACCTTCTTTAGAAGTTCTGGTCTTTTTAGATTTAAAAAGCCACTTGTCCGTTTTCATATCACTGCCCGGCTCAATGCCTTCTTCAATCCAGTAAGCAGAGCCCGATAAGGTTATAACATGGGTATTGGCGTCAATAGTATCTATGCGAAGTGTGGGTTCTTTTTGGTCACCCTTAAAGATCTTAAACAAAGCCGGACTCAGTTCGCCTTTAGCAAGTTCGACAATATGTCCTTGAGCCGCAACTGCGAGATCTTTTACACCTTTAGTTAAGGCTTTTTTAACCTCTTCTTGGGAATCCTTACATGCAGCCAATATATCTTTGGGGTCAATATTGAATTTTAGCATGCTAGCCTTTTACGGGAAGACCTCTTGGTCCCTTAACTCTAGGGGTTTTCATGTCGATGTAAGCATCTTTTCCCGTAGAGGGATCGATATAGCGTTTCTGGCCTTTAGCATTGACGCCTCCAACCGGAGTGGTCTCTTTGGGAATATGTGGTGTAGAATGTTTAGTCGGCAATTTCTTAACCGATCCTACGGCGCCCTCGGCCTGAGCTTCGGGCTTACTGCTGTGGGGCTCCAGGCGGCCCCTCCTGGGGAGCCGCTTCATCGTGAGGTTTTCCACAACTAGGACATGCGCTTTCAGCAGGGGCTTCAGCTGGCGTACCCTCTTCTCCAGGAGTTTCTTCTGGAGCAGTACTCTGACCTTCGATTTCATTAACTTCTTGTTCGGCTTCACCATCGTTGATTCCAGCCAATGAGCAGAGTTCGATCATAGCGCGTAACATGGAAATGCAACTTGCGTACAATTCTGGCGCTTGTTCCTTCGCTTTATCGAGAATTGCTTTCTGACTCTTGAATCCTTCCAGGGCTTCTCCAACCATGTTGACAACTTTTTCTTTCTGGATATTTTCTGCGTGCTCATCAAGTCCATCGCGAAGAACGCCGTCTAGGTCGGGTTCGCCGGAGTCTTCTTCGCTAAGTCCCATGTCTTCGCGTTTATCGTCATAGTCTTCGGGACGACTAATTCCATCTTGATCCATGTTATCTTGCATATCGGTGGCATTATCGATGTGCTGGTCTAAAGTTTCTTCCGCGCCTTCAGGTTGGCCGTCATCTAAGGTATTTTCAAAATCCTGAGCATTGTCAACGTGTTCGTCCAAAGTAGTTTCTGCGTCTTTGTGATCTGCGCAAGTACAGCTCTCACAATGTTTGGTTTCCATGTCCTGGTCTTCAGTGGCTTCGGCTTCATCTGTGGTAGCGTTTTCAACGGGAACATCGGCTTCGGGCTGAATCTGTTCGCCTTCGCCGGGTCCATATTTAAGATCACCGGGTTTATCGTTATCTCTAGGCTGAGCCTCACTTTGTGGAACATTGCTTTGTGGGACTTCTTCGTCGCCCTCAGCTTGTCCATGGTATGCTTTTGGTGCTGGTTTTTCAATCATAGGAGCCTCTTCATCTGGATTGGCGGGTTCTTCATTCATTTGACGGTTGGTCTCTTGAATATCGGTAGAAACCGCTTCTTTGACCGGCGTTTGCTGTTTTAGGTTAGGTTTTGCAATCGTAGGAGGAGTCATATCCTCGGCTCTATAAGAGTCTTTTCTAGTGGTGGGATTGCTATTTTTATAACCCGAATCATATCCGTTATTATTATCTTCAACTGGTGGCTCACAAGAAGTGGGTTCGTTAACAGCAGCGTCAGATCCTTCTGGCAATACCTTGTCAGATTCTGGAGGCGCGTTTCCAGGTTCTTGTGCTTGCGTGCCGTTATCGCTAGTAAGTACACCTTTTATTTTTTTTGCTTCTGCGTCGGGAGAATTTTCTTCTTCACCGATACGCTGAAGCTCGTCTTCCATCGAATCTTCGTACTGTACGACTTGATCTTTTCCGCGACTTTTAGCAACCAAAAGTGCTTTACCGGCTTGAGAGATAGTATCTCCATATCCAACGGATAGTGTGGCTTGAACTATATATTCATAATCTTTTCGGAGCTGATCGAGAAGCTCCACAAACTCAGGAGGAGCCATAAATGAGAATTCGTCGCCGCCGCCACTAATCCATTCGCCCCCATGGGATTCAACAAAGTCTCTTACAAAATTATTTCCTTCGGTGATATGTTCCGAAACTTCTCTTACTTGAGCGATGTCATCGGACAAAATGGCCCGAGCGTGTCTTTGACCAATGTTATCGCCATCTCCGGCGAAGACTAAGTGCTGGGACGTATTAGTATCCATTACAATATCCCCATTTCTTCTAGTTTCTTTTGATTCCAAAGTTCTGCGTTAGGGTATTCAGATTTGAGCCAGTCCCACTTTAACTCAGCATCTTTTCTCATCCAGCCTTTTATTTCAACCCAAATGCCTGTGTCAGACAGGTATAGGTCAGGACGATATGTTTTACCATCAGGCATTTTGAATGTCTTGGGCTGCCATTCGAAGTTAATTTGGTTGGCATTAAGATAGTCAACAGTTTTGGCTTCATATCCGCCTTGACAAAATAGTTCTTCTCCGGTTTTCCAATGAATTTTTGTACTGGGATTGTTTACTTTTTTTGCGGCCTTGAGAGCAATGTCTGAACATTGATACGGGAATAAAGCCCCATGCCTTTCTAGGGTCGTGTTTTGAGCCTTTTCTCTGATCGCCTTACTCTGAGAAGGATGCTTAACACCATGGTTTTTGAATGTAGTTGCTTTCTTTTTTTCTTTTATTTCTTCTACTTGACTGGCATTAATGATACCAATACCGTATTTACTCGTAAAGGTATTTCTTGATTTTTCTAAAGATCTTAAGGGATGGCCCGATTTCTTAAATGTTACGTCACCCGGTTTTGTCCACCATTCCCCATGATCCTTGTCGACGAACAATGCTTTTTTAAGCATACCTTTGTAGGTAGATCCGACCATTGTAACCATGCCACCATGAGCAAGTTGAACCCTCCGCTCAACTTCTTCAACGGATAGTCTGTTCTTGCCGCCGCTACCCATTTTTATTACCCCTCAAAGCTTCCAAAAGCATTTCCAGATTCTCTTCATCCCACCCACGACCAGGGCGCACCATATAGCCGTTTTCAGATTTTTTAACATAAAGCTTTTTATCGCTATCACCAAAACAAATACAGCCGCTGTAAGCACCCTCAGAAAAAATAACGTTCCCGCAATCCGGGCATGAAATTTCTTCGGATTTTTTCATTTCTATAAAATGCTCTTTCTTGGCAAGTTTCTTTTTACGATTTTCCACGAATTCCGATAACGGACGACGTTTTTTAGCGGTTTCGATGTTAATAACCACTGTTGCCTTAGGTTCTTCGGGCTTCATGATTTCTTTGTGTTCTTCTTTAATCTCTTTATGTTCGGTGCCCATCTGATTTAGCTTGGTCATGAGAAGCTGTTCAACGGCGTCGCGGTGCATGAGCTTGCCATCTACGACTTGGTTGATGAGGGAGTGAAGATGCATGCGTTCGTCGATGAGCTTGTTGATATGGGAGTGGTCGGCGGAAGGAGTTTCTTTGAGATCTTCGAAGTCGTATAGTTCTAGCATTGTCATCAAAACCAAACCTAAACCCGGTAATGAGCGGTGCATAAAGTCGTTGATTTTAACGTTGTTTTGAATTATTTGACCACTATAGGAATCACGCTCATGCTTGGTAACCTGAACCGTGGTGTCTTCTTTTCCTGGAATGCGAATTTCTTTATTTTCTCCGATTTGCATGGGAGACAACTCTCTAACCAAAAGACTTAGTAGTGCTCGTGGAACGATTTGAAGACCTTGAAAAAGATCGTCGGTATCGGTAATAGTACGAGTACCTTGCTTATAGACTTCGGACTTAGATAGGACTTCGCCTAACGACTCTTTAAGGTCTTCTCCAAGTGTCTTTCTGAGAAAGTACTCGGCGTTCGGTTTCATCTAATTAGAGCTGAGGATAGTTGGGTTGGCTGACCAAAACCGGTGCCACGGCTTGGATGCTGGAATAATCATTGATTAAATATACGACCAGATTAGAGGAATCCGTGACGACCCAGTTGGATTGATTACAAGCAACGTAAGTCCAGGAATTAGGAGTACACGCGACGCCGACATTGCCAGCTGCATTGGTTGCTCCAATTGACAAAGCCGTTGTCGAGCCACTAGAACTAACCGTAACCGATTGTACGGTTCCGCTTTTATTATAAATGGCAAGATTTTGGCCAGCACCGGGTAAAATACGCGCCGTTGAAGCATCGGTGGTAAATCCACCAGCGCCATCGCCAAGAGGCGCTAGACTTCTGCCGACTTCTGATGTCTTTACTGAGCCCGCTTGGTCTGAGTATGTCAAGATACCAATGGCTGAGGGGTCCTGAACTTGATTACCTGGAATATTGCGCTTTGAAACGTTGGCCATGTTATTGTTTTCCTTTACTAATTAAAGATTCATTGCTTTATTTTAAAGCCTGCAGGATACCGATTTCCTTAAGCTTTTTAAATTATTCATCAAAATCGAGGTCCGTGGTTTCTACCCTAACAATTCCAGTCTGTATTGGAACCGTACTAGGGGGTTCAACGGTCTGTCTGAGTTCCGCACCTTTTTGAGGTGCTTTATTGGTCTCCGAACCCTTGTTGATGTTGTGATAGAGGTATTCACGGGTTAGTTGCACAAACATCGGCATGCGTTCCGCGCTTCTCAGGCCCTGGTTGTCGCAGCTCGGCTCGCCAAACTTGCTGGTGTTGGTGATCCTAACTTCTCTTAAGATAGAGGTGACGTAGTAAAACGCTTTATAAAGGTAGCGGGCCGAAAATGTCCTGCCTTCTCCAGTACTTGGATCAATACCCGGATTTGGCCTTCCTTCTATCCACCGAATGTCGCCGCAATTAGTGATGACGAAATCGATGTTCTGTTGATATGAAATTCCGCGAGAATCAACGATAGGTGCGTCCATCTTAATAATGGGGTACATGGGAACGGTGTCTTTGTCGATCTCAAAATTCATCAATTCTTTGCCAACCACTAAGTCGTCGGCTTGTGGATCACCGTAGTATAACCTATCTCCGGGGGTGAGATAGATTCTTTCGTTTTTATCGGTATCAACAACACAGCCGTCTTCGCCGCAAGCCACGTCGTTGGTCTGTTTGCGCTCGTAATACCTGGGTAGTATTAGGTTGGCCTGCGCTGAGTCTAGCAATCCGCCTTCAACAGGGCGCCGCTGGTCTTTGCTGTTTCCAGTCATAACACCAACGAATAGTCCTGCCAAACTATATATATAGCCGTTGCTAGTCATAACATCGACTTGCCCGGTATTTCTACGATAGTCGCCTTTATCGTTTAAGCCAATTGGTGAAGGCGTGGCTTTCCAATGAGTTAGGAGAACACCTAAACTCTTTACAAAAGCGTCCATTCGATTTAAATCGAAAGATTCCTGAATATAAGGTGCTTCAGAAGAAATAGTTTCGATCTGTTCGCCTTCGGGCTTTTTATTCATTCGGTTTCCTACACATGTTAGCAATCTCTTCTAGTCTACGATCGGCTTTGTCGTGAAACAAAACTATCTGATGTATTATATCAGAAGTAGCGATGGCTTGGTTTAAATCCTTAACTTTTTTAAACAATCCGAAGTTGTGTGTATCAACTAGGCTAAGTTTGATTCCCAACGATTTCCCATATTGGCAGGCCTTTTCGACTTCGGCCAAGAACTTCAGTACCTTCGGGCAATCGGGTTCGCAGTCAATAATAGCTTCCTGGCATCCACAGATTTGCTCTTCTAGAGGAAGTTCGGGTTTAAAACTGACTTGGGTTTCACTCTTAACAAGTTCTACGCACATATTATTTGATCCGGATGGTTTTAGCTTTAACAGAGAGAGCTTTTTCGGTTGTAGCCGCAGCTAGAGATTTTTTGAACTCTTCGGGGAAGTCGATGGCTTCCAAAGATAGGGAGCCCTCAACCATGGAACCGTTAATACCAGCAACTTTGATGTTGTGCTTGGTGACTTGGAATTCGATGGCGTCGTTTTCTTGGATACTGTAGATGTCGTGACCACTTTTACGCAGATCGTCAGATAAGAAGTGTGAGTGTTTGTCAACGATGGCGTCCATGCCAGCGTTTTCACTTTTGCAGAGAGCGGCTTGGAAGTTAGGGAACATCTTAGACACACTGTGCTTAACGATCGCTGGGTGAGATCCGCCTGCAACGACTTTGCCGTTGATAATGCTCATCCAAAATCCACCACGGGTTCTGATGAGTTTAACCGGTTGTCCATCTAAAATACCTGCGTCTTCAATGGTATCAATATCTTCGGGGCGAATATTCATTGACATAATTACTCCTTGCCTTCGTAGGCGTGTTTAAATTTCTGCACATATGGGTGCGAGGAAATGTCGTGTTTTTGATTTAAGGCGCGATTCGTACCTGTGACACCTTGGTTCCAAGAAAACGCTATTAGGCTGGGATTCTGGCCGAAATGGTGTTCGAGTCTGGAAAGATGTTTATCGGCGATCTGCTCTTCTAACTTTGGGTTGTCCTGCATGTAACGGTGGAGATCGTCACCCTGAAGATTTAGGGCTTTTTGATGCTGGCGTTTCAGATCGGGGTTGAGGCGAATAGTGTCGTGGATCATGTCGGGCATTTCGGCAAATCGGCCATATGCTCGGCCCATGGAGGTTGGCTTGTGCACGGTATTTTTTCCGCCGCTACTCTCAACTTGTGAAATAGCGTCTAACATCTTTTTTCGATCGTAGCCCGTAGTTGGGTGAGCACCGGCTTGGGGATGTAGGGGTTCGTGATTGGGCGCGTGGGCTTCTGAGGGAACAGCGGAGGCCAAAGCAGCGCCCATGGTTCCAGCGGTTAGGAGATTTTTGAGTGCGCCTTTTTCGAGGGATTCGTTCTTTTTAACATGCTTTGGCAGATGCTTGCCTTTGGTAGCGTTATCCCATTCCTTCACAGCGGCTTCTCCACCAAGCGCGGCTTTACCTTCAGGTGAATGACCCCATGCGGCTTGAGCTTGGCTGGACCAGGGTTTTAGAAGGGGTTGGATTTCGGATTTCTGCATGCTGTCGTTCTGAACCGGCTGCGGGTGATACATAGCCACTACATTGGAAAGACTGGGGTGCCCGCTATTATGGAATCCATGGAAGCCGTGTTCTTTGATTTTGGAGTGTACGGTATCCATATTAGTAATACCTTGATTTTCCTCGATGGCTTGTCTGACCAAGCCCTTAGGATCTTTACCAATATCGTAAATGGGTTTGTCGGCGCCGATTTTAACGTGGTATTTGTTAGCAGCTCTACCGGTTACCACTTCTTCGGGTTCGGTTCCATGCCTATAATAGAAGGAGTGTGGGTGTTCGGTGCTGCGGCCTTTGGTTCTGCTGTCGACGCCGGTTCCGCTGAACTTTGGGTCGATGTATTTGAGACCGGCTTGGGGGGAATAGTGGACTAGATGGAGATCTTCGGCTTTACGTAAAGATGGTTCCACGGAATCTTCAAATTCTTTCTTCCACTGATTATGATGCATTGTGCCAGTCTCCATTGGTAATGTGTTCTGGTAACAATCCCGCTTTTTGATCCGCAAACTTTGTCTGGGCTGGATTTTTTCTATTGTTTTCTCCGTGAGGACCAAAATTCACCCAATTATTTTGTCCCATAGTTTCTGTAGCCAATGCTTTTCCCGCTAGAGGGCTATACATTTTCTTATGGGTGAGATAGGCTTGGTGCTCCCCGGTTGGCCCAAATCCGGTTTCTCCACCGGCGTGATGGCCGTTGATGTCGTGAACGATTCTAAAGATGTCGTTGTGTACCAAAGACTTGCCGTCGTGTTTGAAACCGCTGGGGCCCAACATTGGGTGGTCCGAAGCTTGCCCACCACTACCAAAGCCCTGTTCGGTTGGGAAGTACCACAGATGTTTGTTATTCTTGATGTCGTTATGCATTTCTTTGGAACTTTTGTAGGGATTGGCTTGACCGGGTTTGATTTGCGAGATCTTAAGTCCGGATCCCATGATGTCTTTGAATTGTTTGCCGGTCTCGTTGGTCAAAGCATCGTAGGCGGCTTTGACGTGTGGGCTATTGGGCTCGTGTTTCATACCCTCGTAGGCATCTGCTATGGCCTTACCGTGTTCGGGATTGATTTTGACAGGAGGCTTGACGGTTGAGGGAGCGTCGCCTTCGGACTTTTTCATCGGCTCTTTTAATTTATAAGTATGAATAACTTCTTTGCCACGCTTCAGCTGTGCTGGCCCGAATTCAATTCCGGCTTCATGCGCGGTCTTATGGCCGCTGGCTTTGATTTCATCGTGTACGGCTTTAGGCACACTGATGTGGGCGTTCCAGTCATAGTTTTCTTTGTGACCCATGTGATCGAACTTTTTATGATTCTCTTTGAGCTTGTCGGCGTGCTTGCCATGCAAAGTTATCGCGTATACGTCGTTACCCATGCGATCTTTAATCACATTGGTGCCGATATGGGTTTCTTTGGGATCGGGTGGGGTGAGGTCTAATTGGGAAGCGGTTTTGTGGGCGTCGTCGTGGTTGTCTTTTTCTTTATCGAAGAATTTTACAGTGGAATGGTAATCGATACCATTATCTTTTCTGTGACTTTCGCCGTTGATCTTTACAGGGTGAGCAAGAATGAAACCAGTGGAAGCGGTCTTAGCGTAGGCAACGGGATCCTCAGCTTTCTTCAGCGAGTACTCTTCGGTAAGAGCTTTGCGGAGATGCTTAAGCAAGGACATTTAGTATTCTCCGATTACATAGGATTTAGCGAAGATTCCCTTGATTTTCTTTATAAGTTCATCCCTGTTCTTTGTGAGTTCTTCGAGGCGAAGTGCGTAGGTGCGAGGACCCAAACCCGAACTGCTTTGTGAAATTCCATCTTGACTCAATGTTTGAGAAGTAGTTGTAAAAGATTGTGCTATTTGGCTGAGAATGTTGATGGCCGCATTTGTTCCGATGAGTTGATTGACGATAGTCGGAACGTGTCCTTCGCGATTTGAAAGACCTGCACTGTAATTAAGTTGCCAATATCCTGGGACGTGTTGCGATGAGCCATTTTGTCCCCACAGGGCCAGGAAAGCAACGCCCGCCCCCTGATTCGTTGCTGTGATTGGTGAACCGGTGACAGAAAAACTTCCAAAAGCAGCTAAAAGTGGGACGACGTTAATGTAACCCATTGATAAAGAAGATAGCTCTATCCACATACTAGGTACAACAAAAATAACTTCGTCATTGCTCGCAACAATAGCTAAACTTTCAATGCTTATAATTGGAGAATGCCGTGGCTTTAAATGTATAAAGCTGCGGTATAAATTGGCGTCAAATCCTAGTTTATCCTTAAACTCTTCTCTTGTGATTGTGGTTCCGATTTGCGCTTCTGATTCGTTCATTGCGAGCATGATACGATCTTTTATAATCTCATCGGTAAATGACTGTCCGTTTGCAAATTTAAGAGGGACTCCCAAAAGAAATCTGTTTATAAAAAGTTCGGGAGTTAGAAATGGTTCTACGCGCTTAAGCAATCCAGAAGTTTGGGATGCGTGTACGGGGTATTGCGCGGTTTGAAATGTCCTTGAGGCTGAGAAATCTGCCATTTTATACTCCTAGAAACCTTAAAGCTTTGTTGATACAAGCTTGTTTGTCGACTTTCCACTCTTCTTCTTTAATGTGTAATACCAAAATACCGTGACAGTCCATTAAAGCGCTATCCTTAATTTCATGATAATTTCGAATATCTTCATCGGACCATTTCTTTTTCTTTTTATCGCTTCTCATGTACTCAAAAGAATGATAGTATTCTCCATCAAATTCAATTCCAATTTTCTTTTCTGAGTCATACATATCAACTTCAAAAGCTTTAATATGGGATTTATTCAGAACGGTAACCTTAAACTTTTTTCTTTTTAATTCTGGAACGTATTTTCTAAGAGCTTCTAGAAGTTCCAACTCCATTTTAGAGACATTATTAAGTACGCAATCGGCGCATCTATAACCAGTATAGAAATCGCCATATCTAACAAAATAAGTGTGGCCAGCCGGACAAATGGTTTCTAGACGAGTGTTGGCGTTTACATATTTTTCGCTAACTACTTCGTATCCATCTTTACCAAAAAATGCTACCACTTCTTCTCTTGTATGTTTCTTATTTTTAGCTTCTGGAAAATCTTTACACAGTTTTTTTAACACTTTTCTGCTACAAGCAACAGTATAGGCCCCAGGATATTTATCTCTAAATTCCTGATTAGAAGAGCAAGTTTTTACTAGAGCTTCTAATTCCTCATACGTGTAAGCCTCCGTTTTTGGAGGAGGCATGTGAGAACAAATTTCGTCTAAAATTTCCATATCACGAGCTGCGTTATACTTAGACGGAGATTTCTTTTTAAATTCTCCTCTAGTTCCGCACGAAAGAGCAAATTCTTTTAATTCTTCGTAAGTGTAAGCGCCTCTCTTTTTTACAGGCATAAGAGATTTGATCTTTTTGTCTATGCCAAAGCGTTTCGCGGCCTGCCATGCTCCGGCGCTATTTTTGATAAAATCCGTCATACTCCCGTGTTTCAGGGCTAGTTGAATTATTTCGTCTGGATAGTCCCAATTCTTCCTCATACACCCTTAATATATCACATAACCTTTTGTTTTGTCAACTAAATTTAAAAGAAAAACGTATTATCTGGCAGGTTTGGATCAGAACCATCAGCCAAGTATTCTACAACCAACATCTGTTGCACCTGGAAATTGGTCTGGGTGTTACCCTCAAATAGTACAAACTTCACAGCCCCGGTTTGGGGCGTATTCGTGCTGGGGATCACAACACTCCAAACACTCTCATCGTTTGGGTTCTGTACGGCCAGAAGCATTAAAACCTGACTACAGTCAATTGACGGAAAGAACACCCTAACCGCAGCGGGTTGATTGCTGGTTCCGATTCCGGCTAAGTACCTGAGATTGCATTGATCCAAATCCACGAGTTGGAAATAGAGAGTACTAGAGTTTCCTGCCTGAACTGTCCATTGATTGGCGTATTTAAAACTGTTAATATTCTGAAAGTTTATGATTGGTTTTGCACTCAGCCTGGGCATAAGTTCCCCTTAATTGTCTTGACAAAGCCTCCCAAATAGGATAAGCTTTTGATGTAAAGATTGATCTTTTAAGCCAGAATTGGGGTAACTACATGAAAACTAAGAAGAAAACGAAGAAAAGCCATAAGAAGGGGAAAAAGAAGGCGAAACCAGATAGCCTCATTGGTTTAACCTATGAAAATATCATAAAAGAGTACACAGCCCTTGAGCAAGAAATCATTGAGCAGGCTAAAAAAGAAAATCATCCCAGTTGGGTTGACGGCCTTATGAAAATCTTCGGACTCAGGCGCAAATGACTGATCAAGAGAAAATCGCAAAATTAGAGCAGATTATTGAATCCTCATTCCTGGCTTTTAAGATGTTACCCGATCTAACCTGCTGTGTTGGATGCGAAGCTCGAAATAAAGAACTCGTAGAGAAGATCTACGTACAAATTGAAACCGCAGTAAATCTTAAAAAGGAGATAGTATGATTTTAGCTCTCAGCGCTTTCAAGGGAAGCGGAAAAGATTTGGCCGCAGATTACCTGGTCAAAAACCACGATTTCGTCCGTGTCGCATTCGCCGATCCCCTGAAAGATATCGCGGCGGAGATGTTTGGCATTCCCAGAGACAGTTTAGATGATCCCAATTTCAAAGAAGCGCCTCTCTTAAACTATCCAGTCAAACCCCAAGACGCTTACTCCAAGATGATCGCTAATTTCCTGGTTAAGGAATTCCGAACCAAAGAAGGAAAGACCTCACAGGTTTTCTTTACCACCGTAAATCAAGGTTTGGTTCAAGACGCCAATGGAAAGCCGATCTACGAAGACCTTTTTTGGACACCCCGCGCCCTTGCCATCTTGCATGGATCTACGATGCGCAGTGTGGATTCCGCGCATTGGGTAAAGCAGGCTTTGGTAAAAGCGGGTCTGCAAACCAAGAATGTCGTCATTACTGATATGCGCTACAAAAGCGAGGTAAATCAGCTAAGAGAGGCGTTTGGATCCAAACTAACGACGGCCAGGATCAATAGATTCGACAGCTCGCCTTCTTCGGATCCTTCAGAACTCGATCTCGTAGATTTCCCGCATGACTTGTCCATTCCCAATAAAGGAACTATAGAAGATTTTTACGCTTTGCTAGATTCTATTCCTGCGACTTACGAAAAATAAAAAGGGTGCCCGAAATAAATCGGACACCCCTCAAATTTTAGCTTGTAGAACTAATTACGGGCGATTTGCGTTAGCGTTCAAAGAAACAGCGGCGCGTACACCGATAACATAACCCGCTGAGGTTACGGTCGACACTGCGGCTCCGGTTCCATAGGTTACGATTTGAACCGTAATGTACCATTGATTAAGCGTGGTATCATAGTTATATCCACAAACCAGCGTATCAAGGGTTTCGACTGCACTTGGCGCACGAGGAGTGAATCCTTTTACTTCGAACCAATTGATGCCGGTAATCTGTGAATTGGTAGCTGGGAAGGTGATTCTGTAGGTACATGGGGCGCCACCGGAATCCAATGCGATCGATACGTCTCCAGTAGAATAAGCTACGGTGTCAGCACTGGCATTAATTCTAGCTCCGCCCATAAGGCCGAGAGATCCGATGATTTCATTACCCTGTTGTACAGCGGTAACAGCTTCTACGATCCTGGTTTTGGTATTTTGCGAAAGTGAAGGCGTCTGTTGAGTTGCCATTTTAAAAATCTCCTTTAAAGTTGAACCCAACGTTGGTTGGGGAATATTCAATGTAAAGATTAATTCGCTTATAACTCTACTATGATTGGAGGATTGGTTGGTCTATATTGTTCTGTGCAATTTGATGCGTTTACATAAGTAATATCGCCTACTTGGAGTTTTCCATATCCTCCGTGAATATGGCCAAAGACGTGGAGCTTAAGTTGTTTTAACTCCGAAATCCTTTCTTTTAGGGCATAACAACCGACATGTTCGATTTCGAATTCGCATAATTTCCCATTAAAACGTTCGACTCCATCTAGAATACCCATTGGGGGTCCGTGTGTTATAAGGACGTGGGTGTCGTCGGGAATTTCCGCCCAATACTTGGCTATCTCTAGACGATCGACATTAAAAGCCCAATTACAGAACGCCGGAGAGTTAGCCGATGCCCATATTTTCAGGCCTTCTACCTCAATTCCTTCTTGATGAAGAACTTTTATGCCCTCATCCTCGCACATTTGTTTTGCAAGAGCCCAGTTGTTTTCAAAAAGTCGGTCATGATTACCTGGAGTTAGGATACAGCCGTGTTTAAAATTCTTGGCGATACGGCCAAGTTCTCGAAGTTCTTGGGAGATCTCTTGAACGTTGCCCTGGAAGGTGAGATCTCCGGCATGCAAAAGAAGATCGCTTTCGGGTACGATAATTTTTCTTAAGCGGCAGTGGGTGTCGGAAATAAGAGTCAGTTTCATATTTTGCTCCTAAATTTAACTAATTTATCCAGCCAAATTAGAAATTCTTCTACAGGTCTATCATTTTTAGCGACATTGCAAAAAGTACAACATGGGACCGAATTTTCGGGTGTGTAACCAATATCACTATCTAACCTATCAACACCGTTATACAATATTTCACCTTTCTCCAAAACATTTTCTTTGGGATATTTAAGAGACTGTTTCCAACTCCTATTTTTAAAAGTATTGTAAGGATTGGAGGGCCCACATCCACAATAATGACAATCCATTTTTAATATTTCGGAAGTTTGCTCTAAAGTCAAAGCCCATGGGATGTTTCTAATTTTAGCGTGAGCTTTGACGTTAGAAGCCTTTGCTCTGAATGAAGCTTCTTTTGGTTCAAATTTCTTATTTCTTCCGCGTGCTCCTTGAGCACTTTTGTATTCTTTAGCGGTACATTCTTTACAACTTTTAATAAAGCCCTTAACCACAGCACTTGCTTTGGATATTCTAGTACTCCCGCATTCACAATTAAAAAGCCATCGACTTCTTTGCTCCCCCTTTTCGGGATTTTCGCGCACAATTCTTTCTACTGCTGTTAGCTTTCCAAACGTTTTGCCTAATAAATTGTGGCCTCTCATACATAGCTCCTATTTTCTGGTAATCCTAATTAAAGATTACCGTTCTATGTAAGTTATATCATAACTATTAAAGAAGTCAAGCTTTTTATTTTAATTAACTTATTGAAATTGCAGTGTTTTCTATATTAAGAACAATGTTTAACTGTAGATACGCGTATTTATGCCCCCATGTGGGCTAACTTTTTTAAAGGAGATTTATTATGATCCTATCACCACAAAAAATTCAAGCCGTCGCCCGCGATCTTGGCAACAGACTTGCAATTCGTTTACAAAACAACTCTGGACTTAACACTGTCACCTATGCTTCGGATTCGCAAGGTGGACAGATTCTTACTTTGTCCCATAACGGAACCGTTACGGAAGGTAGCCCTGTTGCTCTTGTATATTTGCAACAAATTCCAATGGTTAGCAACGACATTTTCGGAAACGCAGAACTTGCTTATACGCCTTCGACGTCTTCACTCTCTTATGAGCTGACTTCTGGCGGATATCCAATTCCCGCCGCTGCCGATCTCGACACGATCAAATGGGAACTTTTCCCATTCGGTATCGCATACAACCTAGCTCCAATTGCTAACGGAACTGCCGTTACTCCTGCTGCTGCTTTGGCTTCGCTTGCTGCTCCTACGGCTAGCCTTGACCAATTGTACTGGCCTACTAAGGGCGTATAATTATAGACTTTTTAACCAATATAATAATGAAAGGAGTAAATATGAAGTACACACCAGAAGCCGTTGCAAAACTCGTAGCCGATGTGGAACTAGCATTTACTGCTGAATTGGCTAATAAAAAGTCAACTCTTGCGAAGTCCGAAGATGGCGAAAAGCCAGCTGAAGACAAGCATGAAGAGAAGCCCGAACACAAAGAAGCCGCTCCTGCTGAAGGCGAGAAGCCAGAAGCTAAGGAAGAAGGCAAAGAAGAGCATCACGAAGAAAAACCCGAACATGAAGCCAAAGAAGGCCATGAACAGGGTCATGACTATGACGAAGAAGACATGGCGCACATGGACAAAATGTATCGCTCAATGTCTCCGGCAGAGCAAAGCGCTCATCATAGCTGTCTTCAAAAGTGTATGGGTAAAACTGAAGCCAAACCAGCCGAGATGGAAAAACACGAAAAGGCAAAAGACCTAGGTACTGAAGGACACAAAAGCGGCGGAGAAATGTCTGCCGATGCTCCTTCTAAGACCCCAGGCGCTAAATCGCCCGCCAGCAAAGCAGATGGAGAGCAGATGGAAAAATCAGAAAACACAGAAGTCGAACTTCTTAAAAACGAACTTGCAGCTGAAAAAGCTGAAAAGGCAGCGATTAAGGAATTCTTGACGGCTCTTGCTAAGAAAACCGTTCCTCAAGGTAAGGCAATTACTTCCCTTGACGTTATCGCCAAAAGCGAAACGCCAGTTGAAGTGAAGACTCCTACTAAGAGCGAGATTCACAAAATTCTTATGGCGAAGGATCCGTCCAAGCTTGAGAAGTCCGATAGAGACGCAATCAATTCGTTTTACCTCAATGGGCAGGTAAACATTAACAGTATTAGCCACCTGCTCAAATAAGGTGTCTTTAATTAAAGGAGAATGAAAATATGATCGAACAACTTCAGTCACTAATGAAGGCTCTCGAAGCGGGCAGTTACATGGCCTCCCCACAGAACCTGGAACAGGGCGCCGCCCTTATGATGGAAGATTTGTCGCCTGTGATGCAAAACGTCACGTTCGACGATTCCCACATCAAATTGCAGAAAATCCTTCCTTCCAAGGAAGTTAAATCGCAACTTCATCAATTCAACCGTCAGCTAGACTACGGTATCTTCGGTGGATCCGCTCAATTTGAAGGCGGCGTCGGCGAAGAAGACGTGTCGAACTTCATTCGCGCTGTTGTGCCTATGGCATACTACAGCACGATCCGTCGTGTGACCGTTGCTGCAAACATGATTGGCGCCTTCGACGGCGTTAAGGCTGAAGACCGCTCTTCTGCCGATGCTGCGATGAAACTCGCTGGCGATATCGAATTCGACTTGTTCCGTGGACAAGCTGATTTCTCGAACGCCGGTGTTTTCGACGGCAATCCAACGGTTGTTGCTCAGCTTCCTAATATGATCGGTGTCGACCAACAGGTTCGCCAGTCTGATGGGCAAGCTAACACGCAAGACTTGATGTTCGCTGAATTCGGATCCAACCAAACGGTTGTACTGTCTTCGGGCGGAACACTGACTCAGTCAATCATCGAAGATTCTTCGGTTCGCTCGGCCATGAACATGGGCGCTGCTGATCGCTTAATCCTTGATCCGATCTCTCTGAGTGCTTATAACAAAATCGCGCATGCCAAAGAACGCATTATGCTCGCTGGGTCTGCCCAGGAAGCTACTGGCGCTCACCTTCGCACGCAGTGGACTTCTAGCGCTGTTGTTTCCCTCGAAGCTTCACGCTTCCTCTCTGGAAAAACGCAGCCTGCTCGTTCACGCCAAGGCACGCCTTCGGCTCCAGCAATTACTGTTGCTGATGCCGGTGCTGCTGGGTCATTGCTCCAAGCCGGTACCTATGTGTACTACGCGACGGGCGTGTCGATCTTGGGCGAATCTCTTCCAGGCGCTCCACAAACGGCAACGGTTACCGCTGCTGGGGACAAAGTGACTGTGACGATTACCGCTGTATCCGGAGCTTCATACTACAACGTATATCGCTCAGGTGTTGGCGGAACCGCTGCACAAGCCAAGTTCATTGGTAAGATCAAGCAGAGTTCGGGCAACCCTGTATTCACCGACTTGGGCAACAAACAGCCAGGTTCTGTGACGGGATTCCTGATCCAGGGCAATACACTCGGTATCGCTCAGCTTGCTCCTTATAGCAAACTTAAACTTGCTGTGAGCGACCTCAGCCTCCCCGAGGCGCATTTTAGGTTTCTGTCATTGGCAGCTTACCAGCCAAGAAAAAACGTGTTAATCGACAATATTACTGGCCAGCTCAGCTAATAGAAATCGTTTAAAATCAATTATTTAAGGCTCCCTATTAAAAAATAGGGAGCCTTTTTTATTTCGTGGTTGACAAGCCGCAATCTTTATTATATGCTATTAGATATGAAAGTTGCGAATTGCAAAAACTGCAGTAAAGAATTTGAATATAAATGGATAGGCAGAGGAAACTCTTGTTCGAAAGAGTGTACTGCCGCTATCGTTGCTAAAAGCAAGATAAAATATACCGAAGAGCAGATTGATTTCGTGGTTTCCTTAAAAAAACAAGGTAAAACCAACAAAGAAATAGTGGCGTTAAGCGGTGTAAAACTTAGTAAAGTAAAAGAAATTAATAAAGAAAAAAACGTCCTCCTTTCTCCAGAAGAACGTCAAAAGCATGCCTATAAAGCAAAATTAGCTAAAGATCCGCTTGCTATGGAAAATATGAGGAATGCTTATAAGGAACAGGCTGGATCTCCAGAAGCGCTAGAGCAAATAAAACTAATGCTCAACGAAAGAGGATTTGAGTATGTTTCTGGGTTTCAAAGCAAAACAAAATCTTTTATTATTAAATGCCTTAAATGTCTAAATACTAGAGAAACTAGTAAAATCCATACCGTCATTAAAAATTCGTGCATGCACTGTTCTGGATGCAATAGAACTTCTAGTTTTGAAATAGAAATAAAAGAATGGATGGAAAGTCTGGGTTTGAAGGTAGAAAAATATAAGTTTAAACATAGAGCTGGTGGAAGCGAAATAGACATACACTTACCAGAACTTAATATAGGCATAGAATATTGTGGACTATACTGGCATAACGAAGAAAGTCCTACTCCAAGAGAAGAAATGTACCACTTTAATAAAATGATTAAGGCTCAAAATGACGGAATACGCTTGATAACTATCTTTGGCGACGAATGGTCCGAAAGAAAGGATCAAATTAAAAACTTTTTGCTGTCTACTATTGGTAAAAATCCTACAAAAATTATGGGAAGGAAGACTCAAATTCAAGAAGTTCCTAAGGAAGTAGCTAGAGTTTTTTTAGACGAACATCATATCCAAGGATCTGCTCCAATCAAAATAGCTTTTGGATTGTACTATAACGAAGAGCTAGTCGGTTTAGTAACGGGAAACAATCATCATCGTCAAGGAGATGGAGAGATTTTAGCGCTTAATAGATTGGTTTTTAAAAGAGGAATTTCTGTTTCCGGAGGTTCTTCTAAATTGCTGACTTCTCTTATAGATTATGCTAAGAAAAATAGTTATAAAAAACTTGTTTCCTGGTCCGACAATCGTTGGTCTATTGGAGGGGTTTATGAAAAAACGGGATTCGTCATGGAAGAGAATTTAAAACCTGACTATTCCTATGTATATCGAAATAAGAGAATTTCAAAACAATCTTGTCAAAAAAAGCATCTTCTTGAAAAGGGTGCTATAGGAGAAACTGAGAAAGAAATGGCTCAATCACTTGGCTACGTTCGAATCTGGGATTGTGGAAAGAAACGATGGATCATAGACTTATGATATAACAGGCTCAGATATCAAAGGAGCCCTATGTCCCATCGTAAAGCCAAGACCACCCCAAAAATGTTCATCAGCGACCGCGAGCTTATTAAGCGGAAAGTCCTCAATATTACCAGTAGAATCGCGGACATAGTTGGGGGTACCCTCGGGCCCGGTGGAAAAACCGTTTTAATTGAGAGCGACCTTCCCGGTATTAGTAATCGCATCAGCAAAGACGGCGTCAGCGTTTACACCAGTCTTGGTTCCATCGATTCCATCGATCACGTCATCATCGAAACCTCTAGAGACAGTGCTCAGCGCGTCGGCGAAGGCGCGGGCGACGGCACCACAACCACCACTATCCTAGCCCACCAACTTATCAAAAATCTTTTCGAATTTTGCCAAAATAATCCCAAATATAGTCCTCAGAAAGCCGTTCGTAAAATCAAAAAAGCGGTCTCCGACATTCTGGTACCCTATATTCAAAGCCGTGCTATCACGATCAGCGAAGACAACAAAGACCTTCTCAGACAGGTAGGCAAGATTAGTGCCAACGGCGATCTTGAAATGGCCAATAAAGTCTATGAATGTTTCGAACTCATTGGATTCGGCGAAGGCTCTCATATCACTATCAAAGAATTATCAGGACCCGAGGATTATAAAATTGAAAGAATCGACGGATTGCCCATTTATTCCGGACTCGAAGATCTGGGAAAGTTTAACAATGTTTTTATCAATGATCAGGGAAACCAAAGGGCCTATCTTGAGAAACCCCGCTTCATCTTATTCGATGGTATGATCAACGATCTCATCCAAATCACCCCTATTCTAAACGAGGTCGGCGAAAGATATGCGGCTGGCGACGAAGATTTCAAAAACACCGTCGTAGTTGCTCATGGATTTTCGGATAACGTACTCACCACGTTGACGTTCAATTTCGTCAACACTAGCACTATCAATATTATGCCCTTGAAGACCCCTATGCGAGGCTTCACCAATTCCCAACAAGCTTTTTTATACGATCTAGCCGCTTTCACTGGAGCCAAGGTATTCGGCATCAAAGATCAGCTGTCTGGAGCTAATATCAACGATCTCGGCGGCGGCATGGAATATTTCGAGAGTTATCGGTTTAGATCCACGGTAGTTGGAGACCCAGAACCCATGAATGTCGAGGTTAGAGCTGGTGACTTAACTAAAATGATTGCAAATTCTGAAACCAAGGCTGAAAAGCTTTGGCTTCAAGAAAGAGTAGCCCTACTGACCTGTGGTATCGCCAAGTTCACAGTTTTTGCTGGCTCTGGAGCTGATCTCAAAGAAAAACACGATCGTATCGAAGACGCAACTATGGCTATGCGGTCAGCTATTAAATATGGCTGTTTGCCTGGTGGCACCAGGATTGCCATTGACATGGCTATTAAACTCGCGGAAACTCTTCCCGAAGGAGATCCCGCCAGAGAAGTCCTCATGGAAGCTCTCTTGAGTCTACCCAAAACGCTTCTAGACAATGCTGGCCATAACGTCGAGGAAATCGCCGAAGTCATTTCAAAGCTCATCGGTAATCCTGAATTGGTTTACGACGTAGAAAATGAGACGTATGGAGATGCCATAGAGTTGGGGTTGTTTGATGCCACCAAAGCCGTGGAAGAGAGTCTGGTGAACGCTGTGAGCATTGCTGGGGTGTTAGGTACCCTAGGGGGGATTGTGGTTTCACCTAGGGACAATGAGTTCGAAAGAAGTGAAGCACGGGCTGACGCAGAATATCAAAAAATTTGTGCCGATCCCAATCAATTAACAAATGAAGCAAATAATAGACCTTAAATATCAATAAGTTATCTCTATAATATAAAATATGTTGACTTTTTAATTGTAGAGTGTTAATCTTGTATACAAAAGTGTTTGGAATTTTTAAGAATTACACAATAGTGACCTTCCAAACCAATCTTTACCATATACCCTGTAGCAATACAGGGGCTTTCAGCGTGGGCTAAAAGTATTGTTAGTGGTGGCACTAACTCCTAACTTAATGTAAGGATTGGATAAAATGGCTTTTGAACAGAAATTGGCTGCGGTACCCCCGCAGGCTTTCACATCTAATGGTACGTCTTTGGGCGTTGTTACCATTGACAGTACCGCTGGTTTCTATATAAAACAGCAAATCAATCTCCAATCCAACGCGCTCCAACAAGCATTATTTCAAATCAAAAACATTCTTAGCCCCACCCAATTGATAGTGGGTCCAAATAATAATAGTCTCAAGGCTTCTCCCACAAATCACAGCGATATTAGTGCTTATTTGGTTGCTGATGACGCGACTATTTCTGCACCCGAACAAAACAATTTTCCCATTCCACGAGATGACCATTACAACGCCGTATATCTGCCAGCTCCTGTCATGGCTGATAGAGTTATAGATATTGACCCATACGGAAATCCTTACGGTCCAAATAACCCCAAACCTGTTACGTTTGACGGAACCATATCTATTGGAGAAGTAGGAATTGTTGGGCCCGCTCCAGATAAGAATCAACTCGACGTAAACGCTGACGGTAGCATAAATACTATTAATCTTGCTCAATTAGTCCCCGACAAGTTCAACGAAATCGATCTCACTAATTCTACTATTGGTGGGCAAGTCGTCCCTACAATTGTGGTCTATAAACAAGCTACGGTGACTGTAGCTACCCTCACATTGACTTACGATGGGGCCGCTAATCTTCTTAGTGTGGTGAGAACATAATGGCTTACAAAGTTGCACTGAACTATTTTACTGGGGAATTACAGCTGGTTAACACTTCTAGTAGTGGATCTGGAAATGTAACTGGCATCTCGCCTACTACGATTGACGCTATTACGCGGTGGGCTGATACAACGGGTACCACTATTAAAAATAGTCCCGGCACTTCAGTTCAAGACAGTGGGGCTATCGAAGCTCAGGGCTTTATTACCATGAGAAGCGTTACAGGTAATGTGATCGTTAATACCGATGAAACATGGATTGCACCTAGTTTAGAAATTTCTCTAGCTGGCTCAATAGTAATCGATAGCGGCGCTGATATAATTATAGTTTAGGAGTTTAAATGAGTATACCAGGTACGATTCAGTTTCCAGCATTAGCCACCACTCCTTCGCCACCCCCAACAGGGTCTTATGTTCTATATATTAAAACAGACAACACCGTTAATATAGAAGATTCTTTTGGAAACGTATTTACTTTTGGTGCTACCAATGCAATCACTGCATTAACAGGTGATGTAAGTGCAGTAGGACCTGGGTCTGCTGTAACTACTGTAAATTTTGTTGGCGGTGAAAGTGCCGCTAACGTTGCTTCTGCGACTGCTGCTTACTTCGCCGCAACGAGTGCTAATATCCCAAGCACATTAGTTCTTAGAGACGGTTCTGGCAACTTTTCTGCTGGCACTATTACGGCTAACTTAACCGGTACCGCTACAAATGCAACCACTTCCGTTAACTTTACGGGTTCTTTGGTAGGTGATGTAACCGGTACTCAAAGTGCTACAGTTGTTTCGTTTGTGGGCGGAAGTTCTGCGGCAAGCGTACATTCTGCGGAACTTTTAGCTAATGCAGCTACTCCCTCTAACACGGCGTCTACGATCGTAAAAAGAGATGCTTCTGGTAATTTCTCCGCCGGTATTGTCACCGCTAATTTAAGTGGTAACGCAACTACTTCTACGACATCAACTAATTTCACCGGATCTTTATCTGGTGATGTAACCGGTACTCAAAGCGCTACGGTTGTTTCCACAGTTGGTGGGCAAAGTGCTACTGCTGTTGCAACTGCAGCAATTGCTGTAGCGGCAGCAACTTCCTCAAATACGGCTTCTACATTAGTTCTTAGAGACGGTTCTGGCAACTTTTCTGCTGGCACTATTACGGCTAACTTAACCGGTACCGCTACAAATGCAACAAATGCAATTACATCGGTTAATTTCACCGGCTCTTTATCTGGAGACGTAACTGGTACTCAAAGTGCTACCTCTATATCTTCTGCCACAGTTACGGGTAAATTACTTACCGGCTACACAACTGGTACAAACACTCCTATCCTATCAACTGATTCCATACTCATTGCTTTTGAAAAACTTCAAGCACAGGTAAGTGGAACTACTGGAAGTGCTATAACAGCTTTAACCGGGGATGTTTCAGCTACGGGTCCTGGATCGGCAACGGCAACAGTTAATTCTGTGGGAGGACAAAGCGCATCTGCAATTGCTGCCACCGTTGTAATAGTTGGTAATGCAACGTCTTCAAATACGGCTTCTACATTAGTTCTTAGAAATGCTTCTGGCAACTTTTCTGCTGGTACAATTACTGCAAATCTAACGGGAACCGCAACAAATGCTACTACTGCTGTTAATTTCACAGGTTCTTTATCCGGAGACGTAACTGGAACTCAGACCGCAACAGTTGTTTCCACAGTAGGCGGTGTAACTGCTTCCGCTGTGGCAACCTCAGTGGCTGCCACTCAAGCAGCGACATCTTCTAATACGGCTTCTACTTTAGTTCTTAGAGATGCTTCTGGTAATTTCTCCGCCGGTACCATTACATCAAACTTGACTGGAACAGCTACCAATGCTACGACTGCTGTTAATTTCACAGGTTCTTTGTCTGGTGATGTAACCGGTACTCAAAGTGCTACCTCTATATCTTCTACCACAGTCACTGGAAAACTACTCACTGGTTATACCACGGGTACAAATACGCCTATACTAGCGACTAACTCAATCTTAACAGCATTCGAAAATTTACAGGCGCAAATCTCAGCTACAGTCGGAAGTGCTATAACAGCTTTAACCGGGGATGGCACCGCAACGGGCCCCGGTTCAGCAATTTTTACTCTTGCGACAGTGAATACCAATGTCGGTAGTTTTGGTGGTTCTACAAGTATTCCTAGTTTCACTGTGAATGCAAAAGGTTTGATCACTGCAGCGAGTGGTAACGCAGTAGTAGCACCCGCTGGGACCCTTACTGGTACCACATTGGCATCTAATGTTGTAAATTCATCTTTAACTTCTGTTGGCACAATCGTTTCCGGTGTATGGAATGGTACCGCATTGACTGCCCCATATATGCTCGCCCTTCCTACTAATGAAATATATGTAGGCAATGGCTCTAACCAGCCCGCTGCAGTAGCTATGAGTGGAGATGTTAGCATTGTTAGTTCAGGTGCTACTTCCATTGCTTCCACTACCGTAACCGGCAAATTGCTGACCGGATATACAACCGGAACCAATACTCCTATTATTGCTACAAACTCTATTCTCACTGCTTTTGAGAACTTACAAGCACAGGTTAGTGCCACTGTTGGATCTGCAATCACTGCTTTAACTGGAGATGGTACGGCAACAGGTCCTGGTTCGGTTACGTTTACATTATCTACTGTAAATTCAAATGTAGGATCTTTTGGCTCTTCTACTGCTATTCCATCGTTTACTGTCAATGCCAAAGGACTGATAACCGCCGCATCTACTAGTGTAGTGGTCGCTCCTGCAGGAACTCTTACGGGTACTACTTTAAATAGTACTGTCGTCTCCTCCTCTTTAACTTCTGTTGGAACTATTACTTCTGGCGTATGGAACGGAACTCCGTTGACTGCACCTTATATGCTAGCTCTTCCTACTAACGATATTTATGTTGGTAATGGATCGAATCAGCCAGCCGCTGTTACGATGTCGGGTGATATTAATATTGCAAGCTCGGGTGCAACCACAATCCAAGCCAACGTTGTCAGTAACTCTAAGTTGGCACAAGCACCTGCAGATACATTGAAGGGGAACAATACTGGCTCTACTGCTAATGTTACTGATTTAACAGTCTCTCAAGTGAACACGATGCTTGGTACGGTAACCACTATTGGCGCTATTGATACCAACGCTAACTCCAATGGCCTATTTATCTCGGGGAACACTTTATCTACTCAAAGTGCCTCTGTTTCTAATCCTGGTATGGTAAATACTGCTACGCAAAGTTTTGCTGGCAATAAAACCTTCACTGGAACAGTAAATATCATTCCTGCTTCTACATCGGCTTTAGTTATTAATAGTACATCTTTTGTGCATGATTCTGTCAATAACGCATTAGGTATTGGAGTTCAGCCTGCAACTACGGTAATGATCGATGGGGTTAATACTTCTGGTGCCTCTAAGCTAGTTCAAATGACTGGTTATGGAACCGGATCGACAACCGGATATAGAGGTAGATTTGCCAGAGGTACCTTACTGAGTCCAACGGCTACTCAGAGCGGAGATACGCTGAGCGTGATTTCTGGCAGAGGCTATGGAACTTCTCAGTTTGCTGCAGCTTCTACTGGCGTGATGAACATTGTTGCCGGTGAAAACTTTACAAATACTTCTAACATGACCTATCTACAGTTTCAGGCAACCCCCACCGGTTCCGTAACTTCTGCGGAACATATGAGAGTGGCTGCAACCGGCGTAACTCTTGGTCCTCAAAGCGCAAGCACTGATCTCCATACCGTCAATGGCGGTTGGATTAGAACTACTAGAACTATTACGGGTAGTTTGACAGTAGATACTACCACAACGGATGATATTATTTTTTGCAACCAAAGCGCTGGGATAACTATTACGTTGCCTACGCCTACTAATGGAAGAACGCTAACAATTGTTGATATTTCAGGAAACGCTCAGACAAACAATATCACCATTGCAAGACATGCTTCTGAGCTGATCGAGGGACTGGCTGCTTCAAAAGTATATCAAACCAATTACGGATCTTTGGTCTTGACGGCAGATGTATCCGGAAACTGGTGGACAATAGGATAATATGTCCAAATACACTAAGGTAACATTTACTTCTTCTGGAACTTGGACTTGCCCTGCGGGCATTACCACAGTTGTTGTATGGGGTAGGGGTGGTGCTGGCGGTGGCGGCGGAGGTGGCGGAGGCGGAGGCGGAAGCACTGCTTTGGGAGCTAGAGGCGGAGGGGCCGGTGGTGTTGGTGGATCGGTTCCATCATTACCATATCAAATCACTGTTGTTCCTGGAACCACATACACTATAACTATTGGTTCTGGTGGAGCAGGTGGTGCTGGCGGTGCTGGAGCAACTGCTGCAGCAGGTGGAGCAGCGGGTTCAGCAGGTACAGCTGGATCTGTAGGAACTTCTTCTACATTTGGTAGTCTTCTTGCTTTTCAACCAGGTTCTGGAGGCGCAGCTGGAGGTGCGGCGTCATTAACCACTACAGGCACTGGGGGTACGGCTGGCTTTGGAGTGTTTAATGATGAAGGTCCAACAAGTGGTAATGGTGGAACAGCAGGGAGCGCTGGTACTACTGGTGCTGTTCCTGTTGGAGCAATTTCTCCATTTTTTTCTAATGGAACCGGTGGATCTGGAGGCGCAGCTGGTACACCTCCTCATGGTGGCGGCGGCGGCGGCGGAAGTGCTGCTCCTGTTGCTGCCAATGCTACGGGTTCAAATGGTGGAGCTGGCGGAATCGGTGGAACAACAGGTACAAGCGGTGGAGCTGGTGGTGCCGCTCCTAGTCCTCCAAGTTCTTCTGCGGGAGCCGGTGGAAGTGGCGGCGGAGGTGGCGGAGGCGGAGCAGCCACTGTTACAACCGGATCTGCTGGCGGAGCTGGTGCAACTGGTGCAACAGGAAGTAATGGGCAAATAGTCATTGTGTGGATTGAATAATGTCAAAATCGGTACGACAACTTTTTACTACTAGTGGAACCTGGACTTGCCCCGCAGGCATTACCATGGTTGTAGTCTTCGGAAGAGGTGGATCTGGTGGCGGAAGTGGTGGTAGTGGAGGCGGTGGTGGTTCGACTACTGCTGGAGGTAGAGGTGGAGGTTCAGGTCAAAGCGGTGGTTCGGTGCCTTCTCTCGCATATGAACTCACAGTGGTTCCTGGTACTGCTTATACCATAACTATTGGATTGGGCGGAACAGCTGGTGCATCAGGAGCTGGAGGAACCGCTGCTGCTGCAGGATCAACGGGAACTGCTGGTGGAAACGGTGGAAACGGTGGAAATACATCGTTTAGCTCTCTTATGTCCTTTCAAGGTGGCAGCGGTGGAGGGGCTGGAACTGCTGGTGGCATTTCAACAACCGGAATTGGTGGTAACAGCGGTACAGGTGTTTTTGGTATAATTGCTGTAGTTGGTGGTGACGGTGGAACAGCAGGTCTTGTTGGAAAGAACGGTTCGGCTCCTGTTGGAGCTACCGCTCCTTGGTTTTCGAGCGGAACACCTGGGACAGGAGGAGCCGCTGGCGGTAGCGGAACTACTAATGGTGGTGGAGGTGGAGCTAGTGCTTCATCTCCAGCTGGAGATGCCGCTGGACAGAATGGTACAAATGGTGGAGCTGGTGGTGCCGCAGGTTCTGCTGGAGGAAATGCACCAGCCGCTGCAACAACAACCGCTGGAACAGGCGGATCTGGAGGCGGCGGAGGTGGCGGAGGCGGAGCATTAGCTACAACTGGCACTGCTGGTGGGAATGGTAGTGCAGGTGCAGCAGGTACAGATGGATACCTCATAGTTCAGTGGGTGGAATAGATGGCAAAATACGTTAAAAAGATATTTACGTCTTCTGGAACTTGGATTGCACCTGCAGGGGTTACGAATATAACTCTCTGGGGAAGAGGCGGAACAGGCGGAGGTGGCGGAGGCGGGGGTGGAGCAGGTGGAAATGGCGCCAATGGTGGAGGCGGGGGCGGAGGAGCCGGTGGATCAGGTGGACAAGCGCCATCTATGATGTATCTTGCAACGGTAGTTCCTGGAACTTCTTACACCATAACTATTGGTGCCGCTGGTACTGCTGGAACCGGGGGAGCGGTTTCGACATTAACTAGTGATGGTCACGCAGGCACTGCCGGTGGTGATGGTGGCAATTCTTCTTTTGGAACCATAGTAAACTTCATAGGGACTACCGGTGGAACTGGTGGCGGAGCCGGAAATACGATTAACGGAAATGGTGGGGCTGCTGGTAATCCCGGTGTAGGCCTATTTACAACTACTCCTGGAAACAGTGGTGCTGGCGGAGCTGGTAATCCCGGTGCGGCAGGTGGAAAAGCCGCTGATGGCGCCGCAAATGTTGGTGCTGCCTCTCCTTTCTTTTTAGAAAATTCTGGAGCTTTTGGAGGTTCTGGAGGCGGTACTAGTGGTGGTGGAGGTGGCGGAGGCTCTGCTTCTGGTGGTGCTGGTGATGCAACATCCGTTGTAGGTTCCAGTGGTGCAGCGGGTGGAGCTTCGGGCTCCGCAGGTAGCAATGGAACTGCTGGATCGACTACTAGTGCTGGCGGTGGAGGGATCGGGGGATCAGGCGGTGGCGGAGGCGGTTCTAGCGGAACTGGCGGAAGTGGCGGCAATGGTAGTGCTGGAAGTGCTGGACAAATCATAGTCCAATGGGTGGAATAGATGGAAAAACATTTCGCTTTAATTAAAAATAACTTAGTAGAGGCCGTTATAGTTGGAAACGATGATTTCTTAGAAAATATAAGGGGCAAATACGATTTTGCCATCGATGTAAGTGAGGGCTTAAGACCTGCAACTGGAGATAGCTATTATCCCGATACTAAGACATTTGTAGCCAACCATTTAACCGACCATCGAATTCCTGTAGACCTATCTTCTGCCCATCTTCATACTGGGACTGAAAATGGATTTAAGCCGTTCCAAATATCGAAATATTCTGTTTCTTACGAAAATGGTGTGATAACAATCGGATGTAAGAAATATTCCGCTGTCGGAATGTTAGATACGTTGCATAAACTTTTAATTGACAAACAGCAAACTACGACCTATTTTACCGCGCTTAAAACGGGACCCACTCATGGAAAATTTGAAATTACGTGGGACGATGCACAAAAACTTTATGACGCCTTGAGAAAGGTAAGGTTCTAATGGTATTCGCTCAAATAGCAAATGGTATAATAAAAAATACTATTTTGCTCAATGATATCTCTATTTTGAATCTCTTCTTGAATGATCCCACTACAGGTCAACCATACGATTTTGTCCTACAGATAGATTTTTTATATCCCAGGCCTGCTGTTGGCTGGACCTTTGATGGAATATCTTTTCAGTCCCCAGATGATGGCGTTGAAGAGGATACTATAAATGGAAGTATTTGTTTACTTTTTTCTAAAAATGCGCCTGCTATGACCCCTGGCACTTATTTGAATAGCGGATCTGTGTCTAGTAGCAATAGTGGCCAGTCTGTGCTGGGAAGAAATTTTATAATCGGGATGTCAGTTACCAATACTAACACTGTGATTTCCAATCCTATGATCTTTCAGTTGCAGGAAAGGACCGACGTAAATACTTTTGTGGATATAGAGGGCGCGTCTATCTCAATTCCAGTTGGATCTTATTCTACAAATATAACCTTTTCTCCTTTTATATCAGTAGAAGAAAGTGCGGAGATTTCAGCCTATCTACAATCTGGAGACTCTCCGGGAAATCCAGTACTTCAAATTCATTTAGGATATTAATATGCAGATGAAAAATACGACTAGTTCAAACATTCTTCATAAAAATAGCGGGATTAACTTTATAGCAAACTCTTATACGCAGCTGGCACTCGGAAATCTTAATCAGTTAGCGGATAATCAAACATTTGGCCTTCTTAGTTCTGGAACTTTTGTTTTAAATGATGGAGTGAATGACATCTCTTCGCCATCAGACGCATGGAATGCGATTAATAAAATAGTTCCGCAAAACTTATTAGTCACTACCCAATTTGAATTAAACAATAAAGACTTAAAGTTGGCCAGAGCTTGTGCAGAGGTTGATCCTGCTACGGGTCAGGCTACTATAAGCATGAGGGTTCCCGGTACATTTGGAAGCGCAGACGGTAGATACATAGAAGGCGGATACGCAACGACCGAAGACTACAACAAAGACGATTACGCCTTAGTATGGATTTCGGATGATGACAGAAATATAGCCATGATGGTGGCTCTTGCCATGAATCCCGCTGCTACTGCTCCAGTTGCTGATGCCATTATTCAAGGGATGGGCGTAATAGCAGCAATAGGTATGGCTCTTCCTAATTATCCAATAATTAAAACCTATTATGACGATGAAACCCCATCTGAAAACTCGGGATGGTACTTTTGGCCCGTGGCTCAGGGCAACAATCTTTCAGCTGTAGGGGAAACCGAAGTAGAATCTATCGCCGGATATGCGTTTTGTCCAAGTGGATTCTATTTAAAAATACAGTATTGCAGGCCATCCGGTGTCACAACTGGCGGAATTAGAATCAATTTTCAATGGGCGAGGTTGAATTAATATGTCTCATGGATACATTGTCTTAGCAGATACCAAATCTGGTTTTGTTCCAAATTCTATAAAGTGGATTACCAAATCTCAGTTTAGCCATAGTTTTGTTACCACACCAGACGTATTAGGGATTCCAATGTGTATAGAGGCCGCAGGGGGTGGTGTAGACTATGTTAGATTCGACACCGGATACGTGAACAACTTAGGAGAAGGCTATCAAGTCTGGAATATAAAAATAGATCAGTCTATTAAAGATAAAGCCATAGTGTCTATCCTAAACGATCTAGAAGTCGGGTATGGATATCTGGAATTTGCTTGGTTTGTATGGCGCAGAATCTGTTTAGCTTTTGGTAAAGATATTAAGGATCAGAGTAACTGGGCAGTAAATAGTGGGATTATCTGCTCTCAACTATGTGTTGCTTACCTAAAAGCGTGCGGTTTGTTAAGCGTATTGAGTGGGTACGGAGACGGCGCAATTGCTCCTGCTGACTTACAAAGTATTTTTATAGCCCATCCTGAATATTTTGAGTTAGTAGAATCCGTTAGACTTTAAGGATGTAATAGTCTAGAAGCCATATAACCAGCGAGGAACGTGGTCGCAACTCCAAGGCCAAAAAACAACCACTCATTGGTCTTTTGGTCCGCTGAGATCTTAGACAGCCTGTCTTGAGAATCCTGTGCGTTTTTAATCCACATCTCTGTGCGCTGATCCGAAGTCAGTAATGCGGCATTCTTGAGACTCAAAGCCTGTGTGAGATCAGACAGCTGCTGTGTTTGTGTCGGCGCTTGTTGAACCAAAGCTCCTACGCAAAGATTTAGTTGTGCGGAATACTCAAATCCGCCGTCAGGCAATTTTTTAATTGTGCTCCAGTCACAGCTATCAGCAAAAGCGATATTGGAAAACAAACACAGGGCTAAAACAAAAGAAATAAGTTTTTTCATTTTTTATCCTTTTCGTACCAATCCGGATCCACAGGGGTGGTAGATTGCTGGCCTAGCTTATTAGCATCTGCTACAAGAACATTGGCGGCATCATTCTCGGTCTTCTCTTTAGTGGCTAAGGCCTGATCCTGTTTATTATCAGAAGCCATTTCTTTTTTCTCTCCAGAGACTAAAAGGGCTTCTTTTATTTTATTGAATTCTAAATAAACTATACAGGCTCCTACGGCTAGTAAAATAATTTTGCAACGTTTGTAGGTATCAACAACATCAGCCCAAACCGTTGCAGCAATAGCTTTTAATTTAACGAGCATTTGAACTCCTTGTCAGTTGTTTTTGTGAGAAACGGTAAACCCGATAGCTTTGTGAAAGCAGGCAGAGGATGATAGCCAGGATGACGAGGAGTTTGGATTTATTCATTAGCGTTCCTCGACGTTGACAATACTCTCGTCCTTAATTTTTCCTTTAGAATTGATATAGGTTTTGACGGTCGTCGTCACATGCTCTAAACCATTGGCAGCAAAGAAGGCAACTGCGGTTCCTTTTAAAAGATCACTGACATTGGTTCCATCCATATACCCTTTAATCCTCAAAACGACGGCAATAGCCATCAGACCAAACATAACTGCGGTCTTACGCAATCCCTGAATAACATTAAGGAAATTAACTAAATATTGTGTGATTTGTTCCATCATAACCGTCTCCTACCCGTTCTTATATCATAACCCAAAAAACAATCTTTATTTCGAGGACTTTGCATGGACTTAAACACCACGATTGGCATTATAGCAGGAGCCCTTACCGCCGTAGGCACTGTATACGGTGGCATCAGACGCGTCGTAAGCCTCACAGAGATGAAGAGAGAGCGCCATAGGCTGGAGATCCTAGCCGAGGCCAAAAAAGAAGCCCACGCTGTCAAGGAAGCCCTAGAGACCAAGATACAGAAGCTTGAGACTGAATTCGAAGCTCACAAAGCCACAGATCTTGTCGAACACGAACACATCAGGGAAGTCTATAACTCAGAAATCAAAGTTCTAGGAACCAAGATATCCGAACTACGCGACCAACTCAATGAACAGCACTCACAGCTCATATCACTTTTGACGCGCTTGGTCGGCAAGTAATCAGTATTCCTCAGCCATTCCATACGCTCCCACTACGTGCTCAACCTGAGCTAGATCAATTTCGTTGAGATTAAGCTCCACGGGCTCGGGGTCATTGTGAAAAAAGATCGTGGTTTCTTTGATAGGCCGATTCTGAACCATCCCATCTCTAACCGTAAGCATCTTGATGATCGGACCCGCTAAGGTAATCCATAGATCATCTGCTGGAGTTTCTCCGTAATGCTGAACTTTCAAAACACGTAAATTGATATTCATAGATTTTCCCTCTTACTCTGTATATCACGAACCAACTCAGACGGAACATATTGGTGACAATTAAAACAAGCCTTACCCAATTGACCAACAATTACGAAGTCATGGCCCTTGCAATTAGGACATTGAAAGTGTTCGGTATTTGTTTTAACAATCCGTAGGTTAGGCTTTGTCATAGTCATCTCTTTCATCGTAAATGTAATTTGAACGGCTGTTAATTTTTCTCCAAAATTCACGTTCTTCCAAAGCCACCGTTAATTGCTTTCGCAATTTTTCAGGCATATTTTTTACACTCAGTCTTTTTCCTGCTTTCCCACTGTTGCAATCAATACAAGCACTGGATAGATTTAAAATATGATTTGTTCCACCATCGCATACGGGAACAATATGGTCTATAACTAGTTGCGAATTCGTACTATCCGCAATACCGCAATACTGGCATTTAAAAGAGTCTCTGCTAAGAACATCAAAACGTAATTTTTGTTTTATAATTGGACGAACATATCTCATAACAAATTCCCCACGTCATCGTAGCAAGAAGAAAAAGAGTCCTTCTCTTCGGCTTCATTCTGCTCCTCATGTAATTTTGCTAGACGATCTTCGACTAGATCTTCTAATAGGCCTTTCTCAATACAATTAACAAGATCTGGGGGTGCTAATTTGTAGAATTTAGAATTAAAACCGCCCTTAATCTCCGGAACGTCTTCTGGGCGCTCAACTCTCGCAAAGAATCCGTTGTCCGTAGCCCAAGCTAGAAATCTGTCGGCCTCATTCTTATTCAAAGAGCCTCTTTTAATAAAAGAATTCACCTTTCGATTAACATCAAAGAGTTCGACCATGATACGGCGGGAGCACATGAAAATAGTTATCCCCTGAGTAAGACAGGCCAAAGCGACAAGCCCTATTTGATTTTTAACGATATCGTTCTTATTGTTTCTTCCTTTTGCCGTACACAGTTTATAGATTTGATTTAAGATAGGATCTGATTCGTTATATTTCACGGGGATTACTTGGCATAATTTATACAGCGATGGAATAACTAGCGTATCGTAATCGGTGAAATTTTTCTTAACGAGGGGTTTTAAGCTAGACAGTTTTTTTTCAGACATAGAGACTCCCTACCCTTATGGGTGTATGAATGGCTACCTCCATTCAGGTAGGGAGCCGAATTTATAAGCTGGGATATTATCCACTTGCTTATATCGTAAACTACCATCTCTATTTTTAAAAGTCAAGAAAAAAGATTGGATTATCTCAAATATATGGGTTTAGAGAAGATTGAAAGCAATACTCCACACAATACTTCTTCAATACTCCACGCAATCCTTAATTTAATACTAACCATGTTATGGATCAGGGATTTGGATTTAGGATTTCTGTTAGGGAGTATGTCCCGATTTTGCTAATTAAAGAATAAAAGAATACAACTATGTTGTTTATTCTATAAATAATTACTAAATATAGAAAAAGAGTTTTCTCTACGGCCCCGGCGCAGCCGGACTATCTTCAACAAAGTAGCCGGGGAAATCCGAATTCCTAAAATGCCCTAGGATCGACGATCGCCAAAAACACTACCTACCCCCTTATCTCAACGCCGATCGCCTCGCCACGGTCAAAGGAGCCCAAAATCGATCTAAAAAGATCAATGATTACAACCACTATTTTTGTACTCGTTTTGGACCTCGGACTGCTATACTATTTTTTTGTATAGCCTCAAATCCTGTATATAAGACTTATGATATAAACCCACCATGACCGACCAAAAACCCTCTGATTCTTCTTTCACTCTTAACCCCGATGGGACTTCCACATTCGCGCTTCGCGAGGAAGGCGACTCCACTGGCCACACCTATGCCGGAGTCTTCGTTTTCAAATGCTTCCTCAACCCTTTGGACCAACTCGCCGCTGGTAAGCTCTACCGCGAACTCCTAGGCACTGATATTCAGAATGCCAGCGAATTGGAGCGCTTTGTGGCCTTTAGTCTGAGTCAATTAAAATTCCGTATTATTAAAGCGCCATCTTTTTGGAAAACAACGGAAAGCATGATCGAAGGCAACCTGCCCGACACAAACATTCTGACGTTAGTACTTGACAAAGCGATCAGTTCCGAAAGTTTATACAAAGAAGAATTGAAGAAGAAGCGTGACGAAGCCGTATTGAAAGCCGCAGAAGCCATTAAAACTATTCAAGAAAACATGAACCCTAAATTAGAAGCAAAGGAAGAATAAAAATGATTGTACTTAGACGCTTAGCCACTATTGGACTTTCAACAACCTATGCTAGAATTCTTGAAGGGAATAAGATCAAACATTACTATGTTACACTCGGCAAAGCCCTATCAGACAATAAATCCGTAGAGGAAATGGTTGTCGAATACGTCAAAAAAGAAACTGGTGACAATAGTGTTGCCGTTGAAATGCCAAAAGTAAACAATGCTTATGGTATTGGTGTATTGGCGATTCAAGAAGCCAAAGATGTGTTAGAAAATTTCCCCGAGATAAAAAAACAGTTGGAGAAACAAAAAATTAAAAGCATGTTATACCAATATAATTGCAGATCGGAATGGTATAAATATCTTTTAAATCCCATTGCTATCCCCTATAATTGGATTGTAAATAAAATCAATACCAAATGGGCCAAAGATCAATGGGAAAAGTTAGGTGGGATGCCCGACCACAAACTAGGAGACGATGGTCTATGGGCACTCCGTGGCAATATCAAATCTATTCCACTCCTGCCCATAGCGGGCTATACGCGTCGCGTTACCCCTTGTCGTTATCTATCTCTCAGTTTTGACGAATCTAATCGTGATAAGGCTGTTGAAATCCTTACAAATGATCTTAAAATTTTATCTGGTAGGAAACTTATTGTAGGCCATCTAGCGATGCCCTTTCAACTCCAATTAGCGGACACAACTGGTTCCGGAGAACTTTCTTATGTATTGGGTTGTCTCTTATTTCTGGATGATCGAAGACTTGAAAAATTAGTGGGCAAAGAAAAATGGCGGGAAGAAGGATACAAACCAGAAGCTCTTAATAAACTTTTTGGTCTTAAAACTGAAACACTCGAAGGAGCTATTGGTAATTCCGAACTTCGTAAAACTTATGAAATCGAAGAAGTTAATATCTTTGAACACGAAGCAAAAGAGCGCCAAGACGCGTATCTTAAAAGTTGTAAAGAACAGAAAGAATATCTTGATAAAAAACTCAAGAGACAATATGAAGAAGAAAAGAAATGGCAATCAAAAAAAGAAGAGCAACACTTTTTGGGGGAGATCGAATCTCTCATTAACGAAGTAAATACTGATCTAAAAACTTTAATTTCTGATAAAGAGGAATAATATGGAACAAGAACTAATCACCGCTCTCAAAGCCACTATCGCCGACAAAGAAAAGATCATTGGACTTTTGGAAAAAGAAATCCAACGTCTCAACGCTCCCGCTGTTTCGTTCCTTCCCAGTGTTCAGACCCTACCCTATACACCTCCGTACAATCCCGCGTATCCTGGCTTAACCTATCCCCCTGGCCCAGGATTCCCTTATGGTAATGTGAGCGTTTCCGAGAGTCCGAACGGCGGTAGTATTACTCTAACAGGGCCAGGCCTTCCTCTGGGTTCAATCCAATCCGGAGGAAGCGGTAATGCCGACTCCGAACCCTTTATGCTGAAAACTCGTCTGACTTAATATGTCCTTCATAGACGTCCTCCAGACCGCCCAGGCTTTGGCTTTAGCCGACAAGCTTCAGGCGTCGGAGATCTCCGTCTACGAAGACTATTGCCGTCGCTACTCTCAAAAGTTCTATACACCCTTGCTCGAAGTCATGGCGTTGGATCCCGCTTTTGTCATCAAGATGGTTTACGCCGACCAACTCTCGGATTGGGATAAAGAAGAGCGTATCGACGATTTACGCGATTTGCTTGGCCATCTTTCGGATCCCGATTACGACCAGAAAAAAGAGCAGGCGATACGCGACGAAATGCGAAGGATCGTGGAAGACGAAGCGGATAGAGTCAGGACCGGTCGGTCCATCCATAAAAGCTTGGAAAAGAAGGTTATTAAGTCTTTTGAAGAAGCCACTTCTGAAAACACGAAACCCGAAGCCGAGAAATTGCCCTCCCAGGGGGGCCTTAATTTTGAAGCCATACGTAGATTGAACAATTCGGAGAATGAAGGCTAGTCTTTCTTTTTATTAAAGCTTCTCAAAAATGCCGCGTCTTCTGGCGAGATATATTTATCTTCAAATAGAAGAGCGTTTGCGGCTAACAGAGATCTCATTCTATCCAAAACAATGGCTTCTATAATTGGATCTTCGGCTATTAGTTTCTTAAGTTTCTCGAAGGGAACGAGCTTTTTACAAGTGCAAACATAGACGATACAGTTCTTACCATGAATCATTCTTCTTCTCCCAAGTACTCTTCTAATTCTTTTGCGCTCTTAAGTCCCCGAACCCATCCGTACAGACCGAACTCTCCGGCATCGTTAAGTTCAGCTCTTAGCATGGCCCAGTCTTCGTCATCAAGTTCTTTGCCTATTAAACCCAAACTACTAGCATATTCTCTTAACAAAACCAATTCTTCTGACACGCGTTCTCCTTTATTCGAAGCTGACAGCCATTAATTCGTCATTAGTACAGATATGCCTGTAGTCATCTAGTAGCCGAAACGAATCCTCGTAGGGCTCACTTTTGATCCAGACTTGATCGTAATGGTTCCAGATTACGTAAAGATAGTGTTTCTTTCCTACTTTTTCAATTCTAACCATTGTAATGTCATTGGCCGTCAAAGTGCGCGAGAACTCGCTCTCAACAGCAGAATTGCTACAAACCAAGTCCCCCACTTTAAACTTTGGACTGCTGTTGCACCCACTCAATAACACCATCAACACAAGTAGGTATTTCATCACGCCACCTTCCGCATCCCTAGAAAGCTAACCAAGTGTTCCACGGCCTTATCACTGTCCCGATCCGCTTTGGCCAGATTAAAGCTAAGCAGACTCTCCAGGTATTCCAAGGTAAGATCGCTGTACAGCGCGGGATTTAGTCCCAATACGATTACCAGCTTTAACATCCCGATCTGAGCCGTAGCTTCTTCGGTATCTTTGGTATCCATAAGATCGCTGATAACGTCTGCGTCTGACGTCATCATCGCAGCTCGACTATTTAAAATCCATTTACGGTTCAATCGGCCTTCAGCACCAGCCCAGTGAATGAGTTCGTGAAGAACGATCTCAGTAGAGTTGTACAGGTATTCATCTCTAATCATGATGACGTCTTCTACGGGATGATAGCATCCCTGATAATCGCTGGGAACGTTTTCGAAAGCCTTTGCAAGTTCGGGATCTTCTTGGATCTCAGATAAAGTCATAACACTTACCTGCAGGGCATCGATCAAGCGTTGAACCGAAGGAACTAATGCGTTTGTAAATTTTGACATTTTGTTAATCTCCTATTTTATATCTATTGCTATCTTCGTGCCAATTAATTTCCCAATGTTTTCAAATCACCAACTTTTTAAATCCGTAGAACTTGTAGTCACTATCTAATACCTATACACCCTTAATTGCTGCGTCGATTTCGTTCTGGTCGAAACTAAGATAGCTCACCGTACTATTAACGCTTTTATGGCCCAACGCTTTCTGTGTAGAGATGAGATCTTTCTTCAAAGCGTAATAAACTTTCTTAGCAAACGTCTTGCGGCAGCTATGGCTGGTCACCTTACCCCCTACTCGCGCACGCTTAGCTGCATTCCTAATGATTCTGCTGGCTTGCATCCTACTAATAGGGAAGAGTTTGTCACAAATTTGTAGCTGTTTTTGTGACAAATATTCTTTGAGAATCTTCTTAGCGTCGTCGTGAAGTACCACGGTTCTACTGCTGATCTTACCCTTCATATTGGCCCGACTGACGGTAATAGAGTTCCTGATTTCTCCGTATTGCATGACGCTGTCTACGGTTAAGCTGAGCAGCTCGCTGATTCTAAATCCAGTTTTGAGCCCTACAACCAGGAGACATTGGTCGCGCAGACAACGCATTTCAGCTAGCATTAATTCGATTTCTTTATTTTCCAGTGGTCTAGATCCAAGCATAGGTCACCTCATAACCAACTTAGCAATAAATGAAATCATCGTCAACACTTTCTTTGCGTTTTTTTGTCTTATTATTCACCAATAGTTTCGGGTTCTTGCAATCAGGACAGACAAATCCATTCCACAAACGTCCACGATCATCGACGTAATGAAAGCTGGTCTTAGACTTCCTGCGTTCGCTTCTAATTCTAATCTTGGGTTGTTCGCAGTCTTTGCAACGGCCATCGAATACATGGAGTTTTTGAAGTCTTCCCTTTTTCATCATGCGATTATAGTGAGTGCTACAGAGCTTCCTTGCTCTTATCTTCCGCGAGCATCCCTGGATTTCACAATTAATTGTCTTCAACACAGATCTTCTCTCTGATAACTTCAACGGCGTAATATTTTCCATTTCTGGAATACATGATCTTGACCTGAGTTCCAGGAGGTCCCTTTAACATACCGGGATTACCAAGTACATCTCCTACACGCACGCCAGCTTTGTAGGCGGGATAATCTTTATAAATATTGACGACTACCTTGGTGCCAGTGATCGACGTACTTTCTTCTAAACCCACGCCCCCAAACCAAGAATATTTTCCACAGTCTCGATCTTTATACTTTGGTTTCTTTTTACCCTCACCGACCTCGGAAGGATCGACGAGATCGATCTTGGTTACATGGGGCTTCTCCACAATACGCTGTTTCTTTTCGCCGCCACCATTCTTTTTATCTTTGCCATCGCTGTCGCTGTCACCTTTACCACCGCCACCACATCCGGTGGGACTGCCCGCCATGAGGAATAGCAAGACGGCGTGGAGGGCTAGGCTGTATTTGAAGGCGCGTTTAAGTGTCACCTCATCGTACCTTAGAAGGCGTAGGCGTAGGTTTTGGTCGTGGCTTTACAAACAACTCCAACTCGTGTTGCCAGAATTGAGCTTGTTGGCCTTTGAAGTCTACATCGTAACAAATTTGTTTCGTTGGAGAGACATCGAATTTTGCGTAGCTCTTCACTCTTCCCGTACAACCTTCATAAAAACCTTCTTGAGTAACCCTAACCTTATCGTTAAATTTAAACTTCATATCATTTCCCTCTATAAAATTCACCAACGTGCCATCCAACCATAAACCAAGCAATTGATAGTAACGTAACGCTTACGAAGACAGCCATCTTACACCAAAAGTTCTTAGATCTTCTTCGAGCATCTTCTTATAACCCACGTCTTCACTGGTAATCTCATCTAAAAAAGCATCCCGCCATTCCTGTGGAATAGGCTGTTCCGCGCAAACAAATACTTGAGCCCAGCCCTTCTCTTGTGGTGGCTTGTTGTAGCAATCAAAGTTGAGGTGGCCATAGCGTTCATCAAAGACAGCGGCAAAATCCCATTGCTTGAGTTCTTTGTTTTTCATGGAATCTCCTTAGTTGCAATAATTTCTACATCGTATAGGTCTATTTCTCTCTCACGCCCATAGACGCCTCTATCAAACTTTGCCTCGGCCTCTTCACTGGTTTCGGCCTGGACAACATAAGCTGTTTTTACCGTCGCAGTGTATAAGATTTCAAATGTTTTCATCTTGTCCTCGAATCTTTCTAATCGAATTATTGCATATCTCCAGGATTGGTTCAAGCTCTTTATTGACACATTCCAGCATATCTTCGCTGTATCCACTGGCGCTACTGGTTTCACAATAGATACGAATACTTGTTAGGACTTTGAGCGCGTAATCTTTGACTTCTTGATTGTTCATTTGTTCCTCTCTTTGCCTAGGATGATGAATATCATACCGATCCCAGAACCTATTAGAACTACTGGCAATAGCTGGGCTCCCATACTGTTATCAAACATAGCATTTATCAGAGAGGCCATAGTAACCAGCACATACCCTAGCCAGACCAGTAACTCCAAAAATACTTTCTGTGCTTTGTTCATTTGCCACCGCCTTTATCAAAAAAGTTGAAGCAATCTAGTCTATCGATTCCATTAGTATTCAAATCTTCTTTTGTTATAATAAAGTGAGTGCCTATTGTATCAATAAATTTAACACTATACTCACCTACCTCAACAACTTTCAAAGCCTGAGCAGGTTTGGTTTTGTGTCGAATAATAATACATTCGCCCACTTGCAGATCCCTCACACATCCTGAAAGCAACAGTAAAGCCAATGTTAGGTATTTCATTCGGTCTCCTTTTCCTCAAAAAACACTTTTGGATAACCCAAAAGCTGTCACCATTGATAACCCACACCCACCATCACCGTTCCATTGGTCTCGGCTTCACCCTCCAGGCTCCATCGTCCACTGACATTCCTGCCGTAGCCCAGCCCAAATACCGCCATTCGATTCGTAGTAAAGACAACTGGATTGACTCCGCTCGCTCCTAAGCCGGTAGGACCAACTCCACCTAAGAGTCTCAGGTGGTTGTTCTGGACTGTCTGGACTTCTTTCACAACTTCTTTGGTCTCTACCACAACCAGCTTAGGACATACTGTAGGTGCTGGTTTCGGTTTTGGTTTCTGTGCCATTTTCTTATGGATTTTAGGCTTGCCCGGTGGCACGCAGAGCCAGCCGTCAGCACACTTCTGTCCATTAGGCATAGTCTTTCCATCTGCTAGAGCTAATCCGGGAACCAAGAACATCGCAATCATTAATAGTTTCATACATTTTCCTTTTTCCAGTATCCATTGACATTTTCTAAAATCCAGTCATTGAGCATTTCATCTAATTCCTGGTCAGACATATCTTCCTCGACTTCGAAAGATTCTGTTCTCTTGTTTTGACCAACTCCGTAAGCGAAAACTATTTTAATAAATTTAACATCGTCCATAAGTCCTCCTCAAAAACACTTTTCTAGTTACCCAAGCTATTAGTACAAACTTGACTACCCGCCACCCATGTAGCGTATTGGTTGCTACCCGCAGCGTAGCTCACCGTACTATTGCCATGACTGTCAATCGCAACACTGAAGTTACACCCGCTGGCATCGGTATCTTCATAACTCCCAGCTGGAATGAAGCTGAGTCGAGTCTCATCTCCGGACATAGTAGCACTGAAGTCCGCAAGCAATGTACCGTTTGAAAAACACACAAGCTGTTCCTTCCAAGGACTGCTCGCAGTTCCGCATGGAGCAATAAACTTTTCAACCCCAAGCATTGCCGGTGCATTTTGGCCAGCGGCTCCTGTAGCTCCTGTTTGGCCAGTCGCGCCCGTAGCACCAGTATTTCCAGTAGCTCCCGTTTGTCCAACTAATCCATTACAAACCACGGCTTGACTAGTAGATAACACATTTCCGTTGCCATCTTTTTCTGTAGTAGAATAAACTACACCGCCCGTAGTACATTGTGCTACTGTAGCCGCGATCTGAGTTACCTGAAAGCTATCGCCGTTTTGGCCATTCGTACCATTTGAGCCATTATTTCCATTACAGATAGTAGACAACGATGTAACTGTATCGCCGGTCTGAAAGATACCCGTATTGAAAGGATCGATAAATGTTTCCAGGTTAATACCACCAGCGGGACAGCTAGTAGCTTCGGTTACTTGAACCCCAGCGCCTTGCCCCTGCGCTCCTGTATTGCCCTGCGCTCCTTGAGGCCCTTGAAGTCCTTGGTAGAACTCCTGGCGTCCGCAACCCGTCAGCGCACTTACTGCAATAGCTAGCAATCCCAATCCCAACACCACTAGAGCGGCTTCCTTAATCTGCGTTTTCATAGTCTTCATATAGTCTCCTTTGTTAAAATTCACTTTTCAATTCTTATTTCCTTGCTTACGATTTTTAACTCTACCCCGGTATACCAGCGCCACGTCTATGCCTAGCATCAGCAGTCCCAAGACAAGCGCCTCGGTGTTCGCGAAGACCAACCCCAGCAAGGTATCGGTTAGACCAAGAGTCAAACAAACCCAAAATATAAGTGCCATACCGTTCTCCTCAAAAACACTTTTGGATAACCCAAAAGTTTGTTATCAATTTCAACCCTTACCCCACCTCTCCCAAAACCTCTACCTTGCGACACCGTACTTTCATAATGTTTTTGCCATAGACTCCAATGTCTTTAAGCTTGACTTTACATTTCAATATCTTACCTACATTGAAAGTTTGGGTTAATTCCGGAGTAGCACACAAATGCAATCCTCCTCCGCATTCCCTTTCCTTACTTGGATCAAAATCCAATGCCTCTACGGTACCCTCATACTTTACCTTACCTGTTTGAAAATCGCAGAGCGTATCAGGATTGACCGATTTATAAAGAATAACCGAATCATCCTCTATCTTTAGATCGTAGATGTCAACAAATGATTTAATGTTGTGTAGTACCAATTTACGCTTGATAACCGTAGCCGTCTTATCTTTCTTCGGCAATTTCACCTTAACGCCGTCAAGCGCGACAATTGCATATTGTTTAATTTTGTGCAAAATTACAAGCGCAGATAGTACGGCTATCATAGAATTTCCATACGCCGTAACCTGGCTCGAATCGCACGCCCTAACCTGGCTCGAACCATACGCCGTAACCTGGCTCGAATCGCACGCCCTAACCTGGCTCGAATCGCACG